TCAGAAGAGGGTTTCCTGGTTGGAGACGGCGCGGGTCCAGCTCAGGAGCCTGGGCAGGTTCTTGTCCGGGCCGTAGGTCAGGTAGGTGCCGTCCACCGAATCGGCCCAGCATTCGGCGTCGGCGTAGGCCAGCCGCAGGTGGGAGTTGACGCGGCCCATGTGCACCCACTTGCCCATGTCGTGGGCGGTGCGGGCCAGCAGCGCCGCGTCCGAGCCGAGTTTCCAGGCGGTGGTGCCGCCGATGAAAAGGGCATCGAATTCGTCCCACAAATACCAGGCTTCATACTCGAAACCGTTTTGCGCGACGAACGCTGCCGGATATCCCAGGTCCCGGATGCGGGGCAGCATCTGGCGGGCGCGGGCGTACGTCCCGTGGTGGTCGGCGACGACGTCGGGCGCGACCACGAACAGGCAGCGGTCGGCGTACGGCCGCCAGCGGCACAGCCATTCCAGGTAGGCGTCGTCGCCGGGGTAGCTGCCGGAGAAGACGCCGTTGTCGGCGGCCCACCACCAGCCCTCGCGGACGTGGTTGCCGGAGGCGGGGGTGATGATCGCACCCAGCGCGCCGGCGTCCAGGTGGGCGTGGACGGACGGGCTGGAGGGAGGTGTCAGGTAGAGGGGGGCCCGCCCCCACGGCGGCGCCGCGGGGGCGGGGGTGAGGCACACGGTCATCGGCGGTTCCCGGTCGGGTCGGTCGGGTCGTCGGGCGGGTGCCCCTGGAGGGCGTCCAGGCGGGCCTGCAGCTCGTCGCGCTGGCGGCGGGTCTCCTCCAGCTCCGCCAGAACCTCGTCACGCTCCCGCAGGGACAGGCTCAGGACGGTGCGCAGCTCGATCACGAACGCCAGGGCGCGGGCGACCGCCCGCTTGGCGGCGGCCTGCTCCGCGGTGTCTTCCGGCATCTGCTCCAGCCTCCGCCGGTGGCGGTGGTTGGCGGTGTCGACCCGGGCCAGCAGGTCCTCGGCGTTCACCATGCCCTCACCTCCTGGAGCAGGTCGAGCTGAACCGGCGGAGCGGGCTCGGTGTGGCAGGTGCAGTCGCAGACCCACCGGCAGGTGCGGTCCGCCAGCCACACCAGCGGCAGGGCTGTGGGGTGGGGGCCGGTCGCGCTGGCCCGGCAGGGGTGCTTGTAGTCCTCGGCGAAGAGCAGCGGGTGAACGCCGTCCCGGCCGCAGATGACGGTCGCCCAGGCGATCTGCGAGGTGACGCGGTGGCAGCGGTCGTGCTGGCCGCCCCGGCACGCCTGCGTCGCCCCGTACTGGCAGGCGCAGGCCGTGTAGTGGCCGGGGACGTCCCGGAACGTCTTGCGCATCGCGCCGGTCCACACGTGCGTGCGGATCCACTCCGCTTCTTCTTCGGTGATGCCGCACAGCGGGGAGGCGGAGGGCTGCATCAGTCTTTCTCTCCTTCCTCCGGGTCGTCCGGGCAGGTGTGCGTGGCGGCGGTGTCGGCGAGGACGAGGAGGCTGTCTCCGTGCTCGATGTCGCACACGACCCTGCGGCAGCGGATGCAGGTCAGCTCCAGGTCACGCTTGGCGGGGTCGTCGGACTGGCGGGCCTCGAACTGGTCGGTGGGCATCCGGGCGCTGATCCGGTCCCGCTCGGCCCGCTCGTGGGCGAGCTGCGCGGTGGTCCGCCGGTGAGCGTTCTGCTCCCGGGTCAGCTCCCGCCGGGCGTCGGCCAGGTCGACCTGCAGCCGGTCGACCTCGGTCCTGGTGCGCTGGGCCGCGGCGTGCCAGTCGGATGCGACCACGCCCCGCATGGTCAGCAGGGTGATGATCGATGCCGCCGCGTCCTGGGGGGCCTGGCCCTTGCCGAGCAGGGCGACCAGGTCCTCGGTCAGCTCGGGTCCGTGCACCACCCAGGGGCGGGTCCTTAGCTGATCCAGCTCGGTGGCCAGCGGCTCCAGCGCGCGCACGAGCTTGCGGCGCCACTGCGGGGAGGAGACCAGCGGGACCAGTGCGGCGTCGATCTCGGCGGCGGCCGGGCGGTCCCCGCGGCGTGGGAGGGGGGTCGGCTCCGGGGGCGTGGCGGTGCCGCAGGGGCAGGGGCCGCGGTTGACACGGAAGGCGGCCGGCAGGATCGTCCGCAGCGTCTGCTCGGCGTCCTCCCAGGAGCGGCACCACACGCTGGTCTGGCGGGCGGGTCCGGTGTCCGCCCAGGCCCGGACCTCGATCCTGTCGAAGTGCTCCTCGACCGCGAATCCGCAGACGGCGCCGTCGATCTGCCAGACGGCGGAGACCTTGCGGGGGCTGGTGAAGAGGTCGGGCGTGCCGGACCGCAGGATCGGGTCGCCGTGCGCGGTACTTGGAGGAGAGCCGAGCGGGCTTGGGCGGCTCGGCTTCGAGGGGACGGCCGGGAGTGGTGTCAGCCACGTACGGGCTCCTTTCGAGTGGGGACGTCGAGGGTCTTGCGGTGCACGCGGCCCGCGTAGCGGGGGTTGGTGGTCACGAGGGCCTGGAAGGGGGTGCCGTCCGGGCGGCGGGTGATGATCACGCCGTAGCGGTCGCCGCCGGTGAGCCGGTCGGCGCTCGCCTCGATGATCTCGACTTCGCGGGGGTCGAGGGTGGCGGCGCTGGTGACGCCGCCGGGGGTGCGGACGGTGGCGCCGGTGACGCCGAGGGCGGCGAGCGCGTCGCGCAGGGCCTGGGTCTGCGGCTTCACGGCAGCGTCCTTCCTGGTCCGGGTGGTTGTGGTGATGGGGTGGGGCTCGAAACCCACTGTTCCAAACATGTTAGGCCAAACATGATTGGCAGCCAAGTGGGGTCGCTCCGCCCCTCCCCCTCCGCCGGGCAGTGCTCCGAGATCGCCCGGCACGTCCCGCACCCGCCGCCGCGGCGGCACGCCACCAGATGCGCCCGGCAGATCGGACAGGACGGCCGCCCGTCCCCGTCCGGGTGAGCTCCACCCGGACGGCCGTGCGGGCAGCCCGGCAGCCGGTCCCGCAGCTCCACCACCACCACCTGCCGCTCCCCCGCCCGCCCGCCGACCGGCGACCCCTCCAGGGGACCGTCTGGGGGACCGTCCGGGCCGGTCTGCTCCACGGGCGGGACGTCCAGGCCGCACGCCTGCCGGACCGTCCGGCACCGCGAGCAGGACGCCGGCCCCTCGGCGCAGCGGACCAGGTGATGACGGCAGATCGGGCAGCGCGGCAGCCCCTCACCGGTCAGCAGCGTCCCCAGCGGCGTCCCGCACCCGCAGGCGGCGGCCCACCCGCCGCGGCGGCTCGCGGGCCGGGCCTGGACGCTCCCGCCGGGCAGCGCGACAAGACGAGCGCTCACGCCGCCCTCCCCGCAGTCGGCCGAGCCCGCTCGCCCCGCTTCCGCGCCTTGATCGCCCGGACCTGCGCCAGCAGCGCCGCCCGGTCCACCGGACCCGCGCCCTCGACGAACGGAGGGGCCGGTGTCGATTCCGCGATGGCCTCCGCGACCGTGCGGTCCGCCAGACCGTGGGAGGTGGGTTTGCCGACAATGCGCCACTCATCCAGCCGTTCCTGCAGATGCCCCCGCCCGGCCAACGCGACCAGGTAGGCGTTCAGCGACCGGGGCCGGTACCGGCCCGTCACCCAGTCCAGGAACCCCCCGGTCTCATCCGGCCGGACGTCAGTGCGCTCCCGCAGCAGCGCGACCTCGCGCGCCCGCGCTGGATTGGATGGATTTCTCCCAGGGTTTTCCTGTCTTGTTCGGGGCGCATCCATGCAGAGGGGTGGGGGCGCATCCATGCAGGGGGTGCCCCCCGCATCCATGCCAGGGCTGGGGGCGCATCCATGCGAGGGGTCACCCGCGGCGGGTGGGGCGGCATCCATGCCAGGGGTAACCCCGGACGGCTCCTCCCCCACGCCCGCACCCTGCTCCGGCTCGGGCCGGAGGTCCTGCGGCGGCGGCTCCGGCACCTGCCGCCTGCGGCGGCCGGACGGGTTCCTCGACGTCTTCCGCGGCTTCGGCCCGCACACCTCCAGGACCAGGTCGTACACCACCGGCCGCCGCCCCGCCGGCACCCCGTGCCGCTCCGGCAAGCTCTGGTCCCCCGGCACGATCAGGCCCAGGTCCAGCAGACGCCGGATGTCCCGCGCCACCTGATCGGGCGACTTGCCGGTCTTCTCCGCGACCGTCGAGACGGACTGGTAAGAGCCCCGGCCGTGCTCATCGGCACGCCGGGCGATCACCAGCAGGACGGGGAACAGATCGGCGGGCACGGGCGCGTCATCAATGACCCATGCCACACCTGCGACACTCACCCACGAGGGCGAGGAGTTCATGCGATACTCCAGAAGTCTGTTGGTTCCAGACGGATGCGCAGGCGTACCGTTTGGCTGACGTAGCGCCTGCGACGGGGCGGTGACCGGGCAAGGGTCACCGCCCCGCGGCGTTTACAGGGGCGCGTCGTCGTACTGGCGCTGGGCGCGCAGACGGCGCCCCTCGTGGAGATGGGCGCTCGGCTTCCGCGATCGACCCGCCACGCACGGCCCGGACATCACCCCGCAGTACGGGCACTCCAGCGTCGAGGCCAGGGCAAGGACGGCCTCCCGGCGCTGCAACACCCGCGTCAGGACCCGGTCCATCGAGCCCGCCAGCGGTTCCGGTAGCGGCCGGAGCCAGAACTGATGCCGCAGGTAGTGCCAGAACCGCAGCGTCTCCACCCGGGAGGGCTGCCGGGCCGCGCACACCTGGCGGAAGGCGTCCACCCACCGCCGCCGGTCATCCGGCAGCGTCACCGCGTGCCGCCCGGTGCGGAGGCCGATGCCCAGGCACCGGGCGGTCTCCAGAGCCTCCGCCCTCCAGCGCGGGTGCACGCCGTGCTGCGGCATGACGTAGGTCCGGCCCAGGTACCAGGCGTTCCGCTCGTACTCCTCGGCCGCAGGCCAGTCCCTGGCCCCCTGGTCGACACGTCCCATGAACACGTTGCACGCGGCGCACAGCAGGCCGCGCACCGCGTGGATGGCGTCGATCCGCCGGTCGTGGTCGATGTGGAGCGTCAGGGCCGAAGTCTCGCCGCAGATCTCGCAGCGGTCGCCGGCCCGTGCGCGTAGCGCGTCGTACTCCTCGCAGGCCAGTTTGTGATCGGTATGGGTCGCGCACACCGTGTGCGGCCCCAGGTCGGCTGATGCCGTGGACATCCAGGACTCCCTCGTTCTGGACATGCCAGGTCAGGCGACGGCCAGCATGGGCCGCCACCTACGGCAGGTAGGGGAAGGGCCGCGTCCTCAGCGGCTAGGGCGCGCGCAGGTCAGATGCGCGCGGATCATTCGTCGTCGGCGCTGGGGCTCGCCGGTTGAGTGGGCGTGATGCCCAGGGCACGCAGGAGTTCGGCCGCCGCTTCGGCGGCCCGGGGCAGGTCCGTGTCCGGGCCGACCCGGCTGCCGGTCAACTCCCGGACGACCAGGTTCACCACATCCCAGGGGTCCACGGACAAGGCGTCCGGTCTCGACTGCGCCCCGTAGGTGACCAGGTAGTCGCGGATGACCTGCGTGAGTGTCCTGCCCTCTGCCTGCGCCCGCTCCAGCGCCGGGTTCCAAATCGGGTCCCCGATGCGCAGGTTCCGCTTAGGCGTCTCTCCGGTGCGCGGGCGTGGCATGCGCCCATCTTCGCATCTGTACGGCGGTTCTCTCATCGCTGTCCCTACACGTTTGATTTCGACTCCCCGTAAACTTATTCTGGGTGGACAGAAACCGCAAGCAGGGGACCAGGGAAGACGCGATGACGACCAGGACCCGCACCGCCGTGGTGATCGCGGCGACCGCGCTGGTCTACGTGCTGGCGCAGGCCGACGTGACCGTGCCGGCACTGTCGCTGGTCGGGCTGCTGGCGTGGGCTGCGTTCGCGACGTACCTGGCGTGGCCCGTGATCACTGGAAGGACGGTCCATGACCACAACCGAGACGGAGACCGTCACCGGATCCGCGAGGACCTGTCCCGGCCACGGCTCTCCCTGCGGCGAGCCGATCGGGGAGGGCTCCGCGCGCTGCGGGGCCTGCACCGAGCTGGTGGTGCAGGAGCGCAACGGGCTGCTGGGCCTGCTGGGCGACAACCTCACCGAGGCGCTTCGGCAGGTCCGTGAGGGCCTGGAGCTGGTGGCGCGGATGGAGGACACCGGGCTGGCCCGGGGCGGCATGGCGGAGGAGCTGCGGCAGGAGCTGGGGAAGGTCATCGCGCGGCTGGAGAACACGCAGCGGACCCGTGAGGAGTTCCTGCGGTACGGCGATGAGACGTGCCCCGGTTACGGGCCGACCGCCGGTAAGTGCGATGCCGTGCTCGCGCCGGAGGTCGCTTTGTGCGACACCTGCCACGGTCACCTGCTGGAGGACCGGACGATCACCGACGAGCACAAGAACCTCACCTGGGAGATCGAGCAGGCCCTGCACGGTGTCGTGGACGCGCAGGGAACCGCGGAGCGGCTGGACCGCCGGTCCCACAACGTCAAGGGCCCCGAGGACGGGCTGGACCTGCGGCAGGAGCTGGGGGCGGCCGTGCGGCACCTGCAGAACGCGCGGCGGGTCCACGACGAGCACCTGACCGGCTGCCGGTCCGCCGCCCCGGCCGTGACCACCACGAGGAAGGAGAACGGTTCATGACCGCGACCGAGACCGAGGTCGTCCCGCAGGCACGGCGGACGTGCCCCGGCTACGGGGGGAACGCCGGCCGCTGCGGGACGCCGCTGGACCCGGCACTGCCGGAGGGGGAGCTGTGCGACGGCTGCGACGGGCACAGGCGTTACGACCTGAACCTCGCCGCCGAGCACAAGCGTCTGGACGAGGACCTGCAGCAGGCCCTGCAGCTGGTCGCGCGCATCCAGGGGTCGCTGGAGAGGCTGGCCGGTGACGAGCTGGACGACCTGGAGCTGAGCGGGACCAACGCAGCGGACATGCAGGAGGACCTGACGGAGGTCGCGCGGCGGCTGCGGAACGTCGACCGGGCCCACCGGCTGCACACGCAGGTCTGCCAGCCCGCCGACAAGGACGGGCAGCAGTGACCAGCCACAACAACGAGTCCGACCAGGCAGCCGAGGAGCTGGCCGCGCGGGTGGCTGAGAGGCCGCGGACCGGCCCGGAGCATTACCAGACCGGGCAGGTCCTGGCGGAGCTGGCCATGGGTTACTTCCGGCGCGGGGACCTCCAGCGCGCCAACACGCTCGCCGCGATCGGCCTGGTGCACGCGGGACTGGCCAACGCCGCCGCCGCGGCGCTGGCCCCCGCCTCACAGGAGGCGTCCTCTCCCGAGCGCCAGGAGTGGACGGCCGCCGCGGGTGTCCGGCCGCGGACCGGCTACCGGTCCCGGACCAGCCGCCGATAGCAGGAGGCCCCGGGCGGTGGCTCCACTCCGCCGCCCGGGGCCGGTGATCAGATCTGCCCCTCACGAAGGAGACCCGATCTCATGGCGAATCCTACGGTTCTCGCCGCACCGGCGCCGCCCGGCGGGCCGCCGGTTGCGGTGCCGGCGTGTCCGGGCTGGTGCCGCAGCCGCCACGCGCGTGACGTTCCGGAGACCACCCGCTCCCATGTCGGGGAGCTGGCCGGTGTCCGCGCCCCGGGCGGGACCCCGCTGGCCGTCGTGGACGGCCTGCGGATCGACGCCCAGCTGCTTCCCGGGCAGCCTCGGCTGGGCTGGGAGACCGGTGAGGTCACCCTGACCCTGACCCTGGCCACCCCCGAGCTGCCGCGGATGGTCGAGGACCTGTCCCCCCAGCAGGCGCTGCAGGTGGCCGACCTGCTGGCGGACGGGTGCGGTCATCCGCTGGACCTGTCCGCGCTGATCCGTAAGGCGGTGCGGCTGGCGGCGCCGGAGGTGATGTGCGGTGTGTGACGGCCCCGGCAAGAACGCCAGTCCCGGCTACTACGGTCCCGCGGATGAGCTGCCGGACGGCGGTGAGCTCCGCTCGGCCCGCGCCGCCTATGACCGGATGCTGCGCCAGCAGCGGACACAGGCAGGCAGCCGTCCGGACCCCCGGCTGGCGTCCATGCTGCGCGGCCTGGCGGTGTGGGCCGGGGCGGTGCTGGCCGTGGTGGCGGTGAGCCTGGCCCCGCCCGTGGTGGAGCAGATCGTGCTGGGCGTGATGGTGGCGCTGATCGCGGTCATCGTCGTCGCCGGCGCGGTCGCCGCGGCCTCCAGCGTCCGGCACCGCTGGCGATCTCGACGCCGGGACGGCGAGAACTGACCCCCGTGGCCGGCCCCCACCCCTGTGGTGGGGGTTGGTCGTTGCGAGACGAACGGAGACCAGCCCATGTCCGAGAAGACTCCCCAGCCCACCACCGGCGACCAGGAGGTGGAGCTGGTCGAGGACTTGGCCGAGGAGGAGGGCGAGGTCACGCCGGACCAGGACCCCAGGCGACCTCCCCCCACCCAGCCCGCCCAGGACGACGGCGACGGCGACGACGGCGGTGGCGGTGGGCGGGAGCTGGTGATCCCGGCGGTGCCGCTGCTGCTGCTCGGCGGCTGCGGCCTGCTGTCCGGTGGCGCCTACCTGTGGCACGTCGCTGGCACCTCTGGGCTGGCCGCCGCGGCGGTCGGCGCCGCGGGCGCCACCGGCTGGGCGGTCTCCCGCCGTCTGCAGAACCGCCGGAGCGGCAGCCGACGCCGGTACGGCGGCGGTGCCGGGGCTCGGCGGCCGTCGACGCCCCGGTCCTCCCGCTCGTCCGGCAGCTCCCGCACCAGCCGCACTAGCCGCACCGGCCGCACCAGCGGCTCCGGCAGCCGCCGCGGTGGTGGCGGCCGGGCGGGTGGGCGCGGCGGCAGCAGCCGCGGCGGCGGGGGTCGTCTCGGCGGCATCCTCGGCGGCGGCCGGACCAGCAGCCGCAGCGGTGCCGGTCGCAAGGCCCGCGCCCGCAGCCGGGCTGCGGGGGTTCCCCCGTCGTTCGGCCGCACCACCGGCGGTGGCCGTGCCGGCACCGGCCGGGCAGGCCGCCGCACTACCGGTGCGGGAGGTCGTCTCGGCGGCGGTGCGGGCGGGGCGCGCAGGGTTGCCGCCCGCCGCGCGGCCGGACGCGCCGCCGCACGGGTCGGGCGGGCCGCCGAGCGCAGCGCCCGCGCCGCCGCTGCCGCGCACCGCGCCGCCCGCAAGGGCCAGGGGCCCCGCGCGGCGGCACGCGCCGCCCGCCACGCCGCCACCGCCACCCCGGCGGGGCGGCTGGCCAGCCGCCTGCTCCTGGCGGGCACGGCCACCGTCGCCGGGATCGTCTGGGCGTGGTGGTGGCAGCTGCTGGCCAGCCTCCCGGCGGAGGCCCGCGCCGCGCGCCGCCAGGCCGCCCGCGACTACCGGACGGTCCGCGACTTCGTCATTCGACCAACCCCCGGCACCGCCGCCGGCGACGGCGCCGGTTCGAGCACCACCACTGGAAAGGCAGACGTGGAGTACCAGCAGTCCCCCATGATCACCGCGCTGTACGAGGCCGCCGCCGCCATCCGCAGCTACCAGCTGGAGCGGGAGGCCGGCGCGATGGCGCAGTTCCGCGGTGACCTCATCGAGCTGCCCAAGGCGATGGCGGAGATCGCCCAGGCATGGCGTTCCCTCGGCGGCCGGATCACCGACGAGACCCCCATCGACAAGTCCTTCGGGGACTTCCTCGAGGCACTCGGGCAGCTGCAGGACGCGATGGCCGAGGAGGCGGACGGCCTGGTCGGCGAGTTCGACCGGCTCCACCCCGAGCTGGTCGAGCACATCACCAGCGACGACCCCGACGAGGTCATGTGGGACCGGGGGCAGTGATGAGCCCGCGTATCAGCTGGAGCCCCCGCCACGGCCCCGTCATGCTCCCCGTCCAGGCCGCCGCCGGACTGTTCACCACCGCCGCCGTCTCCCACTGGACGCCGCTGGACCTGCCGTTCGGCTGGACCGCCGCCGGGGCGGCGGCCGGGCTGGGCCTGCTGTGGTGGCGGGGCCGCCTGACCGGCCTGCCCGCCCGGACGATGGCCTACCAGTGCGGCACCTGGGCGGCCGGGTCCGGATGGCTGCTGTACACCCAGGTCAACGGCCTCGGCTGGAACACCACGTTCACTCTGGCGGTCGGGGCGGCGGTCGCCGGGGCCGCCGCCGCCCCCATCCACGCCCACCGGCAGCACAAGCGGCAGGAGCACCTGCGGCACCTGCGCAGCATGGAGCTGCGGAAGCTGGCCACCGAGTGGGAGGACCGCATCTGGTCCGTCTGCCGGATCCGGGTCCGGGTGCTGGGGATCGAGCGGCAGTTCAACGACGCCGGCCGCGAGGTCGGCTACACCGTCGAGATCGAGCTGCCCGACAACGGGACCGGCCACGAGGACATCGCCAAGTACGCCGCCCGCCTCACCAACGCATCCCGGCTGCCCTGGGGCTGTGAGGTGCAGGTTCTGCAGGGCGCCGACCCCTGGCGGGTCCTGCTGGAGGTCGCCACCTACAACGCTCTCGGCCCGGTCATCCCGATCACCCAGGCGGGGCCGTCCACCATCAACGATCCCCTCCGGCTCGGCAAGCGCCGCGACATCTCCGAGGGGGCCGTGTCGCTGCGCTGGCACAACTGGGTGATCGTCGGCTCGGGCGGCTCCGGTAAGACCAACCTGGTGCGGACGATCATCAACCGTCTCTTGGAGTGCGAGGACGCGCTGGCGATCGTCATCGACCCCAACGGCGGCGGTGTCGCCCGCCCGTACCTGGACCCGTGGGTTGAGGGCCTGATCGACCGCCGCCCCCTCCTGGTCGCCAGCGACGAGGAGGAGATCACGTTCGTCGTGGAGTTCCTCCAAGCGCTCATCAGCGCCCGGATGCGCTCCCAGTACGAGGCGATGGTCGCCGTCGATGACGACAAGGTCCCCGTCAGCAACCGGGTGCCGCAAATCGTGGTCCTCGTCGACGAGAGCCATTCCCTGCCCAACCGGATCCAGCAGGGTCTGATCGACGTCAGCAACCGCAGCCGCGGCGGCAGCATCCGCATCGTCTACACCGCGCTGCGTGGAACGGGTGACAAGCACCTGCCCCGCCCGATCCTGGCGCAGGGCACCGCCCGGTTCATCCTCGGCGTCAACGACGCCGGCGAGGCCGACAACGTGGTCCGCGACAAGCAGCGCCCGGCCATCACCGCCCTGCCGCCCGGGTTCGGGAACGTCCGCATCACCGGGCAGGCGCTGTTCCTGATGAAGTTCTACCGGACCACCCCCCAATCGGCCCGCGAGTGCGCCATCCGCACCGCTGGGTGGCGTCCGGCCGGTCTGGAGCCCGAATCGCTGGAGCTGATGCCCGAGGCGCTGGTCCGCCGGTGGCTGGAACTGTGGAACCGCAGGGGCCACGCCCCCGCCGCAACCAGCGGGACCAGGACCGGCAGGACCAGGACCGAGACCGGCGGGACCAGGACCGGGACCGGGACCGGGGCGGGGGCGGGGACCGGCGGGACCGGGCGGGGTCGGCGGCCCTCCGTCCAGGAGGCCCTGGACAACCTCCGCAACGCCCGGGACCGGATCCGCAAGGTCGGCAGGCAGCCCGGTCCCGACGAGACCAGCGGACCCGGCGGGACCGGGACCGGCGGGACCGGCGGGACCGGCGGGGAAGGGCGGCCGGAGGACCGCTTCGAGGACGTCATCGCGGGAGCGGGCTTCGGCCTGGAGCCGGAACTGCTGGTGCGGCTCCAAGCCGCCTTCAAGGCGACCGGCCACGAAGAGATGCCCACCGAGGACCTGGCGGCGTTCATCGGCGCCGCCAAGAGCGACATGGGCCGCCTCCTCCCCCAGATCGGCGTGTACGCCCTCAAGAATCCGTTCCGCTACCCAGGCCGCCAGGGGCGGGTCCGCGGCTACGCCCTGGCCGACATCCGCAACGCCGTCGAAGCGATCCGCGCCGGCGCCCTGCAGGTCCCCCCGGAGGTCGCGGCCTGGACCTCCACCAAGCCCCTCCCCGACGACCAGGACGGCACCCCATGACCCACCCGGCGACACCCCGGCGGGACCGCACACTCCCGCACACCCACCCCGCAGGAACGGGTGTGCACCGGGTGTGCGGGCGGGTGTGCGCACACCCGCCCGCACACCCGACCGCGCACCCGCCCGCACACCCCCGAAAACCTGCCCTGACCAGCGTGCACACCCCGCACAGGCAGGGTGTGCGCCGTCTCCCTCCACTCCCCCGATACCAGCCCCGCAACCACCCCGCCGACACCACCCCCGAACGCCCCGCACGGGCCGGGTGTGCAGGGTGAAGCGGGTCGATCGAAAGGACCCCCGACGATGCAGCTGAGACCCCCCGATCTCCGCCGCCTCCCCCTCCCCCACCGCCGCCGTGGTGGGGTTGTGGAGCAGGTGCGGCGAGACGCCGCCCAGGCCGCGCAGCTGGCCGCCGTCACCGGCCAGTCCCGACTGGAGGACCCCCGCCTGCACCCGCGGCTGCGGGGCATGGTGGACCGGCTCCGCACCCGCCAGCACCGCCTCCGGCTCCGCGCCCAGCACCAGCAGGCCAAACGCCGCGTCCGCGTCGCCGTCCGCCAGGCCGCCGACGCCGAGCAGACTCTCCGGGTGCTGCGCAAGGCCAAGGAGACGCACGCCCCCTACCGGTCCCTGCTCGCGCTGCACCGCGGCCGCCGCTCATTCCTGGCGTTCACCGTCACCGCGGCGCTGCTGCTGGGCGCCGGGTCGGCCACCGGAGTGGCCGCGCTGGCCGACCGCCTGGGCATGCACCCGCTGGCCGGGTGGGTCGCCGAACTCGGCCTGATCGGGCTGACCACCGCGGTGATCCTGTACCGGTCACACCTGGCCCGGTACAGCAGCCGCCGGGTGACCGGCTGGCAGAACTGGGCGCTGTGGACCTTCACGTTCGCGCCGCTGGGCACCTCCATCGCCGCCAACGTCGCGGCGGCCGGGGTGCTCGGCATGGCCTGCAGCGTCGGCGCCGCCCTGTGGAGCGTGTTCGCGCACATCGTGGCCGACCAGTCCGCGGAGGCCATGCACGACCAGGCCCAGAAGGTCACCGCCGTCGATGAGGAGCGGCTGCATGCCCTGGCGGTCGCCGACGACGTGTTCACCACCGCCCCCGCCGCCGCGCCTGCTGCGGAGCCGGTGCCGCCGGTGGATCCCGGCGAGGTCGCCCGGGTGCAGGCGCACCTGGCCGGCCTGGGCGTGGACCTGCCCCCAGAGGAGATCGCCCGGTACCTCCCGGCCCCGGCTCAGGTCCCTGCCCGGGGCCCGGTGCAGGTCCCGACCTCGGTCACGGTGCAGGTGCCGGTCCCGCCGCCGGTCCCCCCGGCCGCCGTGGAGCGGCCCGCAGCACCCGCGAAGGCCCCCGCCCCCGTGTCCGCACCGGCCCCGGTCCCGACCGGCGGGACCAGCGGAACCACCCCCCAGAACCAGCAGGACCAGAACCGGCGGGACCGCCAGGATCACGGGGACCAGGACCAGGACCGGCGGGACCGGCGGGACCACGGGCCAGCCACCGCCGCAAACGACGCCACCTCCCACCAGACCTCGTCCCCGCTGGTGGGCGGGCAGCTGGACGTCGCGGCCACGGTCGAGCGGCTGGCCGCAGCCCGCTCCGACATCCCCCGGGGCGTGATCGAGAAGGCCGTCCAGGTCGCCGTCACCCTGAACGACAGGGGCGACCGGATCACCTGGCGCGACCTCCGCAAGAACGGAGTCTCCACCAGCACCCAGCGGCTGAACTACCTCGCCCGCGAACTGCGGGAGGCGACCGGGCAGGAGCCGGCTCAGACCCAGCTGCAGGTGATCTCGGCCTGACCCGCCACCAACGTCAACGGCCCGCCCCCGGTGTGGGGGCGGGCCGTTGCGTGTTCTCTGGCCGGTCAGGGCTCCAGCGGACGCCGGCAGCGACGGCGAGATACAGCATCAGCTGATCTTCACCAGGGTCAGCACGACCAGGTCTTTCGGGTCGACCTTCTTGCTGGCGGCGGGTTCCTGCTTGGTCACCCTCCAGTTCACCGGCAGCAGGACAACGGTGTCGTCAGGGTCGGCGGAGGCGTACTCGATGTTGCTGAACCCTGCCCGCTCGAGGGTGTCGCGGGCGATGGCGCCGTTCTTGCCGACGACGTTCGGGACCGCGACCGTCGCGGGCTCGCTGGGCTTGGGGGTGGAGGGGGTGGAGGGCGCGGCCGGTTTGGCGGTCACGGTGATGGTCTTGGTGACGGTGACCCGCGGCCGCGGCTTGGCCGACTGGCCCGGCTGGGCGCCGGCCTGGGGGTCGGTGGCCATCACCGCGGCGCCCACACCGCAGGACACGAACGCGACCGCCCCCAGGACGAGCGTCGAGACGATGACGGCGACGCTGCGGCGCACGGTGATGGTGCCCGGCTGCGCGGCCGGGCCGCCGGGGGTCGGGTAGCCAGGCGGCCCGGCCGGGGGCTGTGAGGGCTGGCCGGGCTGCGGAGGCTGTGGATGCATGTATCGGCTCCCGTAGGGGTTTCGGACTCGGGTTGCGGGCGCCGATGAGACGCGCCCCCTGCCGCCTACGGGTTACCGGGTGAGGCGAGTGTGGCGCCATGGGAAGCCCGAAGCACGGCGCTACGTGCCGTTCATGCCGCCCTCGGCCCAATTTCCAGTTGATGCCGGAACGGCCCCCTTGCCTCACCCGGCGCTGACGCGCCGACGCGGCCGGCTCATGACCTGGGCGTCTTGAGCCGGCGCTCCAACTGCTCCCGGCGGGCCTCCGGGTTGAGGGCCAGGCGGACGGTCTCCCTCGACACGTCGGCGGCCTTGGCGATGTCCCCCTGCAGGACTCCCTGCTCGGCCAGCGCGCGCCACTTGGCGTCACGTTCCTCCCGGAGCTTGCGCAGGGCCTCCTCGTAGTCCTGCTGGGCCTCGGCGGCCTGCTTCATCAGCTCCTGATACTGCGCGTCTCTGTTAACGACCTTCCTGGGCATGTCCGCTCCTCTCGTGTCTCGTGCCGTGCGACGGCAGCCAAGTGTATAAGGCCAAACACGTTTGACAATGCTAACATGTTTGGCCTAACGTGTTTTGCGTCAACGGATCGTGGTGATCGGCTGTTGAACCGGAAGGCCCCGGCGGCCCCTCGCCCGACGCCCGACCGAAAACGAAGCCGGCCCCCGCGCCCCACACGTGAAAGGACGGTCCATGCCCACTAGGAGCAAGTCCGCCAAGGGCAAAAGCCGCAAGGCGAGCCCCGCCCGCGTCGCCGCCGCGCAACAGCGCGACGCCGAGCTGCAGCAGATGGCCCAGGACACCCTGAACGACCCGACCCTGGGCCAGCAGGTCGCCGCCCTGCTGCCGACCGCCACGCCCAGCCTGTTCCGCTACAGCCTGCGGAACATCGCCCTGCTGATGAGCCAGGCCGCCAAGCGCGGCATGACCCTGACCGCCGTCGCCTCTTACGAGGAATGGCAGGACCTCGGACGGCAGGTCCGCAGTGGGGAGAAGGCCCTGTACATCAACCGGCCGATCACCGGCTCCCGCCGCCGGAACGAGGACGGCGAGGAAAACGAGGACGGCGAGGAGAAGACCCGCCGGGTCAAGTTCCGCGCCGTGCGGCGGTTCGACATCAGCCAGACGGACCCGATCCAGGACGCCCAGCCCCCCGCGGACCCCGACGAGGAGACCCAGGAGACGGCGGCGGCCGAGGAGACCGAGGTCGAGGAGACCACCGCGTTCGAGACGCTGATGGAGTCCCTGCTGGAGGACGCCGAGCGGCTGGGCCTGACGGTCTGCCTGCTCCCGGCCGACGAGCCCCACGAGCAGGCCGTCCAGGTGGACCACGACGCCGGGACCGTCACGATCCACTCCGACGACGACCAGACCGCCGTCGCGCACCTGGTGAACGTCCTGGCCCCGATGCTGGCGGAGCAGACCTCCACGCGAGAGCAGGAGCGGGAGCGGAAGGCCAGCGGTGACGCTCCCCGCCCCGCCGGGCAGCGCAACCGGCGGCCCGCCGAGGAGGCGGTGCCGACCCTGACGGTCCTGTAACCCCGGCCGGGGAGAGAACGCCACCCGCCCAGGGCCGTTCTCTCCCCGGCCGGGTCCGCCCGAACCGACGATCAGGAGCCAGATGCCATGCAGCGCATCAACCTGGACATCCCCGGCCTGGGGAGGCTGCGCGCCGCCTACACCGACGACTGGGAGGAGGGCGTCACCACCTACACGGTGACCGCCCCCCGCGTGACCGGTGCGTTCGCGGTCGCCCTGGCCGAGGAGTGGGACACCGGCAGGCCGCTGGACCCCGACAGCCCCCGTGTCCGGATCGACTACGGCGCGCACGTCCCCGGCCGCCACTACTTCCACGGCTGGGAACGCCCGGACCGCCCGGTCGTCAACGGGATATCGCTGGTCGGCGCCGCCTACGTCGACCTCGACGTCATGCGGCAGCGGCGGCTGGGCTGGCGGGACGTCAACTGCCGCAAGGCGATCGGCAAGTGGCACGACACGCCGGCGCCGCAGCCGACGAACGAGCGGACCGCGCTGGTCGTCCACGCGCTCGTCTTCCACTGGGCGACCCGGCCGGACAACCTCGCGCTGCGGCTGGCGGCCTGCCGCCGCCACGCCGGGCGGCTGAGCACCAACATCCAGCGGGACATCAAGCGGCAGGAGGAACTGGTCGCCGAGGAGCTGGCCCGGCTGCAGCGGCTCCGCGAATCGCTGACCGCCGCCCGCGTCCTGGCCGACATGCCGCCCGCCCAGACCTCACCCGCATCCCCATCCCCCATCCCCCACAGCACTCAGGAGGCACCGCCATGTCCTCAGCCGTCCGCCTGACCGCCCCGATGCGGACCCTGCTCACCGACGCCCTGGTCTACCGGCGTAACGGTCTGGCCGTCCTGGGGTTCGGGCCGCCCACCGTCGCCGCCCTCATCCGCCGGGGCCTGGCGTACGAGGACACCGGCCCGGACGGCCGCAAGTACGCCGCCCTCACCCCGCAGGGCGTCCTGGTCGCCGCGCGGCTGCTCGACCGCGGGCAGACGCTGCGGCCCGGTGACGTGGTCGTCTACCACGGGTCGCGGGAGGACGAGCGGGGCTGGGAGTACATCGTCATGTGCACCGACCGCGACGGCCGCCTGGTCCTGCTCGACTCCTACAACGCCTCGCGGGAGCTGGCGCGCGTACGGCGGGACTCGGTCTCGGCGACCGGCGAGACCCTGCTGAACGAGGACCCCACCGCCCTCGACGACGCCGCGGTGGCCGGTGCCGCGCCCCTGCTGGTGGAGGCCTACCGGGCGTCCGCGCGCCGTCTCGGGGAGGTGTCCCGGGCGATCGTGCAGGAGTGCCGGGACGGCGACGCCGGCCCCCGGGTGCCGGGGCAGGCGCTGGGCTCCCACCACCGGCGGCTGATCGAGCTGGTGCGGGAGCTGTACGCCGCCTCCCTCGACCACGGCCGCATCCGGGACGCGATCCAGCGCGCGGAGCCGCGGAACCGCGGAACCGCCAGGGGGTGATCCGGCTCGGCCGGGGTCGGGGGCTTCCCACCACCTTGACACGCAATACATGTTTGGCCTAACATGTATGGCACAGGGAATGGGATAGCACCAGGGAGACCCCGATGGACCTCGCCGAACTCGCCGCGAACATCTCCGACCTCTTCCGCGAGCCACTCACCGCCGGTGAGCGCAAGATGATCGACGAGGCGATCTACTTCGCGGACTCCGCCCGCTTCGAGCACACCAACGAGTGCGAGGACCCCGAGGGCTGCCCGGTCTGCGAGACCGCCGAGGAGGCCATCGAGGTCCTGAGCGCGATCTACGACGACGCCCCCGTCGCGGACGAGCAGCCCGCCGCCTGACATCCCCGCCGCCCCGGGCGCCCCGAGAGGAGTCCGCCGTGACCGATGGCCCGGCGCTGCCGGTCGAGGTGCACGCCGCCCTGGAGTACGGACCCGCCGGCGACCGCCGCACCCTGCGGCTGCAGGCCGATGCCACCGGCCGGTACGGGCGCATCGTCGGCACGGTCGAGGGCCGGTCGCGGTGGATGCCCTACCCGCGGGCTCTGGAGTTGTGGCGGGCCACCTGGGAGCTGCTGGAGGTGCTGGGGCAGGACGTCTACTGACCGGGCGTCCCCGCCCGCGCGGCCTGCTCCGCCGTTCCGCCTCTTACGCCCAACACGTTTGACATACCTAACACGTTTGGCCTAACATGTGTGGCATACGGAGACGGGATGCGAGGAAGAGACCCCGATGCAGAAGCAGGCCACCACCACCCGCTGCGCGAGCTGTGGCCGCCCGCTGCGCGCGGCGAGCAGCGTCGCCGCCGGTCGCGGACCCAAGTGCCGCGCCAAGGTGGCCCGCCAGGCCCGCGAGGCCGCCCGCACCCGCTACGCCCACAAGCCGCAGCTGGTTGCCAAGGCCGAGGAGCTGCTGGAGGCCGGAGGGATCGTGCTGGTCCGCGGCCGGGTCTGCCGCACCGTGGGCAGCCGGGGCGACCAGTACCTGTCCCACCCGGACGCCTGCAACTGCCGGGCCGGTCTGCGGACCCGCCCCTACCTGTGCCACCACCGCATCGCCGCCGACATCTACACCGCCGCCCTCGGGCTGGCCGCCTGACCCGACACAACGGAACGGAGACGGATCGCCATGGAGACCTGCCCTCAGTCCTGCACGCAGCTGTGCATGGACCCCTGCGGCCCCGACCGGGAGGCGGACCTGGAGCCCGCCACCGAGCCCAGCCTGGAGGCGTGGACCATCGAATGCCGCCTGGAGCCGGGCCAGCCGCGGGTGCGGCTGCCCTACCCGATGGACGAGGCCACCGCCCGGCTGACCCACTCCCAGATCGTCCGCTACCTCGACCCCGGCGCCGTCCTGGTCGACCTGGTCGGTGAGCTGCTGGAGCGGATGCCGCTCGGCTCCCGCGTCCGCCACAAGACCGCCGGACGGACCGGGGTCCTGCTCGACGTCCCGTGCACCACCGGTCCCCGGGGCGACGAGCTGGTCATCGAGATCGTCCTGGACGGCGGCAGCGGCTGGCCGACGACCTGGCTGGCCGACGCCTTCGAGCCCGCCCCGGACCCCGGCGAGGAGAGCTGATGTTCCTGTCCGACGAACTCGCCGACCTGCTCCGGGAACCCTTCACCGCCCGCGAGCGCGCCCGGCTCGACCAGGCCGCCGCCGATGCCGGCGCCGCGCTGGTGGAGCACCGCGCGTTCTGCTCGCCCCGCGGCGCGTTCGGCTCCTGCCGGGTCTGCGACACCGCCCAGGAGGCCATCGCCCACCTGGACGCCCTGGCCGACCTGGGCCGCCCCTGAACCCTTCCGTCACGGCCGCCTGGCCCGCCCCGGGCCGGGCGGCGTCCCCTCCCCTCGAAAGGAGCCCTGCATGTCCCAGCAGCCCGCCTGCCTGCCCGCCCTGCCGGAGATCGACCCGGAGGAGTCGCCGGTCACGTTCGTGATGCTGGAGTGCCGCACCTGCGGCGACTCCTCCGGCTGGATGCGCGACCGCGGCAACAGCCGTCACTACGAGTGGGCCATGGAGCACTTCGACAACGTCGGCCACCCGAACGTCTACACCTGGTCGGTCAGCCGCAGCACCGCCCGCACCGGACGTTTCTGACCACGACCGCCGGGCGGCCCGCTCAGGCCGCCCGGCCCCTCCCAGGAAGGAGCATCGCCATGGCCCTGTCCCACCGGCACGGAAGCCGGGCCATCAAGCGGAACCTCGCCAACGACCCGGTACGCCGGTCCATCCGGATCCGCAAGGCCAAGGTCGCGGACGCGACCTGGCGGGAGCAGCTGCGGGAGGTGCGCTGGCGCCGCGTCGTCCCGGCCCGCCAGGACGCCGTGCAGAGCGCCGCGCGGTGATCGTGCGGCTGGTGACCGCCTGGGACGTCTGCCCGCGGTCCTGGGCCGCCGCCGCCGGGATGGAGGCGCGGCGCTGCGCCGTCGAGCTGCCGTTCTACCTGTCGGACGGCATCCGCTGGCTGCCCATGGTGCAGGAGGCGGATGCCATGCCCCGGAGCCGGCCGTCCCCTCGTCCACGTCAGGCGGGGGACGGCCGGCTCCGTTTCCGCATGGAGTGGTCGATCGAGGTCGAGGCCGCGCGGTGGCGGCGGGCGCGTCGGCTGGGCGTCGGGTACGCGGCGCTCCCGGTGCACCCCTCGCTGCGGCTGGACGTGGCCCTGCACTTCGCGGCGGAGCTGTACGGGCTGCCCGTGGTCGCCGAGACGGACGCGGTGATGCGGGTGCTGCGTCCCTGCCCGGCCGCCTTCACGCCGGAGGGCCACCGTCTGGCACGCGGTATCACCGCAGGTGGTGGGCGTTTTTGGTGAATCGTCTCAATCCAGCTTGCATTGCCCAACATGTTTGGCCTAACATGTTTGGCATACGGAACGGCACGAACCGAGACGGAGGACACGATGACCACGCCGACCCCCACCACCACCGCCCCGACCAGCACCGCCCCGACCGCCAGCACCGCCACCGCCCCCGCGACCGGCAGCCGGATGTCCCCCGGCGAGATGCGCCGCAAGATCGCGCAGTTCCTGGCCGACAACTCCGGCAAGGCGTACACCCCCGGGCAGGTGACCACGGGCCTGGGCTGGAAGTGGGTGTCGAACGTGACCAAGGCGCTGCGGGCCATGGCCGACCAGGGCCTGGTCGACGAGGCCCAGAGCAGCCCGGCCAAGTACACCGCCAACGCCAAGACCTCCCAGGTCGCCTCCGGTGCCATCAGCCCCATCTCGGCGGCTCCGACCGGCAAGTCTGCCGAGGCCGTCAAGGCCGCCCCGGCGGCTCCGGCGGCTCCCGCCCCCCGCGCCTACTCGTTCCAGCCCGCCAACGGGCCGGTGAAGCGCCCGAACGGCACGACCTACTACCCGCGCGAGCTGGCGGGCACCTCGGACGTCAACGCCTTGCGCAAGCTGCGCGAGGCCGGGGTCGCGGTGCTGCTGTACGGCCCTCCCGGCACCGGCAAGACCTCCCTGATCGAGGCCGCCTACCCGGACGCGATCACCATCGCCGGTGACGGCGACACCACCGTGTCCGACTTCGTGGGCGAGTACACCCAGAAGCCGGATGGCACGTTCGAGTTCGTGTACGGGCCGCTGATCCGAGCCATGGTCGAGGGCCGGTGCCTGTTCATCGACGACGCCACCCTGATCTCACCAAAGGTCCTCGCCGTGGTCTACCCGGCGATGGACGGCCGCCGCGAGATCGTGGTCAAGGCCCACAAGGGCGAGGTCATCAAGGCCGCGCCGGGGTTCTTCGTGGCCGCCGGTCACAACCCCGGCGTGCACGGCGCGATCCTCACCGAGGCCCTGGCCTCCCGGTTCGCCGCGCACATCGAGGTGACCAGCGACTACGAGCTGGCCGACAAGCTCAAGATCAACCGGGCCGCCGTGCGGGTCGCCCGGAACCTGGCCACCAAGCAGGCCAACGGTGAGATCGGCTGGGCGCCGCAGCTGCGGGAGCTGCTGGCCTTCCAGAAGATCGCGGACGTGCTCGGGATCAAGGCCGCCGCGTCCAACCTGGTGGGGATCGCCCCCGAGGAGGACCGGGACGTGGTCGCCCAGGTGGTGGCCACCACCTTCGGCGACAAGCACGAGCCCCTGACCCTGGGCAAGCAGGTCTGATCCTCCCCCGCCGACCGGGGCCGGCTTCCCTGGCCCCGGTCGGCCTTGACATGCCAAACATGTTTGGCCTAACATGTTGGCCATACGGAATGACGACCCCGGAAGGAGCCCGATCCCGATGAGCGCCACCCACCTCAACCCCGGCACCGACCAGCAGGTCCGCCCGACCGGCGCATGGCTGCGCCTGTCGGCCGCGATGGCCGAGATGGTCGTGGACCTGGCCGACCGCGACGACCTCGCCGTCGTCTGCGCCCCTAATGCCGGCCGCGGCGCCCCCGGCTGCTTCCTGCCGAACCTGGCGCAGATCGAGATCGACGGCACCCACCTGGGCAGCGTCGACGTCAACACCTGCAACCCGCTGCGGTCCGGCGACATCAGCCGCTACCCGGCCCTGTGGGGGGTGCTCGCCCACGAGGCCGCGCACGCCCGACACACCCGCTGGGACCCGCCCCAGGGCGTCGACGGCGCCCAGGTCGAAGCGGCGATCCTGCTGGAGGAGCCCCGCATCGAGGGCCGCCAGCTGACCCGCCGCCCCGTCGACCAGCGCTGGCTGCGCTCCTCGGCCGGAAAGATCGTCCTGGACGACTTCGACCCCTCCCAGCAGATGGACGCCTGGCAGGCCGCCCACCTCGCTGCCCTGATGCTGGGACGCCGCGACGCCGGGGTGTTCACCGACCGCGAGGTCAAGGACGTCGAGCAGGCCATCGCCCTCGTCCTCGGCGCCCCCCTGCTGCGCGACCTGCAGGACATCTGGAGGGCGGCGCTCGCCACGGGTGATGAGGACGCCGCCGGGATGCTGGAGCTGGGCCGCCGCTGGTGCAAGCTGCTGGGCCAGGACCCCGAGCAGCCGCGCGAGGGCTCCGGCGACGGCCAGCAGGGCAACGGCAACCCCTCCGGCAACCCCGGCCAGCAGGAGCAGCAGGGGCAGCAGGGTCCGGCCCCGGCGTCACCGCTGGGCAAGGCCGTCAGTGAGGCTGTGCGGGCCGTCCAGAAGTCCGAGGACCGCAAGCACTCCAAGGAGCGCCGGGCGGCCGAGCAGACCGCCAAGGCCATCGCGGACGCCGAGCGGGCCCGCGAGCAGGCCGCCAAGGTGTTCAACCGCGAGCCCGGCGGGGCCAACCCCGGCGGCTACGGCGGCGCGACCCGGATCGTCGGCACCCGCAGGCCGCTGCCCGCCGAGGACGCCATGGCCCGTCAGCTGGCCAGGCAGCTGCGCAACGCGGCCCACCGGGAGCGGGCGACCACCGTCACGACCTCCCCGGTCCCGCCGGGTCGGCTGCGGATGCGGGGGGCGCTGGCCGCCGCCGCCCAGCGGGCGGCCGGTCAGATGCCGACCGCCGAGCCGTTCGTCCAGGTCACCCGCCGCCAGGTGCCCAACCCGCCGCTGCGAGTCGGGATCGCCTGTGACGTCTCCGGCTCGATGAAGCCGTTCGAGGACCCGATCGCCTCGACCGCCTACGTGCTGAACAAGGCCGCCAGTCACGTCACCGACGCGGTGGCCGCGACCGTGATCTACGGCTACGAGGTGCGGGCGGTGACCTTCCCGGGCGAGGCCCCCACGAAGGTGCGGGAGTTCGCCGCCGTCGACGGCTGCCACCAGCTCGGCGCGGCGGTGCAGGCCCTGGACATCGCGCTGGGGCTGTACAAGCCCGGCGCCGCCCGGCTGCTGGTGATCGTCTCTGACGGCCGCTACAGCGAGCACGAGAAGCGGGCCGCGCAGAAGGAGGTCACCCGGCTGGTCAAGTCCGGTTGCGCGGTCCTGTGGATCGCGCTGGGCGAGGCGTTCCCGCTGGAGGGTGCCCACCTGGTGAAGCTGGACGATCCCTCCAAGGCCGCCGCGGTGATCGGGCAGGCCGCGGTCCGGGCGCTGCGCACCGCCTGACTCCACCCCTGCCGACCGGGGCCGGATTCCCTGGCCCCGGTCGGCCTTGACATATCAAACATGTTTGGCCTAACATGTTTGCCATATGGAACGACGCGACCCGGAAGGACCCCGATGAACCTGCACCTGACGATCACGGTGAACGGCAAGAGCTACACCCGCAGCTTCCGCAACACCGCCGGCAACCGGGTGAAGGCCATCGAGCAGGCCCGCCAGATCACCAGCACCCGCAAGATCGCCGACGGCATCGAGCAGGTCAAGGTCATCGAGAACCGCCGGGGAGTCGCCCAGACCCTCTGGAACAGCAAGATCGACGCCCGCTGACCCCTCCCCCACCAGCAGGAAGGACACGCCATGCACACCACCGACCGCACCTACACCGCCCGCGAGATCGCCGGTCAGCTCCTGGTCGCGCTGCGGATGATGCGCAACGCCGCCGACCAGCGGCTGTCCCGCAACGGCACCGCGATCGACGGCACCCGCCCATTCGAGGAGGTGGCCGACGCCTACCGGACCGCGCTGGCGTCCATCCCCGGCATGGACGTCAACGCCGTCTGGGACGCCTACGCCCGGACCGCCCGCCTGGGCGAGGACCTGGACGTGGTGCTGGCGGAGCTGGCCCCGCAGCCGTGAACCCCACCGCCTCAGAGCGCCCCGCCACGCCCTGGGGCGGTGCGACCTCTACCCGACCCCCGCGACGGAAAGGACCCGCCATGCACGCCGCCCTCGACGCCCTGTGCGCCCGCACGACGCCGGCCGCCCCGCCCGCCCGGCTGCTGGAGCTGGCGGACCGGCTGGAGGCGCTGGCCGAGCGCGCCCTGCAGGAGGAGGACGTCACCGCCGCGCTGGCCGAGCTGACCGGCGGCATCGGCGACGCGCACCGCGCCGCCTGGTGGGCGGAGCTGCTGGCCTGCCTGGACAACCGGCGGCGGCAGGAGGACGGCGTCCTGGAGCGGCCCGGCGAGCATGAGGCCGACTGGTCGGCCCGGGTGGACGAGGCGCTGGCGGAGCTGCTGGGCGATGACCGGCTGCGCCGCCGCTCCACCTGACGTCCGGCGTCTCTGGCATGCCTTGATATGCCAAACACGTTGGGCCTAACCTGTTTGGAGTATGGCGGAACGGAAGGGAACGCAACCATGACCACGCCGATCACCTTCGAGACCGAGCCCTGCGGGCGCTGCGGCGGCACCGGCCGCCTGGAGCAGTACGGCCACGTCGCCGGCGGCGTCTGCGCCAAGTGCGGCGGCTCCAAGGTGCAGCTGTCCCGCCGGGGCCGCGCCGCCCACCGCGCCTACGAACTCGCCCTGGACGCGCGCCTGGGCCTGCGCGCCGACCAGGTCGAGGAGGGCCAGGTCCTCAACGAGGACGGCCGCCCCCGCTGCATCGACCAGATCGAGACCGAGACCACGACGACCGGGATGGCGATCACCGGCGACCTGCGCACCGTGACCGTGATCCGGTTCTTCACCAGGCAGGACAACGGCAGGTACGGCTCCGCGCACCGCCCGGAGTCCCGCGTCCGCCGGTACGACCCGCAGGTCGAGGCGGAGGTCGCCGCCCAGATCGCCGCCCGCTACTCCGGCGCGACCCTGGCCGCCCCCGCCACCTGAACCCGCCCGCCCGGGACGGCCCCTCTGGGCAGCCCCCGCGCGCACGGAAGGACGCACGCGATGACCCGCCGACCCGCCCGCAAGGGTTCCGGCTGCCCCCGCTGCGGCGGCACCGGCCGCATCGACGCCTACAGCCACGTCGCCTACGGCGCCTGCTTCGCCTGCGGCGGCAGCCCCGACATCCCGGCGCCGCCGCCGGAGCCGCGCATGTCCTACGCCGAGTGCGTCGCCCGGTACGGCCAGGTCGTGGACGAGTTGGTGGCGTTGTCGAAGGTCGAGGCGTGGATGCGCGCCGACCGGCGGACGGCGTGCGAGGTCGCGGTGACGGCGGTCGACGACGTCCGCAGGGGCCTGGTCACCGATCCGGCGGTGATGCGCCGGCTGGCCGACCGGTGCCGCCGCGAGCTGCGGCTGGAGGGGCTGCCGCTGCCGCGGCTGGTCGCCCTGGCCAGGGAGGTCGACCGGCGCCGGACGATCTCCTCGCAATGACTTGACATGCCAAACAGATTTGGCCTAACATGTTTGGCATACGGAACGGCACGGACCACACGGAGGACACGATGACCCGCCGCCAGCTCTCCCCCGCGATGCAGAAGGCCCTCACCGGCGCCTACCTGGACCGGGACCTGCACGACGGCGCGGCGGTGCTGTCCTGCCGCATCCAGACCGCCCGCGCCCTGGTGGCGCGCGGCATGGCCGTCCCGCGCTCCGGCCACGGCCACGTCCTGTCCGGCGACGGCGAGATCACCGCCGCCTCCCTGATCGACAACGCCCGTCCCGAGCTGGAGCGGGAGGACGTCGTGGTCTACCACGGATCGATCCTGGACCGGCACGGCCGGGAGTACATCGTGCTGGCCCGCAACCCCGTCACCGGCCGGTACTCCCTGGTTGGCGTCGACGGCGAGGGTGACGTGCTGCGGCAGGTGCGCCGCACCTCCATCACCTACACCGGCCAGTCCGCCCGCACCCGCTACCCCGAGATCGTCGGGGCCGTCGAGCCGCCCGCCCCCGGAGACGTGCAGGTGGCCACCGCCTCCCCCGAGGTCAACGCCTACCGCAAGGCCCTGGCCCGGCTGCACGGGCTGCCGGCCCAGGTTGAGTCGGCCCGCGACGCCTACGACAGCTACGCCCGGATGGCCACCCGGTCCACCCGGCAGTCGATCCGGGACAACCTGGAGCGCCGCCGCCGCCGCTTCGAGGACCTGGACGCGGAGCTGCGCGGCCTGCAGGAGGCCCTGCCGCGTCTGCGGGCTCGGGCGGAGCGGGCCAACCCCGCCGCCGCCGCCCGCGCCCGGCTGGCGCTCCCCACGGCCCTGGAGGCCCGCGAGCGGGAGCTGCGCCGCCGCAAGCGCGCCAAGGCCGGGTGACCGCCCCCCGGGGTCCGCCGCCGCGGTGGCGGACCCCGGACCGCCCTTCATCCCGCACCGCCCGACCGCCGATGTCCTAGATGAACGGAGAAACCGATGACCAGCCAGCCCCTGACCCACGGCCAGGCCACCGAGCGGATCGCCTTCCAGATGCGGATGGCGATCGACGAGGAGAACGAGGTCCGCGCCGCGCTGGCCGAGTCCCTCGCCGCCGGACGGGACCTGACCGCCGACATGGCCCTCCCCCTCCTGCGGGCCCAGGGAATCGCCGCCCCCTGGAAGGAGATCGCCCGCGCCCTCGAGCGCGGCGAGGACATCGTCGTGGCGGCCCGCGCCCAGTACGACAAGGTCCTCAAGGCCCGCCTGCGCGACAGCGAGGACCGCCACACCAGCCGCCCCCTACCGGCGGGTGCTGGACCGCCACGCCGTCAACGGCGAGGACCTGGTGACGGCGGCCCGCGCCGAGCACCAGCAGGCGACCCGCTACGTCCTGCAGATCACCGAGCCCCGCCACTACGACGGGGTCGCCACCGAGGACACCCGCGCCCAGCGGGAGGGCCTGCAACGGTTCATCACCGACATGACCGCTCTCCTGGGACCCGCCCAGCTCTGACCACCCGCCGTCCCAGGGGCCACGCGCCCCTGGGCTCGTGCGGGACGGGTTCCGGGTCGCTAGCATGATCCCGTTCGGGACCTCCGGCCGGGGCGATTCGTTACCCGATCCGACTCACGCCGGACATCGCTCATCAGCCCTACGAGGGACCTTCACCGCGACCACGCCAAGGAGGCCCCTTGAGCACCCATACCGTTCCGGCGCCCTGGGAGGAGATGGCCTTCCCCCAGCCGCACATGGACACCCGCGTCCCCGCCGCCGCCGTCGATTACGTCATCTGGTCGGGAACCCCCGACCAGCTCGACGCCGGCGGCGTCCGCGACACCCGCCGCAGCGTCACCGGGGTCAGCCCCTCCCAGCTCGCCCGCCAGGTCCGCGACGGCCTCATCGAGGACGGCGCACCAGCCGACGTCTGGGTGCTGGTCTGGGACATGCGCCCCTACCGGCTGCCCGGACGTCCCAGCTCCCGTAACAACCCCGGCGACCCCCACCACGCCCTGGCCGTCGCCGGCCCCGTGCGCGGCCCGGCCGCGGCGCTGGTGATGGAACGGCTCAAGATGGCCTGGCACCGGGGCCAGCTCCAGCAGCAGGCCACCGACCTGGCCCGCCAGGTCGGTGTCGAGGAGGCCGCCCGGCTGTCCGGACTGGACGCCGCCGAGATCGAGGAGCTGCTGGCCGACCCCTACGGCTGCCACGGCTACCCGGGCAACCCGACTGCCTGACCCGCCCCGGCCGGAACCGCCCCGCTGAGCGGGGGTCCGCAGCCGCAGCGCGGTTCGCCCTTGTCGGGTGTACGCCTGACCCCAGCGCATCGAGCGCCCGCGCCAAGGGCGCCGGTGCCGCTATCCGGGCAACCACGCGGACGGACGTACCGGTCTCTGGCAGCCGAGACCGGCATGAATCACGCCCGTGTGCAGCAGCTCCTGGCCCGCGCAAACTCCAAGTGAGGTCCATGACCACTCGTGTCCGGTAATCGCCGGGTTTTTGTCCTTCCTGCCGTCTGTTCTGGGCCACTACGGTTTCGGGGCATGCCCTACACCTCAGACGGCCACTGGATGGGCCCCGGGGATGAACCCGAGGACGACCCCGACGCCCCGGGCGTGGTGGCGCGGTGCAGCGGGTTCGTGTCCTGCCCGCACTGCATCGAGGAGCGGGACGCCTTCCTGGCGTCCCGCCCGGACCTGGTGCTCGACGAGCGCACCGGGCTTCTGGTCCACAGGCCCTGACACCCCCGCCACTACGGTGGAACACCTCGCCCCCCGCTCTGGAGGAGAACCCCCCGATGGTCCAGGTCCGCATCATGGACACCACCGATCCCGACCGGGCCCGAGCGGTTACGGACCGCATCTTGGCGATCCTGAGGACCGATCCTGGCCTGATGGTGGGGGACCCCCAAGAGCTGCACAACCGTCGCGGGCCCGGCTTGCGGGTGGTGGTGGAGGTCGCCTTGGCCCGGCAGCCCCCGCCGCCCACGGTGATCCGTGTGAAAGCCGAACGCGCCGACCAGCCGCAGCGTGGCCGGGGGCGTCTGGGCGGGCGGCGGGCGCTCCCGCCGGGCGGCTAGTAGCGGCGGCGGTGCTGCTGGGCCGCCCAGCGGATCGCGTTGCCCCTGGCGGCGGCCAGTCGCCGGCCGTCCCGCCGTGCCAGCTCGTGCAGCGCCCGCGCGGCCGGGTCGATCTCCAGGACACCGGCGGCGACCAGCCGGGCGGCCAGGCCCCGCAGGACGTCCACCGCGGCGGTCGGTGCGATGATGGCGTCCAGGAAGGCGTCGGCGTCGATGGCCTCGCAGGGGGAGGCTGTGGCGGCGGCCTGGGCCAGGTGCTCCCGCTCCTGCCGTTCCTGATCCGTGTCCATGCAAGACAGAGTCGCACAGGACCACTGAGGGCGGCAGAGCCGCCGATCACGCTCGGTTCACGCTTGCCCGCCGACCTGGGCGGTCCCGTTTCCCTGTGACGTGGAGGCCGTCTCGGCGGAGATGGTCTGCGTGACCTACCGCCTGGCCAAGTCGGACCTGGACGCCAAGCTCGGCGAGCGCTCCACCACGATGCGGTGGTCGCAGATCTGGTACCTCAGCAACCGAGACCGCGACCCGTACGCGGACGAGGTCGAGCGTGCCCTGGCGGACATCACCAACAACCCCTACTGCCCCTACCGCTGACACCACGAGGAACCGCCCCCGGACACGACGAAGCCCCGCCGTCCCTGGACCCAGGGGGCCCTTCATCAGGAGGCGGGGTCATCGCGTACGGGGGCGTACGAGGACCGGCATAGGCGACCGGTCGGGGCGTGCCCGGGGCCGCCCTCACGGCGGTCGAGCCCGCGACGCCAGGCTACAGGAAAGGGGACGGCCCGGCGCCCCAGCCGTGGCATGGGCGCCGGGCCTTCACCATGGGCGGGGTGACAGGGCCCCCGCTTCGGGCTTGGGGGAGCCCACCAGCGCTGCGGCCACGGGCCGGGGCTGGATACCCATCCCTGAACGTCACTCCTGTGTGGGAGCCCGTTGGGGAACGGCCAGGCTACAGCCGTTCCCAGTCCTCCACCGGCCGCCGCTTCGGCAGTGGGTAGACGCGGGTGCCGTCCTGCGCGATCGGCGCGGTGACCTGGGTCCGCAGATACAACGCCAGGGCGGCGGTCAGCAGCGCGCCGGCGCTGGCCACCTGGTCCTGGGTGGCGTCCCATCCGAAGGAGATCATCAGGTTCAGCACGGCGGTCAGCAGCCCGGCCGCTGCCGGGATGGCCTTGTCGCGGGCGACCGCCCAGGAGATCGCCAGGCCCATCGCCATGGCGGCGACGGCGTTGATCCCGGCCTGCTGCTCCTCGGTCAGATCCGCGCCCCAGGCGACCAGGAACTGGACGGCGACGGCGACCAGCGCCAGCCACGCGGCCGGGTCACGACCCAACACCTTCATACGGGACTCCTCTACATACGGGCGGCCGAGGCCGCCGCGGTGGTGGTGGTGTGGAGGCGGTGCTGGGCGGCACGTCCGCACCAGCAGTTGCCGGCGCCGCTGTGCGGGCTGGCCTCGTACGGGTGGGCGATGATCCGGCCGGTGGCCGGGTTGGTCCACCGGTCCTGCCGTGCGATGTCGACGCACCGTTCCGGATGGCACATCACGCTCGTCCTCTCGTATGACGTGGCGTGTGCTGCCCCGACGAAGTGGTGCGGGTAGCACACGCGCTCCGGGTCTCAGGTGCGCTCGGGCCAGTGCCAGGTGCCGCCGCGGCGCTCGCCCTCGGCTTGGAAACAACCGCCCTCGGCCAGCGGGCGGAAGAACACCCCGCCCGGGTTGAGCACGCACAGCCCGACCTGCAGAGGCTCCTCGACGTTGACCTCGGTGACGACAGCCGCCCGGCACTGCGAGGCGTACTCCCCGCCGGGGGTGCCGTACGAGACGTAGTGCACGATCCGGCCGACGCTCGGCACCTGCTGTTCCCCCTGCTCCTGCTGGCGGGAGGGGACGGGGTCCTGCAGGCCACCGGTGAGCGCGCGGACCACCGCGGCGAACAGCTCGTCCTTACGACGCTCGGTCTCCGGCAGGAGGTCATAGCGCACCAGAGACGGATGGGTGCGGGCCTGGGCGTTCTTGGCCGGCCCGTACTGCCAGCCCTCGGCCAGTTTCCGGCGGGCCCACGCCTCATGCAGCTCCTCCGGTCCGGCACCGGCCAGCGCCTGGGTGACGCCGGCGACGGCGCTGTCCCGCTGCCAGGCCGGGGCCTGCTCCCACGGCGGGGACGGGTCGGGGTCGCCGGTGGCGATCTGCCATGCCCGGTTGGCCTCGTGCGCCACCCGCGCGATGCGGGCGATGTCCTCGGGGGTGGTCATGTGATCGGGGCCTCCCAGGACTCCCGCCAGGTCTCCGGCCCGATGACGCCGTCGACCTGCAGGTCCTTCTCGGCCTGGAACGCCCGGCAGATCCCCTCCGAGCGGGGCCCGTACGCGCCGTCCACCGTGATCGGCCAGCCCCGATGCGACATGCGCGCCTGCCAGCGCCGCACGTCCGATCCGGTCATGATCGGCGGCTGGGTGATGTACCGGCCGGGCCACGGCGGCGCCGTGGTGCCCGGACGTTCCACCGGCCGCTCCGGCTCCTCGGCGTCGTCGTCGGGGGTTCCGTAGGCGGGCCGTCCGTATCCAGCGATGACGGCGGCGGAGCGGACACGGCGGCGGACGGCGTCGCCGGTGTTGCCCTCAATCGTCTGCACGCGTCCGCCGCCGAGCACGGCCTCGATGAGGCCGACATGGTCGATGTTGCTGATGCGATCGCTCTCGCCCCAGTCGAAGAACACGATGTCCCCCGGCTTGGCGCGGTTGAGGTTGGCCACGGTGCCGGGGTGCCAGCGGCCGATCTTCTGGAAGTCCTGGGCGTGCCACACCGTGTAAGCGCGGTCGAGCCCGGCGGGCAGCACCGCCGCCCGGTTGCCGGACTTGATCGCCCACTCGGTGATCGCCATGTCGCACCAGGCCGCCCGCAGGTACTCGTCGCCGTGCCGCGCCGAGTACGAGCGGGTGATCCAGTTCGGCCGCCCGGCCAGCCCGAGGTCGGCGCGGGCCGCCGCCAGCATTCCCGCTGCGGTGCCCATCAGCCGGTCACCTCCCCCGGCTGCTGGTCGCGGTACACGCCGTCCGGGCCGGGCTCGCCGTACATCTCCCCCAGCATCCGCTCCTCGTCGGGCTCGGTGGGGGCGCCCTTGTCCCGGGGCTCGGGAATGGGGATTTGGGCCATGCGCGTCTCTCCTCTAGGCGTTCACGTGGTGATCAGGGTGGCGATGACGCCGGCTGCGGCGCCCACGAGGGTGGCGACGATCGCGAAGGCGGCCAGCCGCTGCCGCTCCTTGTGGGCCTGGGCCTCGGCCTGCTGGGTGAACTTGCGGTTCATCTCCTCGCGGAGATCGGTGATCTTGGTTTCCATCTCCGCGCGCGTGATGTAGTCGCGCTCGAAGCGGTCGCCGCGGTCGTCCAGACGCTGGATGGCGGCGGCGTGGTCGGCCGCGCGGGCGTCACCGTGCTCTGCGCGTTGCACCAGCAGGTCCAGGCGTCCCTCAATGCGCGCCAGGGAGGCGTCCATACTGCCTCGTAGCTCGGTGATGGCCAATTCCAGCCGGGCTTCGGGAGTAGTCATGGCGTCCAAGAGGGTCGTGTGGCCGGAAAGGGGCACGGGCGGAGGGTTGACCGTCCGCCTTCTGCTCGGGGGGTGGAGGCGTAGCCGCCCAGCGCCGCACTTTCTCCGAGGTCGGCGACCCTCCGAGCCCGTCATAGCGCGCTAGTCGTCGGCGCGGTCATCGGGGACGTATCCGGTGAGGCGCTGGGCGGTCTCGGCCGGCAGTCCCAGCGCCACCAGCGCCTGATAGTCCTGTTCCTGACGCTGCCGGTCCTGCTCGGCCACGCGCTGGTCCTGTTCGCTGTGGGCGGCGCGGATCTGCTCCAACGCGGCCTGGTATTCGTCGGCGGTGATCTCCGTTGCGTCCTCGGGGATCGGCGGGGGCTCGGCGTGCGCGCCGGCCACGGACCGGGACGACACCGATCCGTCAGGCTGCCGGTAGTAGACGGTGTAGGACACGGCGTCTACAGGGCGAAGATCCACGCTGTCGCCCATGTGGTGACCTCCCGGTACTGGGAACCGCCGTTGCCGCGGCTGAGCTGGACGTTGAAGGTGTGCGTCACGGTCGCGCCGGGTGGGACGGTGACGCGGTAGAACTTGACGACCTGACAGTGGACGCCGTTGACGGCGCTGGTGCCGTTGTTGAACAGGTACTGCAGCTCGTCGCCGTCCAGCCACACGGAGCCGGCGCTGCCGCCGCCCGGGAAGTTGAAGTAGACGTCCAGCTGGACGGAGATGATCGCCAGGGCGGGGCGGCAGGCGTCGGGGTTCTGGACGTTGATGGTCCGCTGGGACTGCAGGGTCGGCGCGGTGCCCGTCGGCACCGGCTGCGGGGTGGGCAGCACATCCTGCTGGTCGGCCTGCACGATCGTGAACTTGCCGCGGGGCTCGCTGCGGAGCTGCCCGGTGCCGTCGCAGTACACGCCGCCGGCGTTGGCGGCGATGTCGCACGCATAGGGCCAGGGGGCGACCTTGGCGGCCAAGGGGGCGGCGGCGGTGCCGTCGCCGGTCAGGCCACACGCCCCGGCCGTCAGCGCCGCCCGCATACCGGCCGGCCCGCACTGCAGCAGGTTTCCCGCGGCCGGGTCGACGATCGGGGTGGCCGACAGCGGCGTGCCAGCGCCGTCACCGTCCAGGGCGATGCAGGGGGTGTCGGAGGTGATGATCGTGGCGCCGCCGCCCTCTGGCGCGAACAGGCCGCCGTCTGGGCCGATGCTCAGGGAGTTGCCGGCCTGGGTGGAGACACGGGCTCTGATCTGGTTGGAGCCGTCGTCGTACTCCAGGCCGTCCGCCACCGTCTGCCCGACGCAGTCCTGCACGTCCTCACACGTGACGGTCAGGCCGTCCGGTCCCTGGGTGAGGAGGTTGCCGGGTGCGGTCGACAGGCGGGCCTGGGCGGACAGGATGTGGGGGTCGGCGTCGGTGCCCGCCCCCAGCAGGGTCATGTCCACCGTGGGGGTGTCGTGAACCTGGAGGCCAGCGCCCTCGGCGGAGATGACGTAGGGGTTGCCGGGGGATCCTGTGCCCTCGATGGTCACTCCCGCGCCCGCGCTCATCGCGCAGGTGCACTGTGAGCTACACCCACAACGTGCCACGCCGGGCCTCCCCTCCTGGGAGTCGCCCGGCCCCTGGCCAGCGGCTACATGATCAGGGTAGCCGCTGCGCCGATGATCATCGCGTATCGGGCGGCCATGCTGACGGCCGTGGTGTCGGGGGCCGGTGGTGTCAGGGGCGGTGCCCGGTAAGCCGGGCGGCCAGGGCGGCGGGTATCCCGATACCGGTCAGGGTGCGGTACCCCTCCTCTGCCTCCGCGGCGGCCTGGGCGGCTGCCGCGGAGGCGGCCTGCTCGGTCTCGCGCCGCGCCCGCTCCAGGAGCGCCTGCGCCTCCTCGGCGCTGATCTCCCGGCACCCGGCCGGGATCGACATCCGCACGCCGGCGGGATCGATGCCCGCCGCAGCCTGGAGGCAGCGGTGCAGTACCCGCCCGTCCGGATGGGCATACCAGCGTTCCCACACCGGCACCGGGCCGTCGCCTTGACCGCCGCCGCCGGTGGTGGGGGTGGGGGTGGTCATGTCAGTCCCGCCAGCACCACGGCCTTGATCGTCCAGGCTGCTCGTGTCCATCGCGCACCTCCCGTGCCGCCGCCGAGCTCGATCGGATGGCTGAAGTTCGCCGATCCCCCGGCGGGGATCACCGCGACCTGGAAGCTGGGTTCCACGAACTCCCAGTGGTTCTGCATGTTCGTGCCACCGGCCGGTGCGGCGTTGGTCACCCGCAGGAACTCGTTGGTGTCGACGCGGGCGGCCGCGGTGGCGTCCCCGTTCGGTGGCAGGTTCAGATCCACATCCACATGCACGAACTGCAGCACCGTCGCCGGGTAGCACGCAGACGGATTGGTGATGGTGATGGCCGCGGTCTCCACGATGGTGAACGCCGACGGCACGACGCTGTTGACGGTGCCGCTGCTGCCGCTGGCGGTCACCACCGCCAGCCTGGGCGGAGGCGGCGCCCACAGCCCCAGCGCCGGATCGATCCGCAGCGGGCTGGCGGCGGGGGCGCACGGGTAGGGCCATGCCTGCTCGGCCGGAGCCCCCGCCAGTGAGATCCGCAGCCGCCCCTGCTCGTCCGGCCGCATCTCCGGGCCGATGCACACGGTCGTCATCGGGGCGCCCCTATCTGCCCTGCCCGGCGGCGTCCTGCGACTCCGGGTCCGGGGGGGTGTAGCCGGACAGGCGCCGGGCGATCTCCTCCGGGATACCGGCCGCGCGCAGCGCCTCATAGTCCGCCTTGGCGCGGGCGGCCTCGGCCTCGGCGACCTGGCGGCGCTGTTCCTCGATCGCCGCCTGGATGTCCGCGAGCGTCTGCTCGTACTCCTCGCGAGTGATCTCGACTGCGCCGGGCGGCAGCTGGTAGGGGGGCTCGTCGCCGGGCGGCTCGCCGGTCCAGTCGGGCCGCTCCACGGTCACCTGGCCCACCGAGCCATCGGGGTTGCGGTAGTACACCGTCGTCTGCATGGCGGCTCCTACAGGACGAAAACGAAAGCGCGGAGGAACGTCTGGATGCGGTTGTAGGTGGCGCCGCCGGCGCCGCGGCCCATCGTGATGTCGATGCTGAACGTTGCGCTGCCACCGGGCGGGATCGGCATCATGTTGGCCATCTTGGTGACCTGCACATGCCAGTCGCTGATGGCGCTGCTGCCGGTGTTGCGGTGGAACACCATCTCGTCGGTGGTGATCCCCATCGCTCCCGCTGCCCCGGCGGGCAGGTCGAAGTCGACGTCGGCCTCGACCTCCAAGATCACGGCCGCCGGGCGGCATGGGTCGGGGTTGGTCACCGTCAGGGATCTGGTGGTCACCACGTTGTCGGCCCCGGAGGGGACGGCCGGGGAGGGGTAGGTGACGTTCTCCTGGGACTGCACGAAGTCGTAGCGCCCCCGCGGCTCAGACCGCAGGGCGCCGGCCGAGTCGCAGTACACGCCGCCGGCGTTGGCGTCCACCGGGCCCGCGTAGGGCCATGCCTGCGTCCGCGCCTGCAGGGGCGCGGCGGCCGTCCCATTACCGGTCAGGCCGCATGTCCCGGTCGTCACCGCCGCCCGCAGCCCACCCGGTCCACACGACAGCAGGTTCCCGGCCGCCGAGTCCAGCCGTGGGGACGCCGATAGGGGCGCCCCGGACCCGTCCCCCTCCATCTGGATGCAGTCGGTGTCCGCCGTGGTGACGGGGTTGCCGCCGCCCTGCGGCGCGAACAGGCCGCCGTCCGGGCCGATGCTCAGGGAGTTGCCGGCCTGGGTGGAGACACGGGCTCTGATCTGGTTGGCGCTGTCGTCGTACTCCAGGCCGTCCGCCAGCGCCTCACCGACGCAGTCCTGCACCGCCTCACAGGCGACGGTCAGCCCGTCCGGCCCCTGGGTGAGGAGGTTGCCGGGGGTGGTGGCGATGCGGACGGCGGCCGAGAGGATGTGCGGATCGGCGTCGGTGCCCGCCCCCAGCAGGGTCATGTCCACCGTGGGGGTGTCGTGAACCTGGAGGCCAGCGCCCTCGGCGGAGATGACGTAGGGGTTGCTGGGTGATCCCGTGCCCGCGACGGCTACTCCCGCACCTGCGGTCACCGCGCAGGTGCACTGTGAGCTACACCCACAACGTGCCATGCCGGGCCTCCCTCCTGGGAGTCGCCCGGCCCCTGGCCAGCGGCTACATGATCAGGGTAGCCGTTCAGGGGGCGGCGATGATCGTGACGGCGCCGGTGGCCACATGCCGGGCGACCAGCCGCCCGGCCGCATCGACCTCCACCACCCACGCCCGGTCGCCGGCGCCCACCACTGTGCTGGTGCGGGCCTCCAGGCGGCGGATGCGGTCCTCCATCTGCCGCAGCACCTCCTCCAGGGTGCGGGGCCGGGGGTCGCGGACGACCATGGCGGGGCCTCCTGTTCAGACGGCTGCTCAGACGGTGGTGGTTTCGAGGCCGGCGGGGGCGAGGGTGACCTTGACGGCCTCGCCCGCGTTGCTGGTGTAGGTGACGGCCAGGCGGGTTAGCCGCAGGTCGGTGGCGACCTGCCGGCACCTCTGGGTGGCGGTGACCGGGACGACCACGCCGGGCACCAGGTCCCGGATCGCCACGGGGGCCTGGGGGTCGAGCTGGGCTCCGTCCGGGACGTCCACGATCAGCGGCGCCGGGTTGCGGGAGGCGACCAGCGCGTCCGCCTCCGCCTGCGCCGACGCCTGGTCCTTGATGGAGTCCTCCTTGACGATCACCGTGAGCAGCCCGCACGGGCCGGGGCCGCCGGCGGTGGCGGTGATCCCTTCTCCGATGACGATCGCACGGGTGGCGGCGGCCAGGCCGTCCTCGATCACCCGGACGTCCCCCAGGAAGTCCTCATCCGTCAGCGCCGGGAGGCGCGCGAACGGCATCTCCCCGGCGAGGATGATCCGCCGCCCCAGCGCCGTCCAGTCGATCCCGGTCCGGCCCAGCTCCCGCAGCTCATCCCCCGCGTAGGAGGTGTTCGGCTCGTATCTGCGTTCCCCGGTGACGCCGGACGGCAGCACGTACAGGTACGGCAGGATGTTCGGATCATCTGGTGCGAGGGCGGCGCGGATGACCTCCTCGGCGATCGCCGTCAGGTCGGCCGGGCCGGTGCCGGTAGCGGTGGTGCGGTCGATGAGGGTGGGGATCTCCCTGCGGGACAGCCAGGCGGACACGTCCCGCGCGGTCACCACCGTCTCCCCCGGCCCGTGGTCGAGGTGCACGACCGGTCCCTGCCAGACCAGCTCGCTGCCGTCCCGGTAGATGGACAGGTCGTTGCACCAGGTGCGGACGGCGGCGAGGGTGTCGCAGCACTCCACGTCCGCCACGGGGATGGTGACCTTGGCCTCGCTGGTGTCGTCCAGGATGCGGCCCCATTCCAGGGCGGATGGCTCCAGCGCGCCCCCGAACGGCACGCTGCCTGTGCGGTCGTGGAACGCCACTTCATACGTCTCGGCGCAGCCGAGCGGACCGGCCATCGGTCAGACCTCCCGGGAGATGACGCGGATGGTGATCGTGGCGTCGGGGGCGATGGTGCCGCTGGCGGCTTCCACGCACGCGATGTAGGGGACGCCGCAGTCCAGGACGGGCCAGGTGTACGGCATCCCTCCGGTGCCGGTGACCGCCGCCCCGGCGGGGGCTTCGGGGCTGCCGGGGCAGGTGACGGTGACTCGGCGGCGGGTGCCGTCGATCCGCAGGGTCGAGTACTCCGGGATGACGGTGACGTTGACCTCAGCGCACCACCCGCACTCCTCCAGCTCTTCGATCGTCCGGCCGAGGGGGTTGGGGTAGAACCGCACCCGCACGCTGCGGAGCGCGTTGCCGCCGGCGTAGATCTCGATGTCCGGAACCACGTCCGACCAGATGGGGGTGAGCACGCTGGAGGGGATGTCGATGCAATGCCGTCTGCGGGACAGCGGTTCGCAGGCGCACGGATTACCGGGCACCGGCAGGTCCGGCGGTGCGGTGGGCGCGCAGCCGAGCCCGGCCAGCGCGACATCCAGGCACGAGACCGTCACGGGCTCGCATCCGTCCTGGGTGGCCACGCAGTCCGGATCGTTGGACCAGGTGACGCACGCGGCCTCCGGGTCCTCCTCGGTCCAGGTCTCCCCCGGCGCGGTGACGGTGATCGGATCCCGCAGCGCGTGCGGCCTGCCGGCGAGCAGGGTGAACTCGACCTGCTTGGGCGGGCAGGACTGGCAGCAGCCGCAGGACGCGCCCACGGCGCCGGTGACCTTCGGCCCGTCGATCAGCGTCACGTCCCGCAGCGTCCGCCAGTGGGGGGCGGCGCAGTCCTCCACCGTGGTGAAGGCGGGGGCGTCCTCGCAGACCTCCGGGCAGCAGCTCAGGTATCGCAGGTCGTCTCCGGAGCAGCCGCCGCCCGGCCCGCACGCCATCGACCCCCGCAACGCGGAGGCGAGCCAGCGCATCCCGTAGTCGATGCCGCAGCAGGTCGAGCCGAGCAGGATGCCGGTCACAACGATCGTGCGGGGCCCGTACCGGCGGCGTCCGGCCACCGCGCCGTCCCCCAGCCGTTGCACGACAGGCCGTTCCACCGGTGCCGCGTCCAGACCCTCGACGCCGGTCACCAGCAGCCCGGCGAACTCGTAGCTTTCGGGGACGGCGTGGTCGAGCCATGGGGGCGGTGCGTGGGTGTCCAGGACGGGCAGCCGGTACTCCCCGTCTCCCAGGATCAGCGGCAGGTCCGAGCAGTAGCAGTCCCGCACCGTCATCGTGTGCGGTTTCAGCCCGTTGCGGGCGTAGGCGATGGTCCGGGCGGCATTGGCGATCTCCGTGCCGCCCAGGCAGAGCCAGTCCAACAGAGCCAACGTGGGTGCCTCCTATCGAGCCACGGCTGCGGCGATCCGGCGGGACACGGCGCCGCCCACGGCGTCCGGATCGGCGGTGGGCATGTGGACGGTGACCGGTGCGTGAACCTCCACCTGCCGCACCGGCCGCGACCGCCGATCCCCGCCCTGCCCGCCGCCGGTGGCGCGGGAGGCGGCGGCCGGCTGGAGCGCTTCCAGCGCCTGCCGGGAGCGCACCGGCAGCCGGTCGATGTCGGGGGCGGGCACCTGCAGCTGCGGTAGGGCCAGGGCCTGCTCCAGGCTGCGAGTGATCTGCGGTGCGAGCCGGTCCAGTCCGCGCAGGTAGCCGGCGAGGGTGTCCTCACCGAGGCCGGCCATCACCCGCGACGGCGACTTGATCTTGAGGGTGCGTTTGACGGTGGCGGCGACCTGCTCGGCGATTTGCCGCATCAGCTTCTCGATGTCCTTCTGCTGGGCCTTGAGCCCCTCCAGGAACCCCGCCCCCGCCCGGCGGCCGGAGTCAAACAGCAGGTCGGCCGACTGCCGTCCCAGCGACTGGGCCGTCGTGGCGATCTCCTTGCTGGTGCGGTTGAGGTCCCGGATCACGCTGTCCGGTCCGGACAGCAGCGCATCGGCCAGCGCGGCGCCCTGTTCGGGTCCGGCGGCGATGATCTGGTCCAGCAGGTCCCGCGACAGCCCCCTCCTGGCCAGCGCCGCCACGTCGCTTTGGAACTCCTTGAGCAGGGCCAGCCGGTTCCGCAGGGCGGTGGCCAGCGCCTCGGCCGTGCGGGGGACACTGCTGCCCAGCGAGGAGAGCACCCCGGACAGGGACGCGAAGTCGCTGGCCTGGCGGGTGACCTCGGCGGCGCGTTCGTTGGCGGCCTTGATCAGGTCCGTGATCCGCGAGCGCTCGGCGGCCAGGGTCTGCAGCCGCCGGTTGGCGCCACGCAGCCGGGCGATGAGCTGGTCGTCCAGGCGGGTCCGGCGGCCGGCGAACGCGGTCTGGATCTTCTTGACCAGCGCGTTGATCGTCGATTCGATCTTGGACTGTTCGCCGGTCAGACCCTGGACGAAGCCCTGGCCAACGAACTTGCCGATGTCACGGAACACCTTCGACGGCGAGCCGATCCGCAGCAGCGACCGGGCCGCGTTGATGGCGTTGCGGATGGGGGCGGTCGCCGCGGCGACCATCCGCCCGGCCATGGACTGCACCCCGGAGATGAACCCCTGCATCGCCTGCACGCCCAGGGAGTAGAGGGCGGAGCCGAGGCCGGCGAGGGTGCCGGTGATGCGGCCCGGCAGTCCCCGCACTACCGACGCCGCCCGGGACACCCCGGAGGAGAACGCAGCGCCCATGCGGGCCATGGCGCTGGTGGCGAGGGAGCCCAGCCGTCCCGGCAGAGACGCGATCGCGGCCGCGGCCCGGCCGGGGAGCTGCGCCGCGAACGACACCGCCCGCGACACCCCGGCCGAGATCGCGGCGCCCATGCGGGACATGGCGCCGGTCGCGATCGACCACATCCGCGCGGCCAGCGGTGCCAGGGCGGCGGCGAACCGCACCGGGATGGACGCGACCAGCGAGACCAGCCCGCCGAGCATCGACAAGATCCCACGCGACAGGGCGAGGATCGCCTGGACGCCCCACTGGAACATCTGCGTGATCAGGGCCTGGGCCAGGGCCAGCAGGAGCCGCCCGACCGCGGCGAGGATGCCGGGTGCGGCGGCGGCGCCGGCCTGGATGACGGCAGCGCCGATGGTGGCGATGGCCTGCCCGATGACCGGCAGCAGCCGGGGGATCTGCTGCGCGAACGCGACCGCCACATCCAGGAGGAGGTCAACGAGGGACTGGCGGAGCTGCTGCCCGCCGGGTCCGGTGCGGGCGCCGGTGGCGGCCTGCCCCGCCGCCCGGTCCACCCCCTGGCCGAGCTGGGCGGCCATCTCATTGATGACCTGTGGCAGGACCTCACCGGCCCGGCGGATCAGCGACGACAGGCCGTCTGCGATCCGCTGGGCCAGGCCGGGCAGGTGCGTGACCACGGCGTCCCCGGCCGAGCGGATGCCCTGGGCGACCATCGGCAGCAGCGCGCGTAGGGCCAGGTTCATGGCCCGGCCGATCTCCTGGCCGATCGCCGGCAGGTCCCGGGTGGCGAACTGGAACGCGGCTCGCAGCAGGTCCCGGATCCCGGCGGCGATCCGCGGCCCCTCGGTGCGCAGGGACGCCACCACCTGGGTGAACGCCTCCCGCAGCCCTTGGCCGATCTGCTGGCCGACGTCGGCCAGCCGGGCGAGCCCGGACCGCAGCGCGGAGATGAAGGAGGAGATCAGCCCCGGCAGGGCGGCCACCGCACGGGTGAACGCGCTGGTGAGGCCGGAGATGATGCGGGGTGCGAGGTCGGCTATGGCTGCGGGGATGCCGACCGCGATCCGCGCGAGCCCGGACAGGACGGCGGCGGCCAGCCCGGCGAGGGCGCGGGCGGCGACCGGGATCGCCTCCGCGGCGAAGTTCGCGATGCCGGAGCCGAGCTGCCGGAGCGCCGCCACGGCGCCCTCGGTCCGGAACGTCTGGACCAGGCTGGTGCCGAAGGCGCGCAGCCGTCCGAACAGGTCGGCGATGGTGTCTCGCAGCCGGCCCAGGAAGTTCCGGACGGTCTCCGACTGGGAGGCCAGCACTCCGAACGCCGCCGCCACGGCGAGGACGATGGCGGCGATCGGGTGCCGCGCCAGCGACGTCACCAGGGTGCGGCCCAGGCTGGCCGCGTCCCTGCTGGCGAACCGCAGGGCGGGCATGAGCGCGGTAAGCGCCGCCCCCCACGCGCCGGTGGCGATCCGCGCGGCGACCAGCGCCGCCACCAGCGGGCCGAGGGCGGTGCCCAGCGGGGAGTCCGCCAGGGCGGCCAGCCCCTGGGCGACCACCGACAGGACCGGGGCCAGGAGCTGCGCGGCGACCGCCACCGACTGCAGGGCCGACACCAGCACGTTCGCCAGCGCCGGCAGCAGCGGGGAGACGGCCGACAGCAGCTCCCCGAACGCGCGGCCGAGCGCGCCCAGCGCCCCCGACGAGGCCAGCCGCTCCACGGCGAGGCGGACGCCCACGAGGACGTCGACCAGCCCGATCCCCAGCCCCTGGAGGGCGGGCACGATGCCCTCGATCGCCGCGGTCAGGGTCGGGCCAATCTGCCGGGCCAGCGCGGCGACGGTCGGCCCCAAGGTGGCGAGCCCGCCGATCAGGGCCTCGATGACCGGGCCGGTCTGGCTCGCAATGGCGTTGACCGCGCGGAACACCTCGACCAGCTGCGCCTGGCCCCGTGCCGAGTTGGCGAAGTTCGCCAGCCGGTCCGCTAGGGCGGAGATCGACCCGAGGGCGCTGCCGCTGGCCGACTGAATGGCGCGGACAACGCCGATGACGATCCGGCCGAGGTCGGCGAACAGGGCGCCGAGCTGCCGGACGGCGGCGGCGCCCTCCCGCACCCAGCGCAGCGCATCCCCGCTGGCGGCGGCGCGGTCCAGGAACCCGGTCAGTCGGCCGAGGGCCCCGTTGATGGCCGACCCGATCCCGTTGAACGCCGGCAGCGTCGCCCGCGTGAAGCGGGACAGGGCGCCGAGCAGGTTCTCGATCGAGTCCGACCGGACCTGCGCCAGGTTCCGGCGCAGGGTGCCGAAAACCCTGTCGACCAGGCGGACGGCCTCCGAGGACCGCCCGAACTGCAGCGCGGCATCGGCCAGCCGCCCGAACTCGGCGGCGGTCCCCGCCATGCCCTGGCGCAGGGGGCCGCCGAGGTTCCGCGCGACCGCAGTGATGTCGCCTTCGAGCTGCTGGAAGAAGGCGTCCTGGACGGTGTTGCGCAGCCGCTCAAACTCCGGCTGCAGCGCCCGCACCTCGCGGGCCACCCGCTGCGCGGCCGGGGAGAGGTTTTCGAGGGTCTTTTCGAACTCCTCCGCCGACCCGGTCAGGGCGGTGGAGAACGCCTCCCCCACCCCCAGCAGGGCTAGGCGGAGGGTGCCGAACGCGGCCCCGGCCAGCAGCACCGCCGCCGGCAGACCCGCCAGGATCTCCACGGTGGGCGCCAGCACCCCGATCAGCCCGGCCGCGACCGCCGTCAGCCCGGCCAGCGCCGCCCCGAGGCCACCGACCGCGGCCGCGGCTCCGGCCAGTCCTAGGAAGATCCGGGCGAGCCCGGCGAGGTTGCGGCCCAGCCGGTCCGTGTCGACGTTCCGAAACGCCCGGCGGATCCGCTCCCCCGCCTCGGTCGCGCGTCGGACGATCTCCCGGAACCGGGTGTTGTCGATGCGGTCCAGCGCGCGGCGGGCGTCCTCGCTCGCACCGCGGAACGCGAACCAGATGGCCCGGCCCGCCTGGCGGGCCTCATGCTGGATCTGCTGCAGGCGGGTGCGGGACAGGCGTTCGGCCTCCCGCTGCGCCCGCTGCATCTCCTCGGCCAGGCGGCGGACCTCGTCGCCGTCCGAGAAGCGGGCGATCTCGGAGGCGGCGCGGCGGGCCTGCTGCTCCAGCCGCTCCATGTCCCAGGCGGCCTCGCGGGCCTCCCGGGCGATCCGCGCCAGCTCCTCCGGATCGAACGAGGAGAAGGCCCCATCGGCGTCGCGGGCGGCCCGCGCCAGGTCCGCCATCTCCGCGCGGGACCGGGCGGCCTCCTCGGCGACCCGCCGCAGCTCCTCCGGATCCAGGGAGTCGAACGCGGCGTCTGCGGCGCGGGCGACCTCCGCCAGCCGCTCGACCTGCTGGGAGGCGTCATCGGCGCCGTCACCGATCGCATCAGCGAGCCGCCGTCCGGTGTCCTCGGCCTGCCGGGCGATCCGATCGAGATCATCACCGATCTCATCGACCGCGTCGTCGATCGCCTCCTGCAGGCGGCGGCGCAGGTCATCGTCGAACTCGCCGGTCTCGGCGATGATCTCGACGGCCGCCTCGCCGAGGGTGTTGGCCACCGGGCGCTCCCGACAGGGAGTGGCCCGGCCCCTGGCACAGACGGCGTCTAAATGATCAGGCTAGCCTCCCGACCAGCGGCAGCGCCGCCACTCGCCTTTGCCGTCTGCGGACCGGTGAGGGTGCGTAGCCGGGCAGCCGCCCGGCAATCCCGACACCAGCGTGGGCAGCCACGCCGCTGGAAGGCCGGCCCGGCTTCAAACAGGCCGTGTCCGTGCCACTCCGAGGCTGCCCGCGCACGGGTTGTCCGCGCCTTCGCCCACCCATCACCCATGGGAACGGGGGCAGGGCGTGGACAGCCCCGCCCCTGCGCAGATCAGGCCGGCCGGGCCCGTGGCAGGATCTCCTCGTGTCGATGATCGTCCAGTGCAACGGGTGCGGGAACACGTTCAAGCCCGGCAGCAGCGACCACGCCATCAGCGGGGAGCGCACCAACGGCTTGGGCGGCGGGGGCCTGCCCAACGGCCGGTTCGACTGGTGCATGCCCTGCGCCCAGGTCGCGTTTGAGGCCGTCGCCCAGTGCACGACCGACCGGCGGCTGCGGGAGGCCGGCTACGTGGGGCGGTTCGGCGGCTGACCTGGCGGCAGCCGCAGCGCTCCAGAGGACTGCGCCGCGCCCATCGCGGCCATGAACGCCGCACCCTCCTCCTCGGCCAGCCACTGCTGGGTGCGGGGGCTAGCCGCCCGCAACTCCTGAACGGGCGGGCGGGTCAGCTTGGCGTCGAGCTTGTCCCGCTCTTTGCGGTCCGCGCCCTGAATGAGCCACGCGTACACCAGGTTGCAGGCGCGGGCGGGGGCGCGGTCCACCATCTGCGCCAGGTCCACGCCCCGGCCGATCAGCTCCCCATCCAGCTCCGCCCACCGGGCCAGGGCGGTGGCCAGCAGACGGCCGGTCACCCACCAGGGGCGGCCGGTCGCCTGCAGCACCAGCGTCTCCGCAACCTGGTCCAGGTCCTCGGGTTCGAGGGGGTCGTCGGGGTCGTCCAGCCGCTCCACCAGGACCTCCCCGTCCTCAGGGTCGGTGAGCTCCAGCAAAAGCAGCAGCCGCCACCCGGTGACCTGCTCGATCAGGCGGCTGGTCAGCGGCCACCAGGAGCCGGTCAGCGCATAGACCTCGTTGTCGAGGACGTAGGAGCGGGGCGGGCCGCTCCGGGCGATCTCGGCGAGCAGACCGGCCGGGCCGCCGGTCACCGCCGCCGGCGGGAACCGGCGCGCTGCCGGGCCTTACCAGGCCGGGACGCCGCCGACCAGCGCTTCACCAGCGCCACCAGGACGCGGGTCAGATCCTCCAGCTCGAACGGGTCGTCCGGGTCCTCCAGCCGGTCCAGCAGCCGGTCCCGGCTTTCAGGGCTCAGGGTGCTGTCCAGGAACCGGGTGATGGCCGCCATCCGGTTCGGGGCGGACATGGTCCGCGCCCCGGCGGACATCACCAGCGCGAAGGAGGAGTCGGCGGGGCGGTGCGCAACGTACCGTTCCCCGTCGATCTCAAAGGGCAGCTCCCGGTCCCCCTCATCGGCGGCAGGCCGGTCCTTGGCGCTGGTGGTGAACACCAGCTCCTCGGGCACCGGCGGCAGCTCCAGATCGTCGTCCTGGAGATCATCGGCGGGAGCGGTGAGGGCGTCGTCCTCAAGGGCGTCGGGGGCGGCTGTGCCGGGCATGGGGAGCCTCCGTACACAAGGCCCGGCCCCTGGCCAGCGGCGTCACCGATCAGGCTAGCCGCCCCGCCGGGGATCATCCCGCCCCAGGGGCCGGAGAAGATCAGCGTGGCCGTCCGCCGAGTAACGTTCGACGGAACAACAAATCCGCTATTCCCACTCGTGGACCCGATTGCCGTATTTGCGGGTTTTGTCGCAGCAGGCGGCACCATGACATCCCTACCGGGTAAACGTGAGTTCCGAACGTCAAGACCATTACAGCCAGGTTGCAGATTCTTAACTGCGCGCTTGTGACCTGCGGAAACTCCCCTGCACATGCAGGCGTACGATCGCCGTCTGCGATTCGCCCATCATGTGGGCGTCTGGTGCCTTAGTCTCCGCATCGTCTGCGTCTTGTGACATGCCCGCCTGGTACCCCGCGCCAGGTGGTCATCGCCTGGCGCGGGCCGACCCGGACGCCCGTCAAGCGCCGGGGGAAGGGGGAACCGTCCGTATGGGCGAGCCTCCCGACAAGAGGGAACCCGCTGACCCGGACGAGTGGCGATTCAGGCTGATCCTGGCCCTGCTGGAGCTTGTGCAGCTCCTGCTGTGGATCCTGGGTCTCTGGCTCGCCTCCGGGTGGCGGTAGCGGCCTCGTAAGGGGCCGCGGGGCCTGGTACCGCAGCAGGATGGCCACCCAGCGGGTACCAGGCCCCACTCTTTTCACCGACGGCCGACAGGGTGTGATTCTCAGCCGTCAGCGTGTTGCATGGTAGGCCGGTCACCCGGAACAGTGCGGGACAACGCCAAAGAACCGCAAAGGTTGTTTGTGTCATGTGACCTTGACGCTACCGCCTACCAGAGCGGTGCCTACCGCATCAGCGCAGACGGCGCATCCGACACCACCAGCGCCGCCTCGGGCCGCAGACCCGCCTCACGGTCGGCGACGACCTCCTCCTGTGGGGGCTCCGTCCAGAAGGTTTGCAGCCCCGTGGGGACCCCGACCATCCGCCAGGTGGCCAGGGTGGTGCGCAGCAGACCCCGCAGCGCCGGGTCGATCCCGGCGTCCAGGGGAACATGGTGGGGCCAGCGGGCCGTGCGCAGGGAAACCTGGTCCCGGTAGAACAGCGGGCCGAAGACCTCCTGCAAGCCCCGGCTGCCGACCATGGCGGACCAGGCCCCCGGCGCGTCCGCGTCCGCCTGCCGCCGGTAGAAGCGGCCCACCGCACGGATGTCCGCCCACCACACCACCCACAGGCCGGCCCCCTGGCACGGCCCCCAGTGGCAGGCGACCAGCGGCACCTCCGGGTCGCTCTCCCCCACCCCGGAGGGGCCCTCCCAGACCAGGAAGCCGGTACGGGTGGGCGGCTCGATACCGCCGGCGGTGTGCAGGTCGGCGCTGGCGGCGACGGCCCGCGCGGTGGCCTCGGGCCGTAGGACGTACAGGGCGGCGTCGGCGATCCGCCGCGCTTCCTGCCGCGCGTGCTGCTGGTAGCGGCGGGCGGGCGGCAGGTCCTCCAGATCGGGTGGGACGTCGATGAGCCACGCCTGGTCGCTGTAGCCGCTCAGCCACGCGCGGGCGGCGTGGCTCCTCAAAAAGCCGTAGGCGCCGCGCCGGAGTGTCCAGACGTTTCGCGTGGCGTCCTGGGATGTGGTGGTCACAGGCCGCCGCCTCTCACGGCCTGCACGATCAGGAACCATGCGGCGTGCCCGGCCATGAGCGGGACCACCCTGCGGGTGCGCCAGTACAGCCAGACGTTGACGCAGGCCAGCGCCGCCATGGACAGCGCTGGCAGCCCCATGTAGCCGTGCGGTAGGACACGAATGACGGCGGCCAGCAGGTAGACCTGCCACAGCGGACGGTCGGCCGCGCCCAGCAGCAATACCACGGCGGCCAGGAGCATCTCCTCCCGGACCGCCGAGCCGATCGCCGTGACGACCAGCTCCGCCCCTTGGGAGAGGCCCAGGGCGGCGGCCTGGTCGCGGGCGGCGGTCAGGCCCGGTCCCGGCAGCAGCGACAGCCCGATGGCCAGCCACGCGGTGACCCCGGCCGCCAGGGCCGTGGTCATCCCTACGGCCAGGGCCTGCAGGTGCCCGCCCGGCCCCGCCGCCCACCGCGGCCTGATCCCGACCATCTGGCGGGGCATGTGGTGGTGCTCGGCCACGTCCAGGCATAGCCACACCGTGGCGACCGCCAGGGTGGCCGTGCCCACCACGCGGGCGGCCTCACCCGTGTGGGGCAGCAGCCCGGCCCCGAGCACGGCCAGCGCGACCGCCGCCCAGATGCGGCGGCGTCCGTACAGCCACGCCAGATACGCCAGCCACAGGCCTGCGGCGATGAGGGACAGCGCGGCCGGGTTGACCGGCAGGGTGGGCATCTGCGCCCACCCGGCCAGGGCCGCGAACCGCAGGACGCCCTCCACCAGGTCCCAGCCGAGGAGGATGGTCAGCAGACCGGCCAACGGCGGCCACGCCAGCCGCAGGGACATCGGGGGCAGCCGCCGGTCCGGGGACGGCTGCAGCCACAGCAGCGGCTCCGGCGAGGCCGCCAGCCGAGGAGGAGATGCGGTCAACGGTCCTCTCCCGCCTTCACGGCCACCAGCCCGTACTGCAGGGTCGTGTTCCGCTGGGGCGTCTGCGCGTTCGGCCGCCACGCCCAGGTCGCGGTGACGCCCGGCTCCACCACGTGCACCCCGTCCGGGATCAGCCCTGCGACCTGCTCGTAGGTGCGGGGTTTGACCACCGGTCCGCCCCGGGCGACGAACTCCCGCGCCGCCTCCACCAGGCTGGGCTCGGGGGCGTCATGGGAGATCACCAGGGCGCTCCCCGGCGCAACGGCATCCATGTACTGCCACACGGTCCACGCCGCGTCCCCGTCGTCGGGGATGTGCGGCAGGACCGACGCCAGGATGACGGCGACCGGCTCCTCCAGGTCCAGGGTGCGCTCGGCCTGGTCTAGGACCCGCCGCGGGTCGGTCAGGTCCGCGTCGATGTACTGGCACACCCCGGGCGGGCTGCTGGTCAGCAACGCCCGCGCGTGGACCAGCACGACGGGGTCGTTGTCGACGTACACCACCCGCGCGGTGGGGTTGACCTGCTGGGCGATCTGGTGGGTGTTGTCGTCGGTGGGCAGCCCGGTGCCCAGGTCCAGGAACTGGCGGATGCCGTGCTCGGCCGCCAGGCAGCGGACCGCGCGGCCGAGGAAGGCGCGGCCGTCCTGGGCCATGATCTGGATGTCGGGGAAGATCCGCTTGATCTTGTCGCCGGCCGCGCGGTCGACGGCGTAGTTGTCTTTGCCGCCCAGCCAGTAGTTCCAGATCCGCGCCGAATGCGGCACCGACGTGTCGATCCGCGGGGTGGGCGGCTGCTCCTCACCGCCGGAGCCGCGGGGGATGTCATGGGGGATGTCGTGGGGGGTCACCGCGGGGTCCTTTACACGAAGTCGTAGGTCTGGGACAGGTCGATGTGCTCGGGGTGCAGCTCGCAGTACAGGGCCCAGTGGTCGCTGGCACCCTGCGGGTCCAAGGGGCGGAAATTGCGGACCCCCGGCACGACGGGCCGGGTGGCCAGCATCCAGTCCACGCGGATCCCGCCGTGCCCGGTGGGGGCGCACAGCGACTTGTCTCCGGTCATGAGAGCGAAGTGCTCGGCCAGGTCGGTCAGCCGCCCCTGGTGGATGACCCGCCCGACGATCCGGTCTCCCACCGGCGGCTGGTGGCCGGGGTGGGTGCGGCCGGCCAGGTTGTGGTCCTGGGCCTGGGACCAGTCCGGGTCCGGGTCCAGCCTCCAGTCGCGGGGCATGTGGTTGCCGTCCAACCCCACCAGCCCGATCCGCCGGTTACGGGTCACCCGCCCCAGGATGTGCTGCATCTCTATCGCTGCTGCGGCGGCGCTGTAGGGGGTCAGGTGAGCGGAGCAGAACGAGATCGGGAAGTCCACCCCCGGCACCCGCACCGTGGCGACCCCGAACCCGTACAGGGTGGCGTGGGACAGGGTGGTGTCCCAGAACCGCAGCTCCCACTCCTGGGGAACGGCCACCACGTTCCCGCCGGTCGGGGAGTCCGGGCGCAGCAGCCTCTTGCCCGGCAGGTGCTCTGCGATCATCTCCAGCAGGTCCGGCCGGTTGGGATCGTGGACCTCCTGCAGCAGCAGCACATCGGGGATGCCGGGCCGGTCCGGGTCGCTCGGGGTGAGGGCCGCGCGGCTGATGACGTCCATCAGCAGCGGCCACCGGTCCTGGCGCTCTCCGTTGGGGCCGCGGGTGCCCGCCCGGCAGATGTTCCAGCTCAGCACAGTGATCGGCACAGATCACGCTCCGTTCTCGGGGTTGGGGTGTTTCATTTGCGGGCGACGGCGGCCCACTCGTCCACGTCACCCGCCTGCAGCACGTGCCCGTCCTGCCGCCACCGGCAGGTGGGCACCAGCCCGGGTTCCACGACGGCCAGGCCGTCCAGGAACCGGCCGATGGTGCGGGGCAGCCGCAGCTTGATCAGGGGGCGGGCCCGCCGGTTCCACAGCCGCGCCACCTGCTGCATCAGCTCGGGCTTGCTGACGGCGGTGATGTGGCTCAACGCCAGGTGGCTGCCGGGCGGCATCCCGGCCATGACCTCCGCCACGACGCTGCGGGCCAGGGCGTCATCGCCGAGGTGCGGCAACACCCCGCACATCAGCACCCCCACCGGCCGGTCCGCCTCCAGCAGCGGGACCGTCTCCTCCACCAGCACCCGGGGGGCGGCCAGATCGGCGGCCACCACATGGCAGCCGGCATCGGTCAGCAGCGCCCGGCCGTGCATGACCACCAGCGGGTCGTTGTCGACGTAGACCACCCGCGCGCCGGGCGCGTAATGCTGGGCGACCTCGTGCGTGTTGGTGATGCACGGCAGCCCGGCCCCCACGTCCACGAACTGCCGTATCCCGGCCTCCTCCACCAGGTAGCGGACGGCGCGGATCATGAACTGCCGCCGCCAACGGCCCAGGTCGACCACACCGGGGAACACCTCGGCGATGCGCTTACCCAGAGCCCGGTCGGCCTCGTAGTGGTCTTTGCCACCCAGCCAGTAGTCCCACAACCGAGCCGGATGCGGCGTGACGGGATCGAACCCGTCCAGGTCCTCGTCTTCCTCGTAGCTCATGGTGCCCTTTCACCTGTCGGGGGATCGTCGTGTCTGCTCCATGAGCCGCCGACGGACGGCCGCCCGCTGCGTCGGGGTGGCGTCCTCAGCCAGGGCGGCGACCACCGTGCTCCACAACCCGGGAGGCAACCCGGCGTCCTCCTCGGGGGTGGGGGGAGGGTCCGGCAGCTCCACCACGCCCTGGTCCTCTCCCAGGCCCGGGGGCAGCTCGACCGGCTCGGGGAGGGAAAGGTTCTCCAACGCCGCCAGGACGTCCTGATCCCCCCAGCGGGTGTCGGGCACCTCGATCACCAGGCCGGGATCCGGGAGGCGGCCCAGCAGCCCCGGCAGGTCCTCGTCCTGGCCCTCGGTGGGCCACAGCCGGAACGCCCCGTACAGGGCCCGGCAGATGTCGCCGGCGACGGTGCCGCTGCCGCGCAGGTAGCCCAGCTGCAACGCGGTGATCCGCGTGATCTGCGGGCTGGCGAGATGCCGTTCGATGTCCTGACGCACCCGGGCCAGCACGTCCAGGGTGGCGTCGAACCCGGCCAGCAGCGCCGGGTGATCGTGGCGGGCCCGGTCACGGATGGCCTCGATGGTCTCACCGGATCTCACCAGGGCTCCTTCTCGTCTATAGCCGGTTTCCAGGTGCCGTCCGTGCGCCGGCCCGTGTGCTCGGCCAGCTCGCGATGCGCCGCCGCCACCAGCTCGGCCGCCCACCGCCGCCAGGTCGCACCGACCGCATGGGAGGCGGTCCACGGCCCGAACACGGCGATCAGCGCCCGCAGCCACGCCACCCGCACCAGCACCATGTCGGCGGGGTTGGGAGGCGCGGCGGCCCCGGCGATGTCCAGGGGGTTGTGCTCAGGGCCGCCGCGCCGGCTCAGCACCCCGCCGTGGGCGGGGAGGTCTCTCGCGGGTCGGAGGGGGTCAGCAACTGCTGAACGTGCCGGACGGCGTCCTGCAGGTCGCTGGCCGCGCACACCCAGAACGGGGCTCCGGGCTGACAGAGCCACACCCGCTGGTCGGATGTCCGGCAGAGCGCCCACAACTCCGCCGTTCTGCCGTCCCGGGCGGCGGTCAGACCCAACGGCCGGACGGTGACCTCATGGCCCCGCTCGCGCAGCAGCCGGGCCAGGTCCTCCACCACGGCCTGCCGCAGGTCGCCGTCCAGCCCCTCGGTGGGGGCCGGGCCCAGCACCCCCAGCCCGGTCATGCGGCCATCCCGGCGGGCAGCCGCTTGATCTCGTCGTACAGGTCACCGGCCGCGCCGGGCAGGCCACCGGCCCCCCACTCCTCCACCCGGAGAACGTCACCGTCCCGGCGCATCCCGGCCAGCAGCCGGTCGTAGTAGTAGGCGCCCCCCATGCCCAGATGGACGCGGTGCAGCACCCCGACCGCCCCGGCCGGGGAGTCCTGCATGGCCTCCACCAACCGGCGGACGGCGCGGTCACGGTCGTCGCAGACGCCCACCGCACCCAGACGCGGGGTCTCGCCGGGCTCAACGACCGTCCAGGAGAACATCCCGGTGGGACCCGGCAGGCCCGGCTGCCGGTTAAGGACGGTGGTTGTCGCCGGGAGCAGGCCCGCGCCGGTTCCGCTGGTAGGTTCTGGCATAGCCACGGCTCCTTCGTGGTCAGGCCCCGGGGCCCCGGTGCGCGCACACCGGGCCGGGGTCGCTAGCTGTCGGGGGACGTTCCGGGATCCGGCTGCTGGGCGGCCTGGAGCGCGTCGGCCAAGTCCTGGATGGTGTCGGCGGTCAGTTCGGCGCCGGGGTCGTTCCATTTACGGGCCTTCCATGGCCCGTGTTTTCCACCGGCCTCCAATACGCGCCATATATCCCATTCGTGCCCGTATTCGGCGATCAGCCGCTCGGCGGGGCTGGGCTGAGGTGCGTCCACTGCCATGACCAGCTCCATGACCGTCTCCGACTCCCCCGGCTTGTTCAATGCCGTTGAATGCCGTTGACGGTACGAAGCGTCACCGCCCCGTAACAGCGATGGGGCGTGGCCGTTTGGCCACGCCCCATCCGGAAGGGCTACGTTACGTATCCCTTCACATGTTGATGCCCATGAAGTCGGCCAATTCCCGGGTGCGCTGGCTGGGCATCCGCGGCCGCGCGTCCATCAGCTCCCGTACCGCGTCGCGGGCGTACTGCTGGTAGCGCAGCCAGTGCGGGTGCTCCCGCCGGATGGCCGTCAGGATGTCCTCCGCCTTCTCCACGTTCCCCGTGCGCGCATGAGCGACGGCAAGGTCCAGGCGGTGCCGGTCCCACCCGGACGTGTTGCCCCGTCCCACGTCACGGGGGATTCCCGCGGCCAGCTCCAGGGCCTTGTCGGGGCGGTCGTCCAGCATCTCGATCTCCACGGCCAGCATGGGGCCGTTCATGGGGCCGAACGCCTTGTGCCCCGACAGGTCCTGGTACTGGCGTCCCAGCCGGGTGCCCGCAGTGGAGGCGATCGAGGCGTACTCCCGGGCCTCCTCCATGCGGTTGTTGCGGGCAGCTGCGGCGGCGGCGCGCAGGAACATGTAGCCCCACCCGCACAGCTCATCCGGGGTGGCCTTTGACATCTTGGGCTCGATCTGGTCGGCGGTGGCCACACACAGCTGCTCAACCTCCGACAGCCTTCCCTGCCGCATCATCGCCCATGCCTGGCTGCACACCGCCGCCGCCGCCAGCGGGGTGTGGCCGATCTCCAGGGCGTCCCGCAAAGAGGCGTGCAGCGCGATCAGCGCCAGGTCATGCGCGCGGATCTGGATGAGGTAGCGGCCGGTCAGCCCGGTGATGTCCGCCCGAAGCCGCAGCGCCTCCCGCCGGTCCGGCCCCTCGCTGTCGAAGTAGTCCACGTGGTGATGGGCGCTGCGCACGAGCGCCGGCATCATCTGCGCCAGGTCGTCATACCGGTCCCCGTGGTAGGCCGCCGCGACGGAGGAGATGGCCTGCTTCAAGCTGCGCAGGTCCACCAGTTCCGCATCCGCCGTCCCGTACAGGGGCTTGCCCGCCAGCCCGATCGGGGGGTTGATGGCCGACCGCATGTCCGCCAGCACCGTGTCGTCCACGGCGGCCTCGACGGGTTCCGGGGAGGACGCGGACACGAACCAGACGGTCCGCACTCCTAGCGCCTTGGCCAGCTTGTGGTAGGTCTCCATCCGCGCCGTGCCGCCCTGCTCGATTTTCTTGATCACGGCGAGGCTGAGACCGCTGTGTTCAGCCAGCTCTTCCTGGGTCATCCCCCGGCTGCGCCGGAGGTTACGCACGCGGTCGGAAATGGTACCTTCCTCCATAGGCCCTGCACCTTTCTTGATGTTCCGTCACCATCAGGCTACGGCGCAGGGCCTAATTACGTTAGGGATAGGCCATGACTTCTCCTCAGGGGCTACGTTCCGTATCCCTTTGGCGGGCGGCGTCCGCGAACGGCCACGAACCGCACCTTCACCCGTGGTGCGGCTCGGGTCACAGTGAAGGGCGTCGTAGGGAACCCCGAGCCCTCCCTGGGAGGCCGCCAGTGAAACGGCTGATCGTCGATACGCACGCCGCCTCGTGCTACTTCCGGACCTCGGTGCCCGGTGACGGCCGTAAGGCCCTGGTGCAGATCACCGAGCGCTGCAACCTGCATTGCGCGCACTGCTTCGTGTCCTCCACCCGGGAGGGCCTGGACATGGCCTATCAGGATCTGGTGGAGATGGTGGTGCCGCGGCTGCTGGCGGCCCGGGTGCGTCGCATCACCCTGACCGGCGGTGAGCCGTTCGCCCACCCGGACCTGCTGCGCCTCTGCCGACACCTGACCGGGCTGGGCCTGCCGGTGGGCATCTGCAGCAACGCCACCTTGATCAGCGACGAGCAGATCGCCGAGCTGGCCGCGCTGGGCGGCGTGCACGTCAACGTCAGCCTGGACGGCTTCTCTGCCGACAGCCACGGCAAGTTCCGCGGGAACCGCAGCTCCTTCCAGATCACCGTGGACACCATCCGCCGCCTGGCGGACGCCGGGCTGCTGCAGGGGCTGCTGTCGACCCCCAACGCCCTGACCTTCCCCCGGGAGTTCGAGGAGCTGTGCGCGTTCGCCGTCGAGGTCGGCGCGGAGTACGTGCTGATGAACCCGCTGTCGTCCATGGGGCGGGGGGTCAAGAGCAAGGACCGGATGGCGGCCGACACTGCCGTCATGGACGAGATCCGCCGCCTCACCGACCGGTTCCGCGGCCAGGGCGTCGACGTGGTCCACATCCGCTTCCCCAACGGCGGCCAGGAGGGCAAGCCGCTGAGCGGCTGCGATGCCGGGAAGCTGATCTACGTGTTCGCCGACGGCGAGGTCGCCGTGTGCCCCTACCTGGTGTTCGCCGCCCGCACCCCCCACTCCCAGCATCCCGACAGCGACTTCCTGGTCGGCAACATCTTGGACCCCGCCATCGCGGACACGGCGGTGGCGGATGCGCTGGACGGCTACGACACCGGCCGTCTGGCCATGGGCGTCAACCCCACCTGCACCTCCTGTGGCATGAACAGCCGGTGCGGGAAGGGCTGCCCGGCGGCCGTCATCGCCTCCGGCGGCCGCATCGGCGGCGTGGACACCGGCCAGTGCCCCGTCACCGGCCCTGCTCCCGCCGGTCCGCTGCTGCAGATCGGCCGCCCCCCGACCCGCCCGGCCCGACCGGCTGGGTCGGCATGACCGCGACCGGCCGGTTCCTGGTCCTGGAGGGCCCCAACGGCGTGGGCAAGACCACCACCGCCGCCGCGCTGGCCGACCTGCTGCGCAGCCGCGGGGACCGCGTCCACGTGACCGGTGAGCCCTCGACCGCTCCGCTGGGCCGCCTGATCCGCGCCCACGAGGCCGAGCTGACCGGGCGGGCGCTGGCGCTGGCGGTGGCCGCCGACCGCAGCCACCACCTGGACACCGAAATCGTCCCCGCCCTGGCCGCCAGCGCCACGGTGATCTGCGACCGGTTCATCCCCTCCTCCCTGGTCCTCCAGCAGCTGGACGGCCTGGACCCGCGGGAGGTCTGGTCCTACAACGCCGCGCTGCGGCCGATCCCGGACATCACCGTCTACCTGATCACCGCCCCCGCTACGATCGGGGCCCGGCTCGCCCAGCGGCCCCGCCGGTCCCGGCTGGAACAGGCCGGCAGCCCGGACCGGGAGCTGGCCCTGTACCAGCAGGCACGGCGCTTCCTGGACGGGCAGGGATGGCGGCAGATCACGATCGACTGCCGGGACCTGCCCGCAGATCAGGTGGCCGCGCGGATCCTCGCTCACCTGCCCCGAAAGGACCCGGCACCATGACCCACGGCAGCACGCGGGACACGCGGGAGGTGTCGGTGCTGACCCTCAACATCGGCGCCGCCGCCCGCCCCCGCGCCGAGCAGCTCCTCACCTGGCTGGTCGACGCCGGCCACGATGCCGGCCACGACGTCGTCCTGCTGACCGAGACCAGCGCCGGACCCGGCACCGCCTACCTGCTGGACCACTTCGCCCGCGCCGGCTACACCATCGTCAACACCCCCGACCACGGTGACCGCGGCGCGGCGCTCATCACCCGCATCCCCGTCCTGGACCAGCCGGTGCAGTTCAAGACGGTGACCATCCCCGGGCGGGTGGCCGCCGCCGTGCTGGACACCCGGCCCCGGCTGTGCGTGGCCGCCGTGTACGTGCCCAGCCGCGACCGCAGCACCGACAAGACCGACCGCAAACACCGGTTCCTGACCTCGCTGCAGGACGCGCTGGCGACGCTGCCGGACCACCAGCGGGACGGGCTGCTGCTGGGCGGGGACTACAACGTCATCGCCCGCACCCACCAGCCGTCCCTGCCCGGATTCCTGCCGTTCGAGTACGACTTCCTCGACCACCTGCACGCCCTGGGGCTGGTGGACGTCCACGACCACCATCACCCCGACGCCCCGCAGCCGCACTCCTGGATCGGGCGGACCGGCGACGGCTACCGCTACGACTACCTGCACCTCGCCCGGCCCCTCGCAGGCCGGATCACCGGCTGCGCCTACCTGCACACCACCCGCCAGAACCGGCTGACCGACCACGCCGCCGTCACCGCGACCCTGCGCCTGGACCAAGTCCAGCGGCTTCCGGTCCAGGCCGTCACCGCCGACGACGACCTCGCTCTGTTCTGACCCTCCCCTGACCTCACCGAAACGGAAGTCCAGCTCGTATGGCCGATCGTGCTGCGCTGATGGAACAGTGGTTCGCCACCGCCGCCCGCGACCTGCACCTGACCGTCTGCGGGGAGGCGGTGCGCGGGGTCGGTGACCGGACCCTCAGCGGCCCCGCCGCCACTCCCCGCGGGGACGCCGTCTGGCTCCGCGTGCTGGCGGTCCCGGAAGACCTGGCACACGGCCCTGTGTGGGAGGGGCCGGTCACCTCCCAGGAGGTCACTGGCGTGTACCGGCCACGGCTGATGCACTGCCTGACCTGGGCCGAGCACGGGCATGTGGTCCGGGCGGAGGTTTGGAAACGGATCATCGAGCCGGCCTGTGCCGCGCACGAGACCCTGACGAACGATCCGCGGCTGCCCGCCGGATGGTGGGAGCGGCTGCACGCCTCCCTGGACCGGCTCGCCGAGCATCCCACCCAGCGGATGCCCCGCCCTCCGGAGCAGATCACCGTGGCGCTGCGGCAGGCGTACGGGCCGGACGTCCCCACGCGGGTGGAGCGGTGGGTGACGCAGCACGGGGACCTGCGCTGGTGCAACCTCACCCGTACCACCCCCTACCTGCTGGACTGGGAGTTGTGGGGGCTCGCCCCCGCCGGCACCGACGCCGCCACCCTGTACTGCACCAGCCTCCTGGTCCCCCACGTGGCCGCAGAGGTCTACCGGCAGTTCCGCCATGTGCTGGACAGCCCGGACGGCCGGATCGCGCAGCTGTGCGTGTGCATCCAGCTCACCCGGCACCCGGACTGCGGGCCGCTGCGGGAGCCGTTGACCCGGCTGGCGTATCGGCTCCTCACCTACGCCTGACCAGCCGCAGGGCGGTCAGGCGTGGGACAGGGCGGCGCGGACCAGGGAGTCGTAGGTGTCGCTGGTCCGCTCCAGCCCCACCTCCTCGCCCAGCGACCGCGCCCACTCGTCCAGCTCGGCCTGCACCGCCTCCCCCGACTCCTGCGGCCTGACCACCCGCTCCAGCTCCACGAAACAGCCGGCGTGCTCGACCTCGTCCACGCAGATGCCGATCTCTCCCAGGCGGCCGGTGCGGCGCCGTTTGACGATCCGCACGGTCGGCCGCCAGCCCATCAGCTGTAGCGCCCGCGCCATCTCCTCCCGGTCGGCCACGGTGGTCTCGTGCTCCAGGCACGCCATCTCGTTGTCCACCGGCTGCTTGACCGTGAACAGGTGGACCCCGTCCTGGGTCCGCAGCCGCGCGAACGCGATCCCCACCTTGGAGTCCCCGTACGACCAGGACGCCGGCGCGAACGCCTGGTCGTCCTGCAGCACCGGGAGGGACAGCAGTACGCCGCGGGCCGCCAGCGCCTTCTCCAACGCCGCCACGTCACCGGCCCGGTATTTGACCTCGATCTCCTGCACCAGCCGCCTCCTTGTTCACAAGGACCACGGCAGCCTAACCAGCCTCACCGCCGGGGCGCGGCCTGTTCCGGCCATCCCACCCAAGACCTGGGGTCAGCGCTCGACCACCGGGTAGGGCACCGTTTGTCGCAGTGCCCGTACCAGCCACTGGTCTCCGGGCATCCCGCGGACCTGCCGGGCGTAGACGATCCGGCCGCCGACCTCGAACCGCAGGAACTGGGCGCGGACCGGGCGGATGGGGCGGCCGCGCGGCCCGTAGATGCCGGTGCCCTCGTGCAGCCACCAGCCGACCTTCGAGGGTGTCCAGACCCGGCCGATCACGAGGGTGCCGCGGGTGCGGACGCTGCTGGTGATGCTGGCCCGGGTCGTCCCCGTGCGGACCCGGATGTTCAGCTTGGCCCGGGTCTCGGTGCGGCGGGTCAGGGCGGTGACGTGGTCGTGCACCGGGCCGCCGGGCTGCCGCAGCAGCCGATCGAGAGCGGCCCGGTCCAGCCGCACCCTGGCCGCCATCTCAGCCTCCTCGCCTGCCCGCACGGCCTGAGCGGGCGGGGCGGCGCGGCGCCGCTTGGGTGCGGGCGGCGTTCCTGGCGCTGGGCGGGTCCACCCGCCGCGCGGCGCTCGTTCGTACCACCCGCGGAATCGGGACGGGCTCCCCGTCCAGGGTGGCCAGGGAGAGTTTGCCGTCTGCGGCAGCGCCCAGCACGGCGGGGGTGACGTCCAGTTCCTCGACGTGCCCGCGGCGCTGGCCCAGGACGTTGGTCTGCCAGGTGGCGATGACCCGCTCCGGCATCCCCTCCCCGCTACCCGGCTCGGAAGCGGCGACGGTGGTGGCGGGATCGGTGGGGGCGGTGGGGTCGGTGGAGCTGGCCGGGGCGGTGGGCTCACTGCTCATGATCATGAGCATAGCCGCTGGTCAGCTCGCCGCCGGGGGAGGTCAGGTGATGCCGCAGCGGGCGGCCAGGCCCCGCAGTGGTGGGCTGGTGCGCCCGGACAGCAGCAGCCCGGACACCAGATCACGGACGGCGGGGCGGGCGTGGGTTTCCTCCGGTGCCGCGCGTTCGGCGGCCAGCAGCGCCCGCAGGCATTCCTCGCGGCGCCCCCACTGCGCGAACGCTCGGGCCATGTCGGTGTGGTAGCGGGCGCGGCGTTCGACGGTGGGCAGGCTGCCGGGGTGGATGGACCGGCCGGCGGCGATGGCGGCTCCGGGGTCCCCGGCGGAGTACTCGGCGGAGATCCGGTGCAAGGCGACTGCTGCGGCGCTGAATCCGCCGCCGTGGTCCCGCAGCAGGGTGCCGCCTCGGGCGGCCCCCAGGCGGCCGGCGATGGCGGCGGCGTCGTCGGTGAGTTCCCGCATCCCGGACCGGTCGCCCTGCTTGGCGAGGGTGTAGGCGGCCGACATGAGGAGCAGCCCCCGCTCAGCGGTGTGGGCGGGATCGTCGGCGCGTAGCCCGATCGTGTCGGCGGCCGACAGCACGAGCGAGGCGGCCTGGTCGTACCAGCCGGCGCGGCGAGCGAGGATGGCCAGGTTCCGGGCGGCCTCGGCGGCGGTCAGGGGCTGGTCGGCTGCGCTGGCCAGCAGCCGGGCCCGATCGGCGGCCATCCACCCCAGCTGCGGATCATCGAGTTTGATGAGCATCCGGGTGGCCAGGATGTAGGTCTGCGCCAGCACGGCCGCCGCCTCGCGGTCATCGCGGTCATCGGCGGTGGTGGCGTGGGCGTGGGCGAGCAGGCGGGGCAGGACGTCGGCCAGCCGCCCGTACCGGCAGGCGTGAAAATCGCTCAGCGCTGTGGTGAGCAGCGCGCGCAGCCGGTCGACCGGCAGCGGCGCCGGCGGCTGGGGGTGCAGGCCGAGCATCGTGTCCCGCAGGCGGCCGACCAGCAGTTCCCCCGTGTCCACCGGCTGAACGGTCACCGGGGCGGGCAGGCAGGGCCCGACCGCGGCAGCAGCCGTCACCGCCAGGTTGGCCAGCAACTGCCGTCGCCGCACCGGATCGTCACCGCCCTCCCGACCGCCGCCTCTGGCCACAGTAACCCCACCGGCTGCCGCCGTCCCGGCGGCACCACCGGCAGGTCCCGGGGCGGGCGCCAGGCCCAGCAGATGCGGAGGGATCTGGAGGGCGTCGGCGAACCGCCGCAGCACCACCACATCGGTGAGCGGGGCCACGCCGCGTTCGTAGCGGGAGACCTGGGACGCCGAATACCCGCACAACGCGCCGAGCTGGGCCAGCGTGAGCCGTCGCGCCTGCCGTGTAAGCCGCACGATCGCGCCGACGTCCCCACTGGCCCGCGCCTGACGCATCTCTGGCGTCGACCACAGCTGATCGTCCATCGCCGCCCCCCGGTGGGCAGACCGACTCCCCGGCCAACGTAGACCACCCCGTGATCATCGACCAGGGCCTTTGCATAACCGGCAAACCGTTTGCGCACCGGGACATGCGGCCTCGCTCGCGGCGGCGTGATGACGGTTCATAGGACTCATCAGCCCTCCGACATGAGGCAGTCGCCATGACGATCACGCACCCCACCGCCACCGCTGCCGGCGAAGCCGCACCGACCGCCGAGATTCCCGCCGACCTGCGATCCCAGGGCGTGAGTCACCCGGTGCCGTGGACGACCACCGAAACCGCGCGTGAACTGGCCGGCCGGGTACTGGCCGACCACGCCGCCGCCCGGCGGGAGATCATCCGCAACCCCCACCTCGACATCGGCTGGTTCCGTGACGCGGCCGCCAGCCTGCTCGACGCCGTCCAGGCGGTCATCGGCCCGGCCGTGGCCATCGAGAACACCTTCCTGGTGATCAAGTGGCCCGGAACCGCGTTCGAGGTCCCCTGGCACCAGGACGGCATCGACCGGCGGATCGAGCTGGACCCCGGCCGGTCGGTGGCGGCGTGGCTGGCCCTCACCGACGCGACCCCCGCCAACGGCTGCCTGCACATCGCCCCCGGCTCCCACCGCCTCGGGTACCTGCCGTACGAGCTGGAAGACGATCACGGGGCCGCGCGCGGCAGGGCAGGCCGCTCCGCAGGCTTCACCGGAGAGCACGAGGCGGTCGCGATCCCCGTCGCTGCGGGCGACGCCGTCCTCATGGACGTCCGCCTGCTGCACCGCTCCGGCAGCAACACCACCGACCAGGCCCGCGTCGGGCTCAACGTCCGCTACGTCGCCCCCGGCGGCCTGCGGATGCGCGACCACACGACCCCCAGCCTCACCCCGCTCACGGGAACCGGCTGGTGACCACCCACCTCAACCCAAGGGAGCAGCCCATGCACACGCCCACCACCACGGCGACGGGCGCCGTCGACCTCGACCACCTCGACGGCCTGCCGATCCGCATCCGCGTCCTGGTCGGCGCCGACGCCGACCCCGTACGGCTGGCCGGCAAGACCCCGATCGCCAAGTCCGACTGCCGCTACTACTGCCCGGACAAGGCCACCGCCCAGCGCGTCATCACCGCCCTGCAGGCCTCCGACGAGCGGCTGCGGAACCGCCCCGAGGAACTGATGCTCTGGGACTGGGAGTGCACCTGGTGGGAGCCCGAGCCCGGCAACCCCAACGGCGGCGGGACCGTCCACCTGGGCGTCGCTTGGTTCGACCCCGCGTTCTTCGCCGACCGCCGCGACGCCTGGTTCGGCGCCATGCACACCCGCATCTACCAGGAGCTGGGCGTGCCGCTGGAGAACATCACGGTCACCCACTGGACCGCCCTCACCAACTGACCCCACCCCACCCCACCGGACACCCTCCGGCCGGAACACGGCCGGAGGGTGCTCGCTTTCCTGTATCTTCGGTCGCCTGGCCTCTCCCAGACCTTCCACCGGCCACACTGGTCACTGCACTGTCGCCGTGACCGAAGGGGCCGCTCGTGAACCCGATCCTCACCCGTCTCGGGCTCGCCGACCACGACCCGCAGCTCCTGCACGACCGCAGAGGCACCACCCTCTACCGGGCCGGCGACACCGCCGTGAAGATCACCAGCGGGCTCATGGCCGGCAGGGAGGGCGAGATCCTGCGAGTCCTGGGCGCCGAGCCCTACCGCGACCACGGCTGGGACGGCGAACGGTCCTGGCTGGCCCTCCGCTGGATCGACGGCATCAGCCTGTGGGACGCACTGGACCCCGCCCACCAGGACGTCACCCCCGCCACCCGGCACCGGATACTCACCAAAGTCGGCGCGGCCGTACGCGCCCTGGCCGACCTGCACGCAGTGGGCTGGACCCACGGAGACCTGCAACCAGACCACATCATCTTCGAGGGCGACACCACCCACCTCATCGACCTGGCCTGCGCCCAAGGCCCGGCCGACGTGCCGTTCTACGTCCACCGAGGCGGCCTGGCCCACACCACCGCACCCGAGATCGCCACGGCGATCCTGACCTCCGACGACCACGTCGCCACCACCCCCCAGGCCGACATCTGGTCCCTGGGGGCCTCGCTCTGGTGGTCCTGGACCCGTACCACGCCGATCGCCTACACCGACCCGGCCGCCCGGCGCCCGCAGCTACTGGCCGACGTCGCCGCCGCCCGCCGCGCCGACCTGACCTCCACCCGGCCGTGGCCGTTCCCCCAACTCGAAGAACTCATCATGGCGTGCCTGGCGGCCGACCCCGGCAGCCGGCCCACCGCCAAGGAGCTGGCCTCCCGATTCCCCCGGGCCTGAGCGGGATGCCTCAAGCGCTCGTCGGAGGGCGTTGTTGCGGACCTCGGCGGCGGAGGTGAGGGCGGCGGCCAGGTCCTCGCTGGTGTAGCCGGCGGGCAGCAGCAGGGGACTCGGCTCCTCCCGGCCCGGGTCCTCGTCGTGCCACCAGGGATAGCCGAGCGGGCACCGGTACCGCAGCACCCCACCACGCAGCAGCTCCGGCATCGGCAGCGTCCTGACGGGCAGCGGCTCCTGGACGTCCCGGCGCCGTGCGGCCAGGACGTCGTCCATCCAGTCCGGTTCCAGACGAGCCAGAGGGGAGACCAGGACGGCGTCCAGCGGATCATCGCCCTGGTCCGGCGTCCTACGGTGGGTCACGTCGGGCAGCCTACGCGGGTCAGCCGCACTCGCCCCGCTGCTTCTTCTGGGCGGCGAGCTTGTCGACCCCGAGCCGATACCCGTCGAGGGTCTTCTTGTCCGGCATGAACCCCCACCGGCCGCCCTCGTACACGTACCGATAGGAGAACTTGAAGCCCAGCCGGTCGATCCGCACCGTCGCGGTGGTCTTGTCCGCCGACAGCCGCACCGCCTCAACCTTCATCGGCACGTTCTGCGCCGGCTGCGGGCACAGCTCGAACAGCCGCACATAGTTCTGCTGGCTGAGAACCTTCTGTGCCTCGGGGGCCCACAGCTGCCAGGTGCCCTCATAGTCACCGGCAGCGTAGGCGTCGGCGTGCTCCTGGGCGGCCTGGCGGGCGGCGGCCTCCGTCTGCGGCTGCTGCGGCGCCGACGAGGCCGGCGCCGGGGCGGCCTTGGACGGGGCGGCAGCAGCGTCCCCTCCGCCGGAGCCGTTCCCGCCGCACCCCACGGTGACGACGGCAAGAACCGGCAGCAAGACAGCAGACAGCACCCGACGCATCAAGAACCCCCACAGGTTTCGGACGCCCAGACAGGGCGCCGACTCGACGGCCCGCACGCTAACAACAGCCGCACCCGCCGCACCGCCGGAACGCCCGAACACGAGCGTGGCTGGGACAGGACAGCAGAGCCAGGGACTTTCCAATGAAAGTGACACAAATCCCTGCAATACGGACAACTCTTGCGTTTGCGCCATTAACACCTTGTGAAAGCCTTCGCAAGGCCTGTTGCCACAAGAAGCGGTAAGCACTTGTGCAAGCACATCAAAGTTGTGGCACTCTTGGTCGACACAAGATATAGCCCCGCGCGGTAGGCGCCGCCGGGGCCGTGGTTCGTTCCTTGTGTGGAAGGAAGAACGTGGCTGAGCGTAGCAACGCCTTGTGGCGCGTGCAGCGATACCGCCCACACGGCTTCCCTGCGTGTCTTCTCTGCAAGATCACCGAGCGCGGCGACCGCCTCAAGGTAAAGATCATCCGGAGAGTGGATTGAGCCGCCGCCGGTTCAGCGGCTCCGAGCGCGTTGCCTTGTACCTGGCGGCCGGCGGAGCATGCACGTCTTGCGGCACCGAGCTACTCCCGGGCTGGCATGCCGATCATGTTCATCCATACTCGCGCGACGGCGAGACCGACGTGATCAACGGTCAGGCTCTCTGCCCCGCCTGCAATCTCAAGAAAGGCAGCTCAGTGACCGAATTGCGCAGGTGGCAGGCCGATGCTCTGGTCGACCTGCTCCGCAACCCTTCCGACTTCCTGTGCGTCGCCACCCCGGGGGCGGGCAAGACCACCTGGGCGCTTACCGCGGCCCGCAAGCTGATCGAACGAGGAGAGATCACCGGCATCATCGTCGTTGTTCCCACCTCGCACCTGCGTCGCCAGTGGGCCACCGCAGCCGCGCGTATGGGCATCCAGTTGGACCACCGCTTCACCAACGGCAACACGGTCGTGGCCAAGGACTTCGATGGCGTCGCCGTCACCTACCAGACCGTGGCGGCCAGTCCTCTGCTGTGGCGACGCATCTGCACCACTAAGCCCACTCTGGTCATCCTGGACGAGGTGCACCACGCCGGCGACGACGACCACTTGACGTGGGGTCCGGCACTCAAGAACGCGTTCGAGGAGGCCGCCCGGCGCATCTTGCTGTCGGGGACCCCGTTCCGCTCAGACCGCAAGGCCATCCCCTTTGTACGCTACGACGAGGAACGGAAGGCGGTCCCCAGCTACAACTACGACTATGGGCAGGCCCTCATGGACAGAGAGGTTGTACGGCCCATCGCCTTCCCCGCCTTGACAGGCCAGGTTCGCTACCGCGAAGCCGGCGCCACGGTCTCCCTCGACCTCGCCGATGCCGATGACGAGAGGCTCAGCAAGGCGCTGGCATCCGCGCTCAACCCGACCGGAGAGTGGATCCCTTCGGTCCTGCGACGTGCCGACGAGGAGTTGACCCGCCAGCGTAGTGAGGTGCCCGATGCCGGCGGCCTGGTAGTCGCCGCCGACCAGGGCAAGGCCCGAGCCTACGCGCAGATCCTCGCCAGGATCACCGGAGAGGAGCCGACGGTGGCGATCTCCGATGACCCGGACGCTTCCGAGCTGATCAGCCGGTTCGCCAAGGACAGCACGCGTTGGATCGTCGCCGTCCAGATGGTCTCCGAAGGCGTCGACATCCCACGCCTGGCGGTTGGTGTCTACGCCTCCCGCATCCGGACGGAGATGTTCTTTCGCCAAGTTGTCGGGCGCTTCGTTCGCATGCGTGGTACCGAGGACGAAACGGTCGCGACCCTGTTCATCCCCTCCGTCCAGCCTCTGTACGGGTACGCCCAGGAGATCGAGAAGACCGTCAACATCGCCCTGGCCGAAGAAGAGGAGCGTGTGCGGCAGGAGCTCAAAGAAGGCGGAGTTCAAACCTCCCTGCAAGTCGACCTCGTTGAGCCGCTCGACTCCTCCGAGGCCGTCCACCACGCCACGATCCTGTCGGGCGAGGAGTTCACCGAGGCTGAGCTGCAACGCGCTAGCGCCGCAGCCGAGCAGGTCGGGCTCCCCTCCAGCGTCTCTCCCGCCCAGGTCGCTCAGCTGCTGCGGATGGGAGGCGCCGGGCGAGTCATCGGTACAGCCACCGTGCAAGCCCCTCATTCCGGGTCCGATCAGGGTCGCACGCTGGCGGACCAGAAGGCCACGCTCCGACGCCTCATCAATAAGAAGGTCGGCAGGCTCGTGTACGCCACTGGCCAACAGCACTCTCACGTGCACGCCACCCTGAACCGGATCTTCGGCGATGACGCCAAGACCGCAACCGTTCAGACGCTGACCGGGCGTCTGGACCAGCTCGACAAGTGGCTGGAGCAGGCATGAGCCCGAAGGCCAACGCGGTCTTGGTCGAAGCGCTCAGTTCATCCCTCAGGTACGGAGGAAACGCCCTGAAGCAGGTCCCGGACCTGGTCAAGCAGATCCTTGCCGAAGGGGCTTGGCGAGAGTTCGTGACACCACGCGGCGAGCTTGTCCGTCATGACCGGTTCGTGGACTTCGTCACCGCTCCGCCGACAAGAGGTATCGGCGCGACGGTGGACCTGGTGCGTCGGCTCGTGGCGGACGACACGCAAGCGCTCGACCTTCTCGATCAGGCGTTGCAGAATCCATCATCTCACCATGCCGGTAATAATATACCCAGCAGGCCAGAGGGGACCTCGCAGGCGAAGGCGCTTCGGCGCCTACGCAAGGACAGGCCAGACCTTCACGCCCAAGTCCTCGCCGGAGAACTCTCCGCACACGCAGCCATGATCAAGGCTGGGTTCCGCCCCAAGACCTTCACCGTCCGCGGCGATCGCCCCGATTCGATCGCCCGCACCCTCCGCAAGAACCTGTCACCCGAGCAGCTCGCAGAGCTTCGGCAACTGCTGGATGAATGACCTTCGGTTTTGGGGGTTCCAACGATCTGACTGCGGACTACCCCTGTGCGGCAGCCCGGTGGGTCAAGGGGTGTCCTCCGGGTCGGGGCAGCACTCGGTGAAACGCACGTACACGGTCTGCTGGCCGCCGGCGCAGCCGCCGTCCGGACCCATCGGCGTATACTCCCCCGCCATCACGTCCAGGCCGTCGTTGCCAGTGTAGGGGAAACAGCAGGCCAGGGCCTGCCGCATCGCAGCCGCGTCCGACAGGAGCTTCTCCGCGTCATCGAAAACGTCGGCGCAGCTGGGCGGATTGCCCTGGTCGTCCAGCACCGACACGCACCGGTAGACGCCCATCACCAGCTCCATACCCCAGCCGCCGGCAGCGTCGCAGGGCTCCAGGGTGGTGGACGGCTGCGGAAACCGGGCAGCGGTCGTCGGGTAGATCCTCCGCACCTGCACCCACGCCTGCCCCTCCCCCTCCTCACAGCCGCAGCAGTGGTCGACGGGAACCGTGGCGCCCGGATACACGCAGCAGCGGCAGGCCGCCCCGCCCACCGTCCCGGGCAGCTGCGCGCACAAGCAGTTCAGCAGCCGCTCCGCGAGCGGCATCACGGCATCGGTCACGGCCACGTGGTTCTCCTCGGGGGCCGGTAGTCGGGGCTGTAGACGCGGGAGCGGCCGGTCAGCCGGTGAGGGTTGACGGCCTTCACCCAGGTGTCAACCTCAGGGATCCCGGTCAGGCCCTGCTCCAGGAAGTCCATCGGGTCCACGACGGTCATCTGCACGCCGTCGCGGGTGATCTGCTGGACCCGCTTCGGAAGCTGGCACGGCCCACCTGTGCAGGCTTTGAGGAGTTCGCAGGCGTAGACGCCGGCGGCGTACTGTCCGGCCGGAGGGACCGGGACGCCCCAGGTGTAGGTGACGGCGAACGCGCCCGGCGCGTCGTGCGGCATCTCCAAGTCCTGGCAGTCCGGCCAGCACTCCCCGTCCGTGCGGATGAGGAGGCGGTGGTCGTCCACCCGGTAGCCGCCCGGGTCCACCAGCTGCCCGTCCACCCATACCTCGGTCACGTCATGGACCGGTGCCGGGAGCAGGACCTCGCACAGCGGGGAGCAGCCGCATTCGGTGGTGCAGGTGCCGCAGCGGGCGTTGCACCAGACGCCGTCCCGCATGTACGGGATGAAGGGCGGCGCGGCGGGGCTGCCCGCCCATACCGGCAGCGCGGCCTGGTCGGCGCACTTGCGGCGGCACGGCCGGACGGTCACCGGGCACAGGCCGAAGCGCATTCCGGTCAGCCGCCACAGGATCTCGGTGGCGACGCGGCGGGCGAACTCCCGGTCCTCCTCCGAGGCGTCCTCCCATGCGTCGCAGCAGCCGGCGTCGATCGGCCACTGGCAGGGTTCGACCCGGATCGCCACGCCGCCCTCCTCTCCGTGATGTGTGGTGGTGCGCCCGCCCCGCACACGCCCGAGCCCTCGGGCGGGCGCACCACGCCTTACCGCCGCCCCGGATACCTGCGGGGCGGGACCGGCGGCGGGGTCTGCTCGTACGGGCTGGGGCGGGTGAACCGGCCACGAACGAACCGCCCCGCAGCCCCCCGCCAGCTGGTGGGCATCGTGCTCAGGAACGTCCCGCTGGTGGGGAACCCGCCGGCGTGGATGACCTTGACGTCCGGGGCCCGCCAGCCGCCCAGCCCGGCGAGGTTGCCGTACAGGGTCCGTTTGTGCACCACGTCCAGGCCCTTGCCGACCTCCAGGGCGGCGAGCATCCCTGCCTTGTCCACCGGCATTGGGACGTGCAGCTCATACGACAGCGGATCCGGGCAGCCGAGGCTGGCCAGCAGGTCCCGGGTCTCCCGCATCCCCCGCAGGTACGCCCCAGAGGAGCGGCGCGCGTAGTACACCTCCACGTCGCGCACCGGCCCGCGGTGCAGCACCGGCACCCGATCGATGGGCCGCATGACGTAGATGTCGTCGTTGCTGAGGATGAACGGGTCGCTGATGTCGGGGTGCTCGCACGCCACCCGGACCGCGAGGGTGCTGTTCTGGTACTTGGTGCCGGTCTGGCGGGTGGGGATGTGCTCCACCCCCACCGCCCAGGACGGCCGGTACCCCACCAGCCAGATCCGGTCATGCGGCGCGTGCGCGGCAATGCTGCGCAGCGCGAACCGCAGCTCCTCGGCGGGCTCCCCGACCCGGACCGGGATCACCCAGTCCATGGCCGTTAGGACTCGTCCACGGTCAGCGGCTGGCACCCGCACAGCACCGGCGGAGGCGCGATGGTCGTCAGGTGCATGTCCATGTGGTCCTTCGGCCCAATCGGGGTCAGCAGCGGCCCCGCGGTGTTCGTGGCGTTGACGGCGTCAACGTTGTACGGGCCGACGCCCCATCCGCTGCCGGCCTTCGTCCGGCCGCTGAATGTGAATGTCGTGGCGTCGTTTTCGATGGTGAAATCACCGATGACCCCGGACGCGACCCAGGGCAGCAGGAAATACCCCCAGGGCTTGGCGCCGGTCACGCCGCACGCCTGCCCGGGAATATCCGACCAGAGCTCCAGCGCGAACCCCTCGTCGCACTGGACCTCACTGCTGATGCGGTTACCGACCGCCTCGCCCGCATGGTCGAGCACCGTCTCGTACCCGGTCATCAGGCTGAACAGGTCGGGATCCACGGCACAGAACTGGGCCTCGATGTTGATCCACCGCAGCTCCGGGCACCCCTGGTCCGAGATGCACAGGGTCCCGTCGGCCTTGCGGACCTCGATGTCCTCGCCCTCGGCGATCTCCGGGCTGAACTCGATGGACACGAACCCATCGGTCACGACCTGAGAGCACTGGCCGGGGACGGGGACGCCACATACGTCGACCCTGGTGGCGCGCAGGCGCCGGCCGCGGACGCTGTTCCAGCAGACAGTCATGGGGCTGGACCTCTTCTGGAGACCCGGCCCCTGGCCAGCGGCTCAATGCCAGATTATCGCCCCGGCCCGCCTATTCCACGGACCCGCTACCGGCGCACTTTATGCTTTATCGTGTTGCGTTCTGCACGCTATGCACGGCGTTTCATGTTCGCTATTTATCGCCGTGTTGCATTGTGTGCTTTAGACTGCTGTCAGATAGCTGCTGGCCAGGGGCCGAGCCCACACCGGGGAGGACCCCGCGATGGCCAGCCCACCCCCACCCGAGTTCTGGACGGTCGCCGAGGTCGCCGCGCAGCTGCGGGTCCACCCCGTCACCGTCCGGCGCCTGGCCGCCGCCGGACAGTTCGCCGGCGCCGTCAAGGTCGGTCGGCAGTGGCGTATCCCCGCCGGCTCCGTCCCCGCCACGAACGCCACGGGGGTGGCGGATGGATGACGTCCGGCGACGTCTCGCCCAGGCCGCCCGGGTGTGGCTGCGCGCCGATGAGGATGCGGCCCGGCAGGTGACCACCCACGGCGTCTGGCAGGCGCCCATGCCCGCCGTCCCGCTGGCCGGGGAGGAGCCGGAGATGGTCGCCGTCTATGGGAAGGACTGGCCCTGGCTGGAGGCCGCCCGCTGCATCAGCCCCGGCGACGCCCGGCACATCGCACGTCACCACCCCGCCAGGGTGCTGGCCGACGTGGAAGCCCTGCGACAGGTGGTCGCGCTGTGCGAGACGGAGACGGCGGAGACGGATGGGCTGCCGCTGGCGATGCGGATCCTGGAACTGCTGGCCCGGGACAACACGGCCCGCCAGGAGCAGCCGGTCCGGTAGCGATGGTGGCGCATCCATAGGCGGCGCAACCGGTAGCCGCAGCCCTCAGTCGCTCCCGTGCCGAAGAACTGCTCCCGGCCACATGGGGCTCGAGTCGCAGGTATGAGGCCCCTGCGCAGGTGTCCGCCCCCAGGTCTGTATAGGAGAGGCTGGGCGCGGGCTACTCCTCGCTGTCCGGGTGTGCCTGGCGCTGGTGGGAGCGGAGGGCGCGTTCACTGCCGAAGTCGCGGGTGCAGACGCCGCACACCAGCCGACCGTCGTCCTGGACGCTGGCCGTCTCCTCCCGGACGGCCTCCTGTGGCTCCGACTGGGGCTCCGGCTGGGGTGCGGGTACATACGGCTGGCCCTCGACGCGGGCGTCGAGCAGCAGTTCCTCCGGAACGTGCTCGAACAGGTCGGCGGGGACGGCGAACTCGTGCGGTGAGACGGTGCGGATCTTGGGGGTCTGGGAGACGGCCCAGCGGGCGAAGTCGCGGCGCCGCTGGGCGGCGGGCTGGACGCGGATCACCGCAGCCACGGCATCCTCCATGTCATCAGGGGCGGACAGAGACGCGAATGGCGCAGACGGTGCAGGTCGTGGCGGGGACGTAGGTGCGCTCGGCCAGGACACGCCGGTCGTTGTACCTGCGGTCGATGGAGGCGCCGGGACGGTCGGGGATGACATCGATCGGGCCGCGCCGCACCACCACCGGCCCGGAGGCATACAGCCACACCTCCCCCGCCGGTGCCGGTGTCCCGTCCGGCCCGCTGTTGACGGCGGAGTAGCCGGAGCCGACGATCACGCAGTTCCCCGCCAGCGTCCGCAGGCTGGCGCCGTCGCGGTGGGCGAGGTTGCAGCAGCCCAGCAGCGCCGCCGCCCCCGCCGGCACATGCAGGGTCCCGATACCGCCGTACAGCTCGGCCAGGCAGCCCTCCAGCGCGGCGACGCCCTCCGCCAGGGACACCGCCCCCGCGGCGGGGGTCAGGTCCGCGGCGCGGGGGGCGAGGTGGTAACGCCAGAACGCGGACTCGACCGCCTGCTGCTCGCCCAGCTCCAGGGCGGCGCGGACATGAGCGACGGCCTCCTCATAGGACCAGCCGGGGGTGGAGCACTCCACCCCCGTATAGACCGTGACCGGCTGGGCCGCCTCGGGGAGGGGACGGCAGAAATGCTTGCCCCCCGGCGGAGCGCCGGGCGACTCCGCCCCCGGGGACTCCTCCCCCGGGGATTCCTCGGGCGGGCACCAGTCGGTGTCCAGGACCGGGCAGCACCCGAGCGCCATCCACTCCACGCCGAGCAGCTCGTGCGGGTCGGTGACGTCGAGCACTGTGGTGCAGCCGCCGAGGATCCCGTACGGCAGCGGCCTGCCGCCGATGGCCTCGACCCGGCGCTGCATACCGGCCGGTGGCATCCGCCCACCTCCTCACATGGGGATTTGGCGCCGGGGCACGGGGCGGTCCGCGCCCCGGCGTTCCTGAGGGTCACGGGGGGTCAGGCGATGGGGCAGGTGATGCCGATCTGCTCCCCGGTACGACCGTCGGGGCAGACCGGGACGGTGACGATCCGCGCCTCGTCGTTGCGGGCGATCAGGGCCACGCACTCCTCGCTGAACAGCGCGGTGTAGTCGTTGGTGGAGAACTTGGCGCTGTCGTGGATCACGCCCAGGCTGATCTCGCCACCGCGGCCGGCCTCGAAGGTCCCGGCCGGGTAGATGAGGAACCGCATCTGCGCCGGCCAGTCCGCCGCGGGGGTGGCGCCGCCGATGTCGGTGGGCACGGCCGGGCCCAGGCCCCGCGCCCACTGGACGGACACGCCCAGGCGGGCGAACGCGTCGATGATGCACTGCGGGGAGACGTCGCAGGCGGAGACGCCGTTCTGCCGGGCGATGTCGGCGAGCATCAGGCCGCGGCTCCACCAGGGGAAGACGACCTCGATGTTGATCGACTCGCACAGCGACAGCCGCTCGGTCATGTCGGCGGCCTGCAGCGCGACCGCCGCGAAGATCGCGGAGAACGCCCCGAACGTCGCGGGGATCGTGACCGCTGTGGACTGGGCGACGGCCTTGGTGAACAGCTCCTGCTTGATCCGCATCTCGTGCGCGATCATCGCGAGCCGCTGGTAGTGGGCGACCAGCTCCGGGAAGTGCCGCTGCGTCAGGATGCCGGACTCCAGGCAGACGCCGACCGCGTCGCAGCGGACCTCGACGGGGTCCGGGCAGGGAATCTGAAAGCACGGCTTGGTCGCGCCGGAGATGTCGTCGGCCTCGGTGTGCACCCAGGTCATCGCCCCGACGTCCAAGCTGGGCATCGGAAAGAACCGCAGGCCGCCGCGGGCGAGCTGAATCTCCGGCAGGTCCCACAGCATCTCCGGGCACGCCATCGACGTGAGGCTGTAGACGGTCTCGGAGGGGGCGCACCAGCCGCCGGAGGCGACCAGGTCGCCCTGCGGCAGGCGGGACTGGTCCGCGGCCAGCACCACCGCGCGGGTGCCCTCCGTGCCCGAGCTGGAGTCGTTGATGATCAGGGACTTGTCGAACGGCAGCCGGTAGGAGGCCGTCAAGCCCACACCGCCGCCAGCGGTCTTGAGGGCGTTGGCGCGGCGGATGATGCCCTCGGTGACGCCCTCCATGTCCAGGGGCTGACCGGGCTGGTAGCCGGGCACGTCCACCGACGCGGTGATCTCCGGCCCGGCTGGGGTCGGCTCGGGCAGGACGCGGGGCTGGCGGGCGCGGACGCGGGACAGGTCCAGGACGGCGCGGCGCGGCCCCCCGGTGGAGGCGACGACGGTGCCTTCCTTGACCTCTCCCTCCGGCTGCGGCTCCTGTGCGGTGGTCTCGCCGCCCTCGGCCTCGCCGGTGCCGTCGCCGGCGTCGCCGTCGTTCTCACCCTCGACGTCGTTCTCGCCCTCGGGTTCGGTGGCGTCGCCGGGGTCGTCCTCGCCGCGGACCTCTGCCGCCAGCTCGTCGATCTCGGCGGCGGCCGCGGCGGCGGCCTCCAGGCGGGCCTTCTTCTCGGCGCGGATGGCCTTGACGGCGGCGGTGAGCTGCCGCATGTCGGCCAGATCGCGGTCGCTGATGGTGGTGGCGCTGGCCTTGGCGTCGAACTGCTGGACGGCGCTGGCGAGGAGCGCGTCCAGCTCCTCGTCCGTCAGGGTGGTGTAGTCGTCGGGGAGTTCGAAGCGATCCATGAGGCGGGTTCCCTCACATCGAACCCGGCCCCTGGCCAGCGGCTACGGATCATGGTAGCCGCAGGTGTCCGCCCGTGGCCGGATGCTGCGCCGACGCGCCTGGGCCGACGTCCCTGCGGCGCGTGACGGGACCGGGGCGTCCCGGCGAGGGCCGGCGGGGAGGACGCCGGGGCTCCTCAAGGGCGTCGAAGCCTCGGGCGTCGTCACCTACCGGCAGGCCCATGACCTGCGGTGACAGCAGCAACCTGGAGGATGGCTAATTTACAGGGGCGTAGGAGAACCACAAGGAAAGACCTACCAGGTTGCTACTCCCCAGGGGGAGGGGGCACCTATTCCTGGAGGTGGGGAGGCAACCATTCCCCGGGAACGGAAAGGTCGCTATTCTCCGGGGGTGGGGATGCGCCCTATAGGAAACGGGTCCCCCTCGACCATTACTTGCATAATCCCCCAGACGCATATTGCCGAATACGACCGGAGGGGGATGTGGGGAACTGTGCGGTGTTCAGAGCATGTAGATAACGCCAGTGCTAGCATCGAAGCGCGCAGGTGAACACCGTCAAGGCTCTGACCTGCGCAAACACGAAGCCGGCCCCGTGCCCCGGCATGGACAGTGGGGAGCACGGAGCCGACCGCGTGGGGCGTTGGGTGGCCTGCCGGCTCGCCGGTCAGGCCCCCAGCGCCCTCAGGAGGATCTCGATCACCCTCAATCCGGTGTCGATGGCCGCAACCCACAGGGTCAGCAGCGCCACGTCCCGCCACCAGGGCTGATCTCGTCCTCCCTCAGGCGACCTCTGCATCTGGGACACGCCCAGCTCCTCTCTGGCCAGGGGTGCCAGTGGACGGCACCCGGTCTGCCGACGCCATCCAGCCCACAGGTCGAATGACGTCGGCCCGGCCCTCCCTCGGGCATGCGCTCAAGGGGCGGACCGAGATCAGCTGCCAGTCGAGGTCGCCTCACCGCGTGAGTCTAGCGACCGATCCCATCGATATCTGTCTCTACTCGAGAAGATTCGTGGCGCATACATGGGCCGTCCTGCAGCAGTTATGCACTTGGGTTAGCAATTAACGCGCAATGCAGGGAGGGCGGCGATGGACGAACCACCGATCCACCTGCGGAAACCGTCCAGGCTGGCGCCGGGAGGACCGGGGCACCTCCTCCCTGCGCCGACACGCTCAGATGTTGACCGGCTCGCAGGACAGGGTGCGGCTGCCGCCAGCGATGAGGCCGGGATGCCCCAGACGAGCACCGCAGCAGAGAGCACCCGGGCCGTACGCGGCACCGGATGCCCTCCAGATGGCTGCTGTTGTGGACGGGCGGCCGGGGGCGTGCTCTTCTCCCGGAAGGTCGCACCCTCGTGGCAGGTGCGTCGCGCCTCACCGCATCTCAGTCGCCGTCCTGTTCAGCCTCCCCATGGCCTTGCTCGTGCCTATCTCCCCTGCGGTCCTGCTCGCCGTCGTCGCCGGAGTCAGGCCGGGTCTGCCACATCTGCCGCAGGTACTTCTGCATGGCTGGGGAGTCGGGGTTCTCCAGGAGCTGCTGACGCCGCATCATCGCAACCTGCTGTACGAGATCCCTCCAGGGCATGGTCATCTCGTTGTACGCCCGTACGCCCTCAAGCGCCTTCTTGAAGATGGAGAGGGTATGCGCGATGTCCTCCATGTCAACGGAGGCGTTCAAGTGGCCAGTCACGGCGGCAATCATGAAGCCTGCGTCCCTCAGAGCGTCACTGTCGATGCCCATGGTGAACGCCCACCCGTGCGGGGCATCTATGGCGCTGATCTCGTGGTCAGTGATGCGGTCCCGCTCATCGGTGGTGACCAGCCCGGACACCTGAACAGGCCGGGGGGCCTGGATGGCCTGGGGCTCGTCGGCGGGCTCGGGCACCAGCAGGTCGATGGTGGCGGTGAACGTCCAGACAGTGCCGCGGTCGACGCGCCCCTGCTCCTCCACGGTGACCTTCGTGTGGTCGAACCTGACCACGGCCCCCCGACGCTCCAAAGCAGAGCCGACGCTGTCCAGGAACGCCGGCAGCACCGTGTCGATGACGTACTGACTGATCGTCTTCGTGCACAGCTCCAAGCGGCCCTGGGACAGGTCGCCGTGGATGCCGTTCTCGGCGAGGAGATCGAGGGCGAGCCGGACCTCGCTGGGGTAGAGGTTGATCCGGTCCACGACGCCGGCGGCCTCGGCCTCCCGGAGCAGGTCCGGGTGGAACGACCTCTTGCCTTCCTTGCCGTCGCCGCAGAAGTCGCCGTCATCGGAAACCCAAACGATCCGGCGGTCGGGGTTGGCGCGGGCGGTCTCCAGGATGGTCAGCCAGTTGAGGGTGTCGCGGTAGCCATTGCCGTCCTTCTTGCAGGGCTTGCGGCGCTCGACCTGGCGCCGCACCAGCTCCAGGTGGGGCACCGGGACGGGGTCGATGAGGGTCGCGCCGGCGGCGGCGATGGCGTCCGTGACCTCTTGGACGAGCTGTTCGGCGCGTTCCCGGAGGTCGTCGGCGGCGCGGCGGAGCGCCCTGCTCCTGCGTTCCTTGGCCAGCTCCTCGACGGCTGCGGCGTCGTCACGGTAGCGGCGGCGTAGACGGCCGGTGGCCTCCAGCAGCGATACCTGGGGCACGCGCAGCTCGATCCCCCATGGCTCGGCCTGCCCGAGGATGATCTTCCAGGAGACGGAGTCCAGCCACGGATTCTGTACGAGGGCGTTGGCGTCCAGCAGCACTATCACGACCGTGGATTCTCCTCCCCCAGCGGGGGGCGTGGAGGGCGAACACGCGAACCTGCATGGCGGCGTGGACGTGGCGACGACCCCCGCCCGTCAGATGGGGCAGGGGCCGTCGAGGCTGCGGCGTGGGGTTAGCTCGTGGCGGTCGGCCGGGCGGGCTGGGCGGCGGGGGTGGTCTTGCCCTTCTCCCGGACGACCGCGCCCGGGTACCGCTTGGCGACCGCGTCGGCGGCGGGCTTGCTGGGGCTGGTCAGCTTGACCGCGCCATCGGGGGTGACGACCTCGTACTGGGTGCGGTTGCGCTGGCTGCAGGAACAGGCCATCTCAGACTCCTTCGTGGATCTCGGCCGCCAGGGAGGCGACCAGTTCGGCTCGGACCGGCTGCAGGGAGGCCTCCAGCTCGGCGATCTCCCGGCGGGCCTGCTCGCGGCGTTCCAGCTCGTCGGCCACCGCGGGGACCAGCGTGGGCATGAGCGCGGCCACTAGCTCCGGCGCCAGGGCGGCGGCCAGCCCCTCCACTCCCGCCGGCGTCCCGGCCGAGGCTCCGGCCGGTTCCTGGGTGGGGGCGCTGGAGGCGGTCAGCGCGAGGTTCGAGCGGGAGATCACCGCGCCGATCGCGGAGGCGGCCAGCGGGGTCGGGTAGCCGGGGACGGGCACCGACAGGACGGCCCGCAGGGACCAGCGGCCGTCCGCGTTCTGCCGCCAATGCCCGGAGGGCGCGCACGCCTGGAAGACGGCCCGGTCCCACTCCGACAGCCAGGGGGCGGCGGCTCCGGAGAACCACATGCCGCGGTCGTTGGTGCCGACCGTGACCAGCCCGGCGACCGTCCGGGTGTTGTCGAACAGCGCGCGGACGCTGGGGGTGTCGGTGCCGTCGTTGTCGTGGCCGGTGTTCATGGTGAACACCCCGACCCGGATGGTCTGCCCGTCATCGAGCTGGATCCGGGACCGCAGGAAGTGCGTGGTGTCGACGTCCCCCAGGGAGTCGATGGTCAGGCACTGGCCGGAGTAGCCGTCATGGCACACCCCCTTGCGGGCGACCCAGCCGAAGATGCGGCCCTCGGGGGTGACGTGCACCGGGCCGTCGTCGGTGGGCAGCTCCTCCGGCGACGGCTCGGCGAACCATGCGGCCGGCAGCGGCGGAAGCTGCTGGAACTGCGCCCACGCCGAGGCCATCACCTCGTCCATCCCGTCCCCCTCCTCGTCCTCATCACGGTCCTCATCGCGGTCCTCGTTTTGGTCCCAGGGGGCGCGCAGGCTCGGGTCGTCGAACTCCTCGGCCAGCCGCTCGTACAGGTCCTCCACCCGGTCCCGCAGCCGCTCAACGTCCTGGTCGGGGATGTCGACGCCGCCGCGGCCGCCCTGCAGCACGTTCGCGACGGCGAACACGCTGCGGGGGATGATGCGGAGCTGGTCGTCGTCCCACACGTCGGCGACGCCGAGCTTGTAGGCCGCCAGCGTCGCCGGGTCGGCGGACTCGTCCCGCCACAGGAACGCCCGTCCCAGCGCGTCCGGGTCCACCTCGCCATCCGGGCCGGTGGCGTACTCCAGGACGCGGGAGGCGGCAGCGTCCCCATCCCAGGGGTGGTCGCGGTCGGGGTGGATCGGCAGGTCCAGGTCCCCGCTCATGGCCGCCACCACCTCCCCCGGCCGGGCGGCGGCGGTGGTCTCCCCCTCCTCGGGGAACGTGGCGGCGCCGGTGTAGCGGCCCGGGGAGACGCGGGTGATCCATCCGGCCTGTGCCGCGCGGGCCAGGTAGCCGCGGGCGCTGGCCACGCTCAGGCCGGTGTAGCGGGCGACGTAGGCGGCGCCGACCGGGGCCGGCGCGGAGGTCACCAGTTCCACGACGCTGCGCATGGTCTCGCCGCGCGGCCCGGCCGCTGCGGTCACCTCCTCGTCGAGGACGATGCGGGCCCGGTCGAACGCCGGCATCGCCACGAGGGTGGCGCCGCGGACGCGGGCGCGGGTGATCCGCATGACGTAGTCCCCGGCGCCCTCGCTGAACAGCACCTCACCCTCGCCGCTGTCCCGGTCCCCGGCCGCTGCGGACAGGGCGGCGGCGGGGAGTCCGGCGGCGGACAGGGCGGCGGACAGGCCGGTGGGGGTGACGTCTCCGGCCTCGCCTGTGGTCCACTCGACGGTGCGGGTGGCGCGGATGGTCCAGGTGCCGTCCGGCCGCTGCAGCACCTGCGCGCTGGCCAGGGACGCCAGCAGCACCGGCGCCCCCTCCCCCTCCTCCTGTTGCTGTTCGTCGTGCTGGGTGGGGGTGCGGCGGTCGATGACCTCCACGTCCACGTCGTCCAGGTCCACCGACACCCCCAGCGGGGCGCCCCGCCGCAGCAGGGCGAGGGCAGCGGCTCCGGCGTCCCGGTCCGGGTACAGCACGCCCGCGCCGGTGATGCGGGCGCCGTCGCGGCCCAAGGACTCGATCGACCCGGCGAGGACGGCGCCCTGGTGGCCGCCGAGCATCTCGTCGGCGAACTGCAGCGGCCACGGCCCCTCCGCCCAGTAGAGGGCTCCGGGGGCGAACAGGCGGCCGTCGCCGGTCTCCTCGTCCTCGAACGCCAGGGCGGTGCCGTCGGGGGTGGACCAGCGCACCGCCCCCGCCATGGCGGGCAGGTCGAGGTCGAGGCGGCCGGTGAGGGGGATGTCGGTGGCCTCGCCGGCGAACGCCACCCGCACCCGGTCGAAGGTGACGTCCCCGACCCGCTGGGCGACCTCGGCCAGCCGGGACAGGTCGGGGCTGTAGGCGAGGGTGACGTGCGGGATCCACGGCTCGTACTGTTCCGGCAGGCCGTCCGGTCCGTACTCCCCGACCGCCTCGCAGACGGCGTCGTGGACCATCGCCAGGCCGGTGCCGGACAGGCCCAGCACCAGCGCCGTCTCCTGCTCTGAGTCGCCGCCGGGGTTGAACGCGGACGCGGCGAAGGCGCGGGCCTGCACGGGCGGGTGGGTGGCGGTGTAGGCGGTGACGAGGTCGATGAGCCGGTCCCGCTCCTCGGGGGTGAAGTCGTCGCCGTTGCCGAGGTAGTAGAGGGTGGCGTGCAGCTGCTCGGGCGGCTCCCCGCCGTCGAGGGCCAGGCGGGCGAGGTCGTCGTCGCTGGGGATGAGCGCGATCATCGCCCCGCTGTAGGAGCCGGCGGCGGTCACCTCCTGGCCGTCGTCGGGTGTGGCTGCTGCGGTATGGGCGGTACGCACGGTCCCTCGCTCCTCGTAGTGCTTGATGACCTCGGCGATCTGCTGGTCGGTCAGGTACTGGCGGCCCGCGTCGGGCGGTGGCCATGAGCCGTCCGCGTCGGAGATGAGCAGGACGCAGCGGCAGTTGATGACCAGGTCGGGGGGTGCGGTGGGGTCGCCGGGGCAGTCCATCGCCACACCGCCCACCGTGAACGTCTCGCCCAGGGCGACGCGCTGGCCGTCTGCGGCGAAGTGCGCGTCCCTGGTGCGGGTGTCGAGGGTGGCGAGCCAGCCTTTCACCAGCTCCACGCCGACCTGCTCGGCCTGGGCGCGGGCGGCGGCCAGGGCGGCGCGGTTCCATGCGGCCACGGTCTCGGTTCGGGCGATGCGCGCGGCGCGGGCCTCCCCCAGCTGCACGCCCCCGGCGCGGAAGGCGTCCCGCACGCGGTCGCGTAGCTCGTTCGGGGTGTCGCCGGTGGCGATGCCGTCCGCGAGGGCCCGGCGGGCGGCGTCCCACAGGGCGTCGCCGACACCGGCGAGCCGGTTCTCCGCCTCCAGGACGTAGCGGCGGGCCAGCTCCGGGACCTCGATGGGCTCGGCGGGGGTTGCGGGGTCGGCGGGGTCGTGCGGGTCGTCCAGGTAGCGGCCGGGCAGGTCGTCCGCCCCCGCCGGTGGGGGCGTCCGCATCCACCTGTATAGGGCTTTATAGGCGGCCTCGTAGACGGCCAGGAGCGGCGCCACCACCTGTTTGATGCGGGCGGTCCACCAGTCCCGCAGCCGGCGTAGCGCGCCCGGGTCGGACGGATCAGCCGCCGCCAGGGCGGCGGCGGTGAACTCGCGTTCGAACAGCGCGGCGATCTCCTCCAGGGCGGCGGAGACCTGCCGTTCGATCATCGCCTCCAGGCCGGTCAGCGTGCGCTCGGCCGCCCGCCGCGCGGTGTCCAGCTCAGCCACGGCGGGCCTCCCTGGGGACGGCGTCGGCGCTGGTGTCCGGGGGGCCGGGGGTCCATGCGCAGCGGGAGCACAGCGCCCAGCCGCCCACCGTCAGCGTCCCGGACGGGCCGAGCATGGTGATCTCGCTCGTCGCCAGGACCTCCGGGGCGCGGCAGGCGGGGCAGGCCATCCAGCGGACCTCCGATACCGAGGCGACCGGCGCCACGAACTCGGCGCTCATGCCGCCGGCTCCTCGGGCGGCCTGGTGGTCTCCTCGACCGGCAGGCCCTCACCATCCCCGCCGCGGCGGCCAGCGGTCGCCCGCGCCTGGGCGGCCTCGGCGGCGGTGGGGGCGTCGGCCTCATCGAACCCGGTCTCCCGGCGGGCGGCGGCTCCGGAGATCAGGCCCAGCCCGAACGCCTCCAGCGCCACCTGCGCCCGGTTGGTGCGGACCCGCAGCGGCGCGGTGTCGTACCAGACCAGCCACTCGTGGGCGTCCGGGACGTTCTCGGCCTCGAGGATGGGGCGGAGCCACTGGGTGGTCAGGGCGTCGGCGACGGTGGCGAGCTTGGGTTCCACGCCCAGGCGGATCGCCTCCTCCTGCAGCGCCCAGGCGGACCAGTGGTTGGCGTCGCCCAGGCCCAGCAGGATCTCCGCGGGGACCTCCAGGCCGGTCGCGAACCGGCGGATGGCCTCCTCCCGCAGCCGGATCGCCGTATCGTCGAACGCGCTTTCGAAGGTGAGGCGCTGGATCTGCCCGATCGTCTCCGGGGGGACCTCCAGCAGGATCGGCACCGCCGCGGCCGCGGACTCCGGATCGCGGATGGCGGCCTGCGCGACCTCCAAGAACACCTCCATCAGGTCGTCCTCGTCGCCGCCCGGCTCTCCCGAGGAGGGGAACCGCGCCCCCTGCGGCAGCAGCAGGACACCGCGGCCAGCGAGGCGGGACCGGGCGATGGCGATCACCGACGCCGACAGCACCCGCAGCTCCTCCAGCAGGCCGAGGGAGGCGCGGACGGGTGAGTCGGCTTCCAGATGCTTGCGGGGGTGCGGGTCCCAGACCCGGATCGCGACCGGCCCCTCGGGGTCGATGCGATCGGGGTCGCCAGCGGGGATCTTGACCTCCTCCCCGTCGATCTCGGCGGTCAGGTCGTTGCCCTGCCGGCGCATCTCCAGCACCGACAGCACCCGCCATTCCTGGCCGTCCCCGTCGCCGGTGGGGGTCTCGGTGGGGCGGATGAGGATCCAGCCCTCCCCCGCGACCACTAGGTGCGGGCCGAACGCGGCCAGGAGCTGGGACTGGCCGAGGGGTCCTCCGGCGATGGCGGCGACGATCTCGGTGGCGCGGTGGCCGTCCGGGGCGGGCTCGATGCTGGTGCCGTCCGCTGACCGGCGGCCCGCGTACAGGCGGGCGCCGCCCATGGCGTTGCCCGCCCAGGTCGCGGCGAAGCGGACCTCGGGGGTGGTGGAGTAGTACTCCCAGGCCGCTTCCTGCCAGGACTGGTTGGGTTCCTTGGCGCGGCTGAGGCGGCGCTCGACGAACCGGGCCGCCGCGGCGGTGAGCTCCCGGGGGCCGCGCCTGCGGCGGCTGGTCATCGGGAGTCGTCCCACCGGTTGGCGAGGACGGCGGCGCCGGCGACCGCCAGCCACTCGATCCCGTGCACCAGCAGCGGGGCGTCGTCCCATCTGCCTGCGGCGAGGAGGTAGGTGGCGAGGATGGCGCCGGACAGCCACCAGCCGGTGCAGTACACGCAGCCGATCAGCATCACCGCGGCCGTGCGCACCCTGGATTCGGGGCGGCGGGCGTGCCAGGCGTGAACGGCGCCGCGGGCGGGGTCGAGAATGCTGTCGTGGACGGCCAGCTGGGTGGCACGGTACCCGGCCAGGGCTAGGACGAGGAGTTCGAGCAGGCTGAGCAAGGGGCGCTCCCCCGCAGTGATGCCCGGCCCCTGGCCAGCGGCTCCATGATCAGACTAGCCCGCAACACCAGCGGCAGCCTGCGCCCACCACACACCCTGGTAGGGGCCGCCCGGATCAGAAGGAACGGGTAGCCGAAACACCCATGCCGGGAACGGCCATGCGGCACCTGGCGATCCAACCCGGGACAACACTGGGTGCTGCGAGAAAGGCGGGAGCGGCCCATGGCCACCGATATCGGCGTTGAGCGCTGCGGGGAGCCCCGTACCGATGATCCGTCGCAGGCGTGCGGGGCCGTCTGCCTGCCCGGCGGCGACCGGTGCCTGGCCCATGCCGGCGAGCAGGCCCGAGAGGAGTTCCTGGCCGGCTTGGCCCCCGGTGCGGCCATCGACATGCGTGGGGTGCCCTTCACCGCGGACCTGCTGAACCGGCTCCTTGAAGCCGTCCGTGACCCCCAGGCCGACGCCCGCCCCTGCTTTGGCCGGGCCCGTTTCGACGGGGCGTCGTTCTCCGGGGACGCCCGCTTCTCTTCGACGTCGTTCTCCGGGGACGCTGAATTCGGCGGAGCGTCGTTCTTCGGGGATGTCGGCTTCCTCAGGGCGTCGTTCTCCGGAGCCGCTGGCTTCGGCGGAGCGTCGTTCTCCGGGGACGTTCACTTCGGCGGGACGTCGTTCTCCGGGGACGTCCGCTTCCATTGGGCGTCGTTCTCCGGGGACGCCCGCTTCTCTTCGACGTCGTTCTCTGGAGACGCCCACTTCATGGGGGCGTCGTTCTCCGGGGACGCCTACTTCGGCGGGGTGTCGTTCTCCGGGAACGCCGACTTTGTCGGGGCGAGGTTTGCCGGTGATGCACGGTGGCTCTCCTGCCGGATCGGGGTCCTGTCCTTGGATGGCGTGGTGGCCGAGGGGGAGGTATGGGTGGAGGCGGCGGCCGGCCAGGTGTCGGCCCGGCGGCTGCGGTCGACAGGCCGGGTCGCGTTGCGGCTGAGGTCGGCGCGGGTGAACCTGACCGAGCTGGTGTGCAGCGGGCCGGTGAGCGTGCACGCCCTGGCCCAGCCGATCCCCAACGTGCCGGACCTGGACGGCCCCACCAGGGTGATGGCGATCTCGTTGCGCGGGGTGGACGCCGAGTCGCTGACGTTGACGGATGTGGAGCTGAGCGAGTGCCTGTTCGCAGGTCTGCACCGGGCCGATCAGATCCAGCTGGACGGCCACTGCCGCTTCGCGCCCGGCCCGAGGGGACGGCGGCGGGTGCTGGCCGAGGAGCACCACTGGCGGGCCGAACGCCGCACCGCCCGCCGCGGTGATCCCGGCCCCTGGCGGCCCGCTCCCGACGGGGTGGAGGTGATCGGGCCGCGGCGGATCGAGGTGATCTACCGGCAGCTCCGCAAAGCCCTCGAGGAGGGCAAAAACGAGCCGGGCGCGGCCCACTTCTACTACGGCGAGATGCAGATGCGCCGCGCCTCGGCCCGCGGCGCCGATCGGGCGCTGCTGTGGCTGTACTGGGCGATCTCCGGGTACGGGCTGCGCGCCCGCCGCGCCCTGGCCTGGGTGGCGGTCGTGGCGGTGCTGAGCATCGCCGGGATGGCCGCCTTCGGGTTCCCGCAGACCGCCAAGACCCAGCAGGCCACCGGCACCGTCACCACCCCTACCGGGCCGCAGAACATCCGCCTGACCATCCAGCAGTCCAAACCAGTCAAGCCCCTGCCCGAGCGGTTGGAGAAGGCGGTCGAGGTCACCGTCAACGCCGTCATCTTCCGCAGCCCCGACGCCGAGCTGACCACCGCCGGCCGCTACCTCAACATCACCGTGCGGATCCTGGGGCCGATCCTGCTGGGTCTGGCGATCCTGGCGATCCGCAATCAGGTCAAACGCTGACCGGCGGTCCCGGAGGGTGTGCACAAGGGAATAGGACGCGCCCCCAGGGGGTCGGGGGGCGCGTCCTGCCGGGGGCGGGGGTCAGCTTCTCGATGTACTTGCCGGTCAGCTCGCGGTGCTGGTCGTTGAGCTTGGTCATGACGTCGATCACGGCCAGGATCGCCTCGGCGGTGCCGTTGTTGTCGCGGAGCTTGTTGGCCAGGTCGCGGGCGGCCAGGTAGTCGCGGCGCAGGGCGGCGGCGCGGTAGCCGTTGCCGGTGGTGGCGGTGCTAATGGCGGTGGTGGCGGTGGTCATCGGGGTGTCCCTCCTGGTCGTTACTCCGTCCTTATGGCATACATGTTAGGCCAAACATGTCTGGCACATCAAGGGGGTTGGCAGAGTCCGGCGGGATCACTCCCACCAGATCCAGCGCCGGCAGCCGGGCGGGACGTCGCGGAAACGGCGGCCGTAGCCGACCACGCACAGCAGCTCCGCCAGCGCCCGGTGGACGTCCGGGTCCGGATGGCCGTCCGGCCAGCGCGCGAGCCGGGCGGCGAAGTCCTCCAGCGGGCTCTCCCCACCCCAGGCGACCTCCTCGAACCAGCCGGTGAGGTTCAGGGCCTCCCCGACCCGGTTGGCCAGCTCGGGCGGGACGGACACACAGGGGGCGGTGTCGACATGGTGGGGCATGTTGCCGTCGTACACCCCGAAGTACCACTCGACCGTTGTCGGCCGGGTGGGGATGGGCGGGTCGCCGGGACGCCACAACATGACGGCCTCTCCTTCCGTTCGCATCGCCCACGGGAGCGGGGACGCGCCCGGCGGCGGGCCGGGGGCGTCCCCTCGGGGCGGCTCAGTAGCACTCACCCGCGTGCACGGTGAAGCAGCTCCCGCACGTCTTCGCGCGGATCGCGCGAGCCTGAGCGGCGTTCTCACGCTCCTGCCGAGCGGCCTTGACCTTCGCGTTGATCGCGCGGATGTGCTCATTGGCCCGGCGGCGCAGCTCCTCGCCCTTTCGCCAGTACTCGTCCAGCCGCGGTCCGGCGGCGGCGAGCGCACCGGAGACCTTGACCAGCGCGGCGGCGGCCTCGGCGGCGTCGGCGGCCAGGGCGGCGTCGGCGTGGTCGCGGGCGCCCTCCAGGGCGTTCATCCCGTACTCCCGGCGCAGCGCGGCCATCTGGGCCTTGATCTCGGCGAGGGCCTTGCGGTGCTGGTCGATGGTCATCTCGGTCACCAGGGGTTTCCTTCCGGGTCGCCGTTCCGCCCTCATGCCATACATGTTAGGCCCAACACGTTTTGCATATCAAGGTGGTGGCATACCAGCGGGAACAGCGACCGCCCTACCGGCCGAGCGAGCGGGAGTACCGGGACGCCGCGCTCGACCCCGCCCCCGCCCCAGAGGTCTGGCGGGCCGGAGAGTGAACACGCCGGGTGACCGCCAGCAGCTCCGCGGCCAGCCCCATCACCACCGCGTCCCCCCGGTCCGGGGACCGGCCGAGCCGCGCCTGCACGTCCTCCTTCGGCTCGATCTTGATCTTCGGGGGGATGCCGGTGGTGATGCTCCAGGTCGGTGTCGTCAGATCCGCCAGCAGCAGGTCATCCGGCGGCAGCATGACCTCCGAGTCGAACGCCGGGTCCAGCAGCTCCCGCAGCCGCCAGTACCCGGCGGACCGCAGGTTGACGAACCCGTACTCCCGGTCGCGGGTGCGGGCCTGGGTCTTGGCGGAGCCGGTGTAGGCGACGACCGGAACCCCCAGCTCCCGCAGCCGGTCCACCACACCGCCGCCGACCCCGACCGAGTCCACCACCGGCACCGCCTCCTCGTCCTCCCCCAGGGCGGCCTGGACGCGGGCGGTGGTCTGCATCGTGTCCTCCCGGTCCTGGATGTCCAGCCGGGTGATCGCCACGCCGACGCGGTGCGCCAGGACGGTGGAGTCCCCGCCCGCACGCGCCACGTCCACGCCCAGGACCCGCTTGCCGGTCAGCCGAGGGCGGCCGGCCTGATCCCAGACGTGCCAGCGCTCCACCGCCGCCTCAACCCACGCCAGCGGGATCACCGAGTCCTCATCCGAGGCGTGGAACTCCCCCAGCACACGGTTCGCGTACAGGGCGGAGTCCGCGCCCCACTGCCGGCGGCGCTGCTCCGCCCAGGTCCGGGAGATGCGCCCGGCCTCGATCGCCTCGGCGAGGGTGACGTGCCGGACCCACCAGTCCTCCAGCCCTGGGGCACGCCGGTGGATGTCGTAGAACCGGCCCGCGGGCGGCCCCGGGGTTGAGATCGCCAGCGCCAGCGCCTCCGGATAGCCGGTCTCCCGGCCGCCGGAGAACGCGCCCTCGATCGCGTCCCAGGTGCCGTTCGGGACGATCTTCGCCTCATCGATCAGGTAGAACAGGCTGTCGGCGTGGGCGCCCTCGATCAGCTCCGGCTTGTTCGACGCCACCGCGGAGGCGGCGCCGTGGGACAGCTTGAGGTTGTAGGCCAGCAGCTCCCGGATATCGCTGAACGGCGGCCGCCCCAGCACCTCCCACTTGATGCGGCGTGCCCACTTGTGGATCTCCGGCCACAGGTACACCGACAGATGCCGCCAGGCGGAGGCGGTCGTCAGGACCTTCCAGTCCAGCCCGGCCGCCTCCCTGGTGGTCGCGAACCACAGGACCGCGATCGCCGCCACACCCGTCTTGCCGAGACCATGGGGTCCGCGGACCGCCACCCGCCGTTTGACGGGCAGCGCCCCGATGACCTCTTCCTGGTAGGAGGCCAGCGCCTGCCCGTCCGGCCAGTCGATGACGTCCCGCGCCCACCCGACCGGGTCCCGCAGATAGCGGACGGCCCGGTGGGCGTTGCGGCGGGCCTGCTCCTGCCGCAGCCGCTCCCGCAGCTCCCGGAGCGTCTTCACGTCCCCGGCGCGGACCAGCTCCTGCACCTGGGCGCGGATGCGCTCCGGGTCAGGACTCCGGCTCGACATCGCCGCCGTCACCGTCACCGGCGTCGCCGTCGTTGTGGGGGCGGGACACGCCCAGCAGCTCCAGGATCTCGTCCCCGAGCTGCTGGGCCTCCACGCTCACCCTCGTCGGCGCCTCCAGCCCCTCCAGGCGGGCGCGCTGCGCCATCACCCGCAGGATCACCTCCGCCGACCGGTGGTCGCCCTTGAGCGCCGGCGCCCAGTAGGCGGCCTGCAGACGGTCCAGCCGCTGGCCCTCGATGTCGCGGAGCAGCTCGACCTCCTGGGCCTCGGCGCGCCGGTTGGCCTTGAGGGCGCGGGTGACGTCGGTGCAGGCGGCGCCGCGGGAGGCGTAGCCGAGCTGGTCGGCGATGCTCTGCCAGTCGACGCCGGCGATGCGCATCGCGATCGCCTTGCGGCGTCGCTCGGCGGTGGCCGCCTGCTGGGCTTTGGAGGCGCTCATGTTTGCACGTCCCTATTGGTTCGCACGTGTCCGATTCATGCCGGTGTGGACATGACCTAGTGTGCGGGCCGTTCAGGCTGCGGTGATCTTGGTTTCTGTGAAGGCCAGCAGCCCCTCGGGGCCGAGTTCGCGGCCGATGCCGGAGCGTTTGAATCCGCCGATGGGGGCGTGGATGCCGGTCGGGGCGCCGTTGATACGGACGGTTCCTGTGCGCAGGCGTGCGGCGATCTGGCGGGCCCGGTCGGGATCGCCCCAGACAGAGCCGTCGAGACCGTAGGCGGTGCCGTTGGCGTATTCGATCGCCTGTTCGATCGTGGTGTAGGGGGTGAGGGCCAGGACGGGGGCGAACACCTCCGTCTGGAAGAGGCGGGATGCGGGGTGGACGTCGGTGAAGAGGGTCGGGGCCACGTACCAGCCGGGACGGAAGAGGGGCAGGCCGCCGACCTCCAGGCGGGCGCCGTCCTCGTGGGCGGCGTGGATGTGGCGGAGGGCCTGGTCGCGCTGGTGGCGGGTGACGAGCGGGCCGATGACCGTGGCGGGGTCGGTGGGGTCACCGACCGGCAGCGAGGCGAGCAGGTCGGTCAGCTGCCGGGTGGCCTGGGCGTAGTCGCTGGTGTGGACGAGGATGCGGGTCTGGTTCGAACAGATCTGCCCGCTGTTGGCGAGGCTGGCGTCCGGGACGGTGGCGACCGCGGCGGTGACATCGGCGCCGGGCAGCAGCAGCATCGCCGATTTGCCGCCGAGTTCCAGGGAGATGCGGCGGATCGAGGTCGCGGCGATGCGGGCCAGGTGCGCGCCGACCCGGGTGGAGCCGGTGAAGGCGATCTTGTCGACGTCCGGGTGGGCGGCGAGGTGTTCGGCGACCGTGTTGTCCGCGGGCACCACGGACAGGACCCCGGGCGGCAGGTTCAGGTGTTCGAACGCCTCCGCCAGGGCGAGCGCGTCCAGGGTGGTCTGCGGGGCGGGTTTGACGATGACGGTGCAGCCGGCGACGAGCGCCGGGATGACCTTCATCAGGATCGTCTTGTGCGGCATGTTCCACGGGGTGATCACCGCCAGGACGCCGGCGGGCTCGTGGGTGAGGGTGAAGCCGTCGCGGGGCTCGGGGTTCAGCGGCGTCAGGTTCCCCGGATCGCTGTAGTAGTCGATGATCTGGCGGGGATGCTCGGTCTGCGCGGTGAACGCGGCCGGGGAGCCCATCTCCGCGGTGATCAGCCGCGCGTAGTCCGGTGCCAGCTCGGCGTAGAGCCGGGCGAGGGGGGCGAGGGCGGCGGCCCGCTCGGCGGGGGTCATCCGCGGCCAGGGGCCGGTGTCGAACGCGGTCCGGGCGGCGTGGACGGCGCGGTCGATGTCGCGGGAGGTGGCGGCCGGGCAGGACCCGACCGGTTCCTCGGTGGCGGGGTTGATGACCGTGATGCGGCCCCCGCCGGTCGCGGGGGTCCAGGTCCCGCCGATGTAGAGGTGGTCGTAGGTGAGCGTGGGGGTGCTGGACATCAGGCGACCGTCCAGCCCTGGTTGAAGGTGTCGGGGGCGTGCCGCTTGATCATGTTGCCGCGGTCGGCCAGCCGCTCGACCTCCTCGTCGTCCATCTCCAGCCGACGGCCGATCTCCTCCGGCGACAGGCCCTCGGCGAGGAGGTCCGCGACGATCTCGGCCATGCCGAGGACGTGGTGGGTGCCGCGAGCGCGGTTGTGGCGGATGGTGGCCATGCGGGCGGTCGCCGGATCGGTCGGCGGCAGGACGACGACGGGAACCTTTCCATCGGTGAGGGCGTAGACCTGGCGGTCCTCGCTGACGGTCCAGCGGTGGTAGCCGTCCACGATCTCCAGCTCCCCGTCGATCTCCCGGGCGACGATCGGCTGAGTCCAGCCGTTTTCGAGAATGCTCGTCTTTAGCAGGCGGTGCTCAGGCGGCGCCTGCCGGTTGGGATTCCAGAGATTTTTGGACAGTAGCGTCCTGTCGATCCACTGGACGTTCCACAGGGGCTGGTTTTCCACGCCGGGTGAGGCGCGAAAGCTGGTCTGCGAGTTCGAGTTCTCGGTCACTGTAGGGAACCCACCATCCTGGTTTGCCGCCCTTCCGGAGGCGGCCCTGGTCGTCAAGACCCATCCGCCCGACGCGAATCTCACAGAACTCCTTGATGAGAGTCCAGTGTTCCCGCTTGGTGACCGCGTACGGGAGGAGGAGGGTAGCCATCCGCAGCACGTAGCCGGTACGCGAGATGTTGTAGCCCCACATGTCCTTGTGGTGGGCCTTGCGCTCGCGCCAGGTGTACGCGGTGGCCGTGAGCCCCATCTCCCGAAGGATCTCCACGGTCTTCACGACGGTCGGTTCATGGGTCATCTGGATTTGCACCTGGGGCGCGATGACCTGGTTGACGTTTCCCGGCCTCCTATACCGGCTCACGCCAACCGACCCTTCACCGTCCCAGATACCCGCAAGCCAAGCCAATTCAGTCTCTTTCATGAGCGAAAGGCTAACTCATCACACAGGGACCTATTTAGGCTTGGGCTGTGCGCTTAATCTCACTCGCGCATATCTGACTCCTTGATCTCGCTGGGGATGAGGGCGTACGGGTCGGCAGGAAGCGGCCGCGGGTGGCCCAGCTCTTGGCCGGTGCCGGCGGTGAGGATCTGCTCCAGCTCGGCGGCGTAGTTCCGCCAGAGCGTCGCCTTGTCGGCGTGCATGAGCTGGTTGGACTCCTGGCGGCGTTCCTTGAAGTCACCGCGCATCGCCAGCGTGAGCAGGAACCGCCAGCTCAGCCCCGTGACCGGATGCGGGGCCGTGGGCAGAATCGGGTGGGTGGTCTTGCGGTAGTGGCGGGCGATGACGTCGCGGATCCGCTCGGCGATCTTGGCCTGGGCCTTGCCGCCGTGCTTGGACAGGTAGTGGGTGATGAAGTCCGGCCAGGTCACCCCCTCCGGCTTGGGGGGTTTCTTGCCGTAGCCGTACAGCTCGGTGCGGGCGTACCGGTACGCCGCGCCGATGCCGGGGACGCGCTCGGCCATCCGCGCCCACACGTCGGGGAAGCACTGGGCGTAGACGTGGATCTTCTGCAGGGGCTCCTCACCGAACGCCGGAGAGCACCGCTGCGAGGAGGGGCCGATGCCGGCCATTTCCATGAGGTCGTAGGCGCGGTTGTAGTCCCAGCCGTGCACGCGGACGGCGGCCCAGACGTCCTCGGTCCGCCAGTCGTAGATCGGGTACGCCTTCCAGAGGTTCCCGCCGTTGAACGCCGCCGCCTGCTTGCCCTGGCTGGCCAGGTCGTACTTGACGATGTAGTTGTCGACGCTGCGGACCCGGACGGCGTGGGCGCGGATCAGGGACTCCTGCGCCCGGATGCCCATCAACATGGCCGTGGTGTGCGGGGGCGGGGCGAGCAGCCCGTTGGTGTTCGGGATGGTCAGCCGCTCCTCGGGCGGCCAGAGCGGAAACCCCGGGAGCGTGGTCAGGGCCTCCGGCGGCATCGGGCGGCACCACTTCGCCTCATCCTCCGGCGCCCACGGCCACCAGTACGGATACCGGCGCGAGCAGGCGTTGCGGTGCTGGACGGGCAGGCAGTACCACTCCAGGGCGACGTCATCGCGTTGGGAGACGCGGCGGACGTACTCCTCCGTCTCCTGCGGGATCGCCTCCTCATCGAAGAACACGACCCGCAGCGGCAGATGCCGGCGTAGGTGCGGCTCCCGGTTGGCGACCTCCAGGGCGATGTTCAGCACGGCGGTGGAGTCCTTGCCGCCGGAGAACGCGACAGCGACGCGGTCATGGGTGTCCATGACGTAGGCCATGCGTTCGCAGGCCAGCGTGTAGACGTCGGCTCCGGCGGCGATGCGCGGCCGGTTCTGCTTGGCGATGTAGCCGCGGACATGCTCGCCGTCGAGAGGCGTGCCCTCCGGCAGCCAGCCCTCGCGGGACGTGGTGGTGTCGGTCATGGTGCTTCCTGGCGGAGATGCGGAGGGATGAGGGCGTACGGGTCGGCGGGGAGCGGGCGAGGGTGGCCGAGTTCGGCCGGGGTGACGCCATCGGCGAGGACCTGGGCCAGCTCGGTGGCGTAGCGGTGCCAGTAGGTGACCTCGTCGTCATCGATGAGCTGGTTCCGCTCCTGGCGGCGTTTCTTGAAGTCCCCGCGCATCGCCAGCGTGAGCAGGAACCTCCAGCTCAGCCCCGTGACCGGATGCGGGGCCGTGGGCAGGATCGGCTGGGTGGTCTTGCGGTAGTGGCGGGCGATGGCGTCGCGGATCCGCTCGGCGATGGTGGGCTGCACCTTCGGGTCGTGTTTGGACAGGAAGTGCAGGATGAAGTCCCGCCATGCCATCCCCGCCGGCTTGTTGGGGCGGCTGTTGAACCCGTACAGCTCCGTGCGGGCGTACCGGTATGCCGCGCCGATGCCGGGGACGCGCTCGGCCATGCGCGCCCACACGTCGGGGAAGCATTCGGCGTAGACGTGGATCTTCTGCAGCGGCTCCTCACCGAACGCCGGGGAACACCGCTGCCCGGAGACTCCGACGCCGGCCATCTCCATCAGGTCGTAGGCGCGGTTGTAGTCCCAGCCGCGGACCCGTACGGCGGCCCACACGTCGGCGGTGAGCCAGTCGTAGATCGGGTAGGCCTTCCAGAGGTTGCCGTGATCGACGGCGGCGGCCTGCCGGCCCTGGGCGGCGACGTCGTACTTGACGATGTAGTTGTCGACGGCGCGGCGGCGGACCGCCATCGCTCGGATCCGGGACTCCTGCGCGCGGATCCCCATGAGCATCGCCGTCGTGTGCGGGGGCGGGGCGAGCAGCCCGTTGGTGTTCGGGATGGTCAGCCGCTCCTCGGGCGGCCAGAGCGGGAACCCGGGCAGCGTGGTCAGGGCCTCCGGCGGCAGCGGACGGCACCATCGCTCCTGGTCCTCCGGCGCCCAGGGCCACCAGTACGGATACCGGCGCGAGCAGGCGTTGCGGTGCTGCACCGGCAGGCAGTACCACTCCAGCGCGACGTCGGGACGCTGGGCGATACGGCGGACGTACTCCTCGGTCTCCTGCGGGATCGCCTCCTCATCGAAATGCACCACCCGCAGCGGCAGGTGCCGCTCGAAGCGGGGGTCGCTGTGGGCGACCTCCAGCGCGACGTTCAGCACCGCGGTGGAGTCCTTGCCGCCGGAGAATGCCACGAACACCCGGTCGTGGGTGTCCATCACGTAGGCGGTCCGCTCACAGGCGAGGGTGTAGACGTCCGAGCCGGCGGCGACGCGCGGCAGCGTGGCCTTCAGCTCGTAGGCGTCGTCATGCCGGTCGATCGGGGTGCCCTCCGGCACCCAGCCGTCCGGCAGAGCAGCGTCGGTCACGGGCGCTCCTGGTGGGCGTACTCGGCGGGGATGAGGGCGTACGGATCGGACGGCAGCGCGCGCGGGTGGCCCAGCTCCGCGCCGGTGCCGGCGGTGAGGATCTGCGCCAGCTCCTGGGTGTACTTGCGCCAGTACGCGGCGGCGGTGGCGTCCATGAGCTGGGTGACCTCCTGGCGGCGTTTCTTGAAGTCACCGCGCATCGCCAGGTTCAGCAGGAAGTTCCAGTTCAGCCCGGTCGCCGGATGTGGGGACTTGGGGAGGATCGGATGGGTCGTCTGCCGGTAGTGGCGGGCGATGGCCTCGCGGATCCGCTCGGCGATCTGGGGCTGCGCTCGCGGGTCGTGCTTGGACAGGTAGTGGGTGATGAAGTCCGGCCAGGTCATCCCGTCCGGCTTGGGCGGCTTGGCGAGGAACCCGTACAGCTCGGTGCGGGCGTAGCGGTAGGCGGCGCCGACACCGGGCACCCGCTCGGCCATCCGCGCCCACACGTCCGGGAAGCACTGGGCGTACATGTGGAGTTTCTGCAGCGGCTCCTCACCGACCGCCGGTGAGCAGCGCTGCTGGTAGGGGGTGACGCCGGCCATTTCCATGAGGTCGTAGGCGCGGTTGTAGTCCCAGCTGTGCACCCGGGCGGCGGCCCAGACGTCCTCGGTCCGCCAGTCGTAGATCGGGTATGCCTTCCAGATGTTGCCCTGGGCGGTCAGGCCCTCCCCGTAGGGGACGATGTAGTTGTCGATGGGGCGGCGGCGGACGGCCATCGCGCGGATCCGGGACTCTTGCGCGCGGATGCCCATGAGCATCGCCGTCGTGTGGGGCGGTGGGCAGAGCGGCCCGTTGAACTGCGGGATGGACATGCGCGCGGACGGCGGCCAGACCGGGAAGGCGGGGTGGCTGGTGATCGCCTCCGGCGGGAGCGGCCGGCACCATCGCTCCTGGTCCTCCGGCGCCCAGGGCCACCAGTACGGATGGCGGCGGGAGCAGGCGTTGCGGTGCTTGACCGGTAGGCAGTACCACTCCAGGGCGACGTCGGGTCGCTGGGCGACGCGGCGGACGTACTCCTCGGTCTCGATGGGGATGGCCTCCTCATCGAAATGCACCACCCGCAGCGGCAGGTGCCGCTCGAAGCGGGGATCGCTGTGGGCGACCTGCAGGGCGATGTTCAGCACGGCGGTGGAGTCCTTGCCGCCGGAGAAGGAGACGGCGACCCGGTCGTGGTTGTCCATCACGTAGGCGATGCGCTCACACGCCAGGGTGTAGACGTCCGCGCTGGCGGCGACGCGGGGCCGGTTGTTCTTGGCGACGTAGCCGCGGACGTGTTCCTCGCCCTGGATGACGGTGCCCTCCGGCAGCCAGCCGTCCGGCAGGGCGCTGCTGGTGTCGGTCATGGGTGTTCCTGGCAGATCGTGTCCTCGGGGACGGGGGCGGCGTCGGGGTGGAACCGGCGGGACGCCAGGTACAGGCCGGTCGGATGCCGGTGCTGCCAGAGCGGCAGTCCCCGCCGCCAGACGACGAGACTCCCGTCAACGTCGAGGACGAGCAGCGCCCAGGCGGCGGTGTCCGCATCGGCGAGGGCCGCCCGGAGCGCGTGCGGCCCGTCGAGCTGCCGGCGGTGGTGGGCGTACAGCTCCGCCAGGGCGACGCTGTCCGACGCCGCGTCGGGGGTGAGGGTCCGCCAGTTGCGGACGGTGCCGTTGTGGGCGAGCCAGTGCCCGCCGGCCGCGACCGGCTGCAGGCCGGTGCGGTCGCGGTAGTCGCCGGTGGTGGCCAGGCGGGCGTGGCCGATCACCGCGCGGTCGGTCAGATCGCGCACCGCCGCCGGCGGGAGGGGCCCGAACTCGTGGCGGGTGGTGCTGGCGCTGGTGGCCCAGCCGTGCCCGTGCGGCCCCCTGGAGGCGGCCGCGGTGGCGGCCGCCTCCAGCAGGTCCGGATCGGGCCTGGCGGGGCCGAGGTAGGCGAAGATCCCGCACATCACTGCCTGCCGGTGCGGCGCATCCAGTCCGCGGCCGCGGGCAGGTCGGGAGCGGCGGCGCGGATGACGTCGGGGTCGATCTCCCAGACCTCCTCGAACCCGTGATCGCGGTCGCGGGTCCACTGGCGGGCGGGCCAGGAGCCGGTGCCGACCTGGTAGCCGCGGGGCCAGTCGTAGCAGGGCGGCATCGGGAGCTGTTCGCGGTCGATGAGGGCGAAGACGGCCTCGTGCGGCCAGGCCGCGAGGGGGCTGTAGCGGGTGATGCCCTCCTTGTTGGTGTAGATGTGCTGGCCCTTGGGGCCGGTGTAGTTGCCGTCCGCAGTCCGGCGGCCGAGCAGCAGCAGATCGAGGTTGTTCTGCCGGTAGTAGCGGGCCTGGCCGCGGTGGTTGACGATGCTGAACCAGCGGGTCCCGTAGGAGCCCTGGGGGAACAGCATCTCGGGGTGCTGGGCGAGCCAGGCGAGGTCCTGGCCGGTGTTGATGACGGTGAGGCCGCCCGGCATGTGGTCGGTGACCCAGGTCAGGAACGCCGGGAACTCCAGGTTGGAGATCGCCAGGCAGCAGTCTTCGACGCCGGCGAGCTCAGCCACATGGCCGAGGGCGATGGAGTCCTTGCCGCCGGACCAGGCGTAGGCGGCCCGCTTGCCGCGGGTCTGCGCGCGGATCGCCTCGACGGTCTGGTCGATGAGCTGGTCCAGCCGCTCGTCCGGCCACTCGGCGCGGGCCTGGGCGCGTGCCCGCCGCCAGGTCTCGGAGTCGGGGAGGGTCTGCTTACGTGGAATCGCCACGAGCGTGGTCCCCGATCAGGCGAACAGCGGGAGGTCGCTGACGGTGCCGGCCCAGTCGGTGAAGGACATCCGTTCCGGGGAGTCGACCGGCTTGTGGGGGGCGCCGATGGCCAGGAGCGTGTGCCCGGCCTCTCCGGCGCCGACCGCGTGCGGAACCTGGCCGGGCACCATGTAGATGTCGCCCGGCCGGACCTGGTAGGTGCGTTCGTCGATGCTGATGGTGCCCTCCCCCTCCAGGCACAGCAGCAGGTGGTCGCCGGGGTGGACGTGGATGGGGAACCGGGCGTGCGGCGGGACCTTGAGCAGGTCGGCGCCGAGGTGGCCGTTGGTGTGCAGGGCCAGGCCGAGGGCGTCGGCGCCGTGTACCGGGACGCCCTGCTCGGCGACCGCCAGGGTGGCGGCGCGGAGGTTGATGATCGACAGGTCGCTGCTGGTCTGGCGGGTCACTGGTTTTCCTCGCTGACGGTGGACAGGTACTGCTGGCAGATGTCGGTCAGGGCCTCGGCGGCGGTCTCGAAGCCGCCGGCGGCCTGGGCGTGCTTGAGGGCGGCGCGGATCGTGTCGCGCTGCGGGAGGGTGACGACCCACTGGATCGGCACGGTGGTCTGCGGCGGCGGCATCGGGCTCACCCCGCCCACCACCGGCGCCGCCGCCGCAGCGGCTGCTGGTCCGGCCGCCGGGGCGGGGGTGGGCTGTCCCGGCGCCGCGGCGGCGGGGCCCGGGCTGGGCGCGCCGCCGGGGGGCAGACTGGCAGCGCCGACCGCCCCGTCCGGTCCGGCGGCCGGACCGGACGGCGGGGCGGAGGGCTGGGCGGGATCGTCCTTCGGGGCGGTGAAGGCGGACAGGAACTCGGTGGTCTCCTCCGCCAGGGCGCCGGTCACCTTCAACAGGTCGTCGTAGTCCTCGGGGGTGTAGCCGGTGCCGGTGTAGTCACCGCCCAGCTCGCCCAGCAGCTCCAGCAGCGCCTTGTCGTCGTACTCCCCCAGATCGGACGTGCGGTTGTCGGCGACGTTGATGCGGCGTGCGGCGTCGTCGTCGCAGCGGATGACCTCGCAGCGGGCGGTCGGCGTCCACGCCTTGTTGCCGCAGATGCCGCAGGGCTGCTCGGCGTCGCCGACCTTGACGGTCTGGCCGCAGTCCCCGGGGCCGTGCGCCTTGAGGGCCTGCATGGTGTGGTTGCCGGCCAGCACGACCAGGCGGCCCTTCTTCACCTCGCGGACGACCAGGGACCGGTACTGGCTGTTGCGGCGCAGGCTGGCCAGGATCGCCTCGACGTCGCCCTTCTTGGCGTTGCCCGGATACGGGGTCAGGTCATTCAGCGGGACCTCGGCGGTCCGTAGATAGGTGACCTGCGCGGTCTGGGCGGTCTGGGCCATTCGGCTACCTCTCTCCTTGTGCGGTGTGCGGGCTGTGGGCGCGGCGGCGGGCGGCGCGGCGGGCGTCCAGCTCGGCCTGCCACTGCCGGAAGGTCCGGTCGCCCTGGCGGCGCCGCAGGTGCGGGATGTTGTTGGCGGGGATGCCGACCGGGGCGGGGCCGAGGACGGCCAGCAGGTCGCTGGCGTTCTGGGAGTGCCAGCCCGCCGCGCGGATCGATTCCTCGTCGGGGAACACGTCGGCGACCCGATCGATACCGGGGCGGATCAGGTGGTCCTCGCGGCCGCCGTAGGAGTAGACCCACCAGAAGTTCCGGGGCGGGGCGGGCTCCACCAGCCTGCGGAACCTCGAGACTTCCTTCGTGTAGCAGTAGAAGTTGACGTAGGGGCGGAACGCCATGATCCGCAGCCAGGCCGCCAGGTAGTGGTCGGAGAAAAAGTCCCCGCTGTCGTGGATGCGGATCCAGCCGCCGCGGTGCCGCTGGTGGGCCAGCTCGGCGGCCATCTGCCGCTGCCAGCCGGGCAGGTCGTCCAGGACGTAGGCGAGGTTGGCCTGGTGGCGCTCGGCGACGGCGGGGAAGTTGTAGGTGCCGCTGCGTGCGTAGCAGGCCAGGGCGCAGACCCCGGCGGCCGGGCAGGTGGAGACGGTGCGGCCGTCCGGCAGGCGGGTGGCCAGCGCCGGGAGGGTCCAGTTCCACACCCCATCGGCGCGTAGCTCCGAGTTTTGGCCGAGCAGCCGGTCCGGGCGGCGCAGACGCCGGCGACGCCGCCGGCGTGTGGGGGTGGGCAGGGTCGCGGTGGTGGTCACGGTGGGCACCTCCGGTCAGTGGAGCTCGACGTCGGCGGCGCGCAGCAGGGACGCCACGGTGACCGTTCCGTCCGGGGCGTGGCGGGAGTCCAGGACGGCGACCAGCGTCCGCAGCCCCCGCAGGACGATCTCCGGCGTGCCCGCTGCGGGCAGGACCTCGCGGGCGGCGGCGATGAGCCGGTTCGCCTCGTCCCGGTCCTCTGGCGGGTAGGTCAGGATCAGATGGACCTGGCCCGGTGGCTGCGGCAGGACCGGCTGGGCGGGCTGGGCGGGCTGGGTGGTGGGCTGGACGCCCTGGGCGGGGGCGGCGGGCTGCCCGGCAGGAGGGGCGGCGGCGGGGCCGTCAGCGGCTCCTGCAGGTCCCTGCGCGGCCGGGACGTCGTCGGCCTGTCCCTGCTGGGGCTCGCGGCCGTTCTCCTGGCCCCCGCCCTCCTCGCCCTCGTCGGCCTCGTCTTCGTCGTAGGGGGTTTCCTCGATCTGGACGATCTCCAGGACCTCCAGGAGGTCGCCCAGGTCGGTGTCGGTGTAGCCGGTGCCGATCAGGTCGCCGTCCAGGCCAGCGATGAGCTCCAGCAGCGCGGTGTCGTCGTAGGTGCCCAGATCAGCGGACCGGTTGTCCACCAGGTTGATCCGGCGGGCGGTGGCGTCGTTGCAGGTGACGATCTCGCAGCGCGCGGCCGGTTCCCACGGCTTGCCGCCGCACAGTCCGCAGGGACGTTCCTCCTCCCCCACCGTGTAGGTCATGCCGCAGGGGCCTGGGCCGTGCGCGGCGATCGCCTGCAGGGTGTGGTTTCCGGCCAGCACCACCAGCCGCCCCGGCTGGTCCGGCTGGTCCGGCTGGTCCGGCTCGACCTCGCGGACCACCAGGGACCTGTACTGGCCGTTGCTGCATAGGCTCTCCAGGCTCGTGGCGGCGTCCCCGCGTTTGGCGTTGCCCGGGTAGGGCGTCAGCTCGCCCAGCGGAACGGTGGCGGTCCGTAGGTAGGTGGCTGAGGCCACCTTGGACACCTCGGTCATGCGCTCCCCCCTGATGAGCGGCAGGCGGCGGCCCCGTGGTGCCGCCCGGACATGTGAACGGTGCAGGTCGGTGGCTATGGGGCGATTCCGGCCTGTTCGAACGCGGCCTCCAGGTAGGAGATGTCGTGGGGGATGCCGGCGATCAGCAGCTCCCGCACGTAGGTGTCGGCGACCCGGATGATCTCGGGGCGGCCGGGGATGGCGGCGGCCAGCAGGTCCCAGTCGCCGGGGCGGATGAGGATGTCCAGCTGGGACCGGTAGATCTTGCGGTGGGTGTGGCGTAGCCAGGTGGGATTGGGGAGGTCCTTGTACTCCAGCCGGGACGTCACCATGCGTTTGCCCGCGATGTCCAGGGCGCGCAGCACCATCGTGTGCACCTGGCACAGGATCTCCCGGCAGGACGCACACTCCCCCGAAACGGTCATACCAGGCAGGCTAGTGCGCAACGATCATGGAGTGGGGGCGGCATTTTTCGCGGTGACCTGCGGGGTTTCCCCCATGTCGGCCGGGGTGGTTCGTGGCCCCGGCGACCCCCCGATCAGCGGAGGCCACGAACCTGACACGCCCCCCCCGACGACGAGGGAACCCGGCGGGGGCTGAGGCCGCCGGGCGACACGCATCCATGATCATCAGGTCGGGGGCGGTGGTGTCAAGCACCGGCCGCCGCGGGAACGTCCGGGGGCCGTACGATGAAGGTCCTCTCTGTGAGAGGTCAAGATGCAGAGGCCGGCGAGACTGCCACCCCCGCCCTGCGGGGAGATTCTCGCCGGCCTCGCTTTGGCACCTGGAACACGCAGGGAGACGGTGGGGGCCGCCCCCGGCTGGGTGCCGGGGGCGGCGCAGGTCACTCCGAGTCGAGTTCGAATCCAAGCTCCCTGGCGGCTGCGTCCGCCAGGGAGATCACCCGCATCAGCACCCTGCTGACCGCGTCGTACTTCCACGGGTCTGGGGCACCGATGACCATCGTGTTGCCGACCTCGTAGGCGGTCAGCCACATCAGGACCGCCTCGTCGATCAGGCCACGGGGCCAGTCCTCGATGGGCTGCGGCCCCAGCAGGCTCGTCCGGGTCCGGGCGAGCACTTCGATGGCCTCCTCGGGGTCCCACTCCTCCTCGAGGGGCGGGATCCCGATCGGGATGGGCAGGCGGCTCAGGAGCCGGGCCAGCAGCGTGTAGGTGGCTGCCAGCTCGACCTTGAGCCGTTCGAACTTCTCCTCGAAGGAGTCGTCCACCTGTGTCTCCTCTCTGCAGTTGTCAAGATGCCTGCCGGTCCAGGGCTGCCACCCCCCGTCCCGACACCAATAACTATACCACAGTCACATACCGGAGTGGGGGTCTCGAGGAACAGACCCCCGACCCGAAGCAGGCCGACACCCGGCGACGCGCCGGACGCGCCGGGGACCCGGGCCGCCACCGGCACGGCCCGCCCGCCGACCGCCGGTGTTCGCTCCGAGGGGCCGGCGACGCGAGGTTATGCTGGCGGCGACTCCTCTCGCGAGGGTCAACCTGCACAAGGGACCGGCGGGTGTTCCACCAGGCTTTGCAGCCTGCCCCCGCCGGTCCCGTTGCTTTTCCGCTGGTCGTGGCTCCGCGCAGAGGGGGCCGCCCCGGCCGGATGCCGGGGCGGCCGGGCGGCTCACTCCTCGCTGGGGAGCTCCAGCTCCACCTTCGCCTGATCCGCCGCCGCGAGGATCCGGGCGTGCTGGGTGTCGGCCAGGTCGAGCTTCCAGCGCGCCGGATACTTCCCGTCGTCCTCGACGATCTCCTCGGCGATGACCCAGTCCAGGACCATCTCCCTGATGACCTCCCGGGTCGAGTCCTTCATGGGGATGTCCCCGATGAGGTCGTACGCCCGGAGCAGGGAGTGGTGGACGTGGTCGCCGTGGATGTTCGCAGCGGAGGGGATCTTGATCGGCAGAGGGAGGGCTGCCAGGACCCGCATGATCACGCCGTAGGCGATGAGCAGCTGATCCTCGGCGACCAGGTGCCGCCTCTCGTGGTCGTCCATGGGACGTCCTCTCTGTGTGGAGTTGTCAACCTGCGGTTGTCCAGGCCGGGGGTTCCACACCCCGTCCCGACATGAGCAACTATACCACAGTCACATACCTGTCGGGCAAGTCCACCCCGTAGAACGCCTTGCAGATTAGGGTACCCGGCCAGCTTGCCCAGGTATGGGAATGTGGTATAGTTGTTGGTGTCAGGGTGAGGGAGTGGAACCCCGAGCCCCGGACAACCGCAGGTTGACAACTCCAGAGAGGAACCGGGATGGCCTACCAGGCACCCACCTTCCACGAGCCCACGCTGGCGCTCCGCTACTACGGGCACCACGAGGTGATCGTGACGGGAGGTGAGCCGGTCCAGGTGATGATGCCCCACGCGGTCATCACGCTCATGGACCGGGACTCGATGAGGGCGATCTTCCGCGCCTTCGTTGAGGGCAACGTGCTCGCGGAGCGGGTGTTCGGCCCGAAGGTCGAGCCGACCGGCGGGATCTACCCGGGGAGCAATGCGCCCCAGATCCACGCCGCCGTCAAGCTCGAGGGACGGAACCCGCGCCCAACGGTCCTGGCCAAGTCACGGGCCACCAGCCCGAGCGGATACGGCCAGATCACCATCCGGTACCGGACCTTCGCGATCATCTGCGACGGTCCGGCGGCATGGAGGGCCCAGTACCACGGATGGCGGCAGGCGTACACCGTCGCCGCCCAGACGTGGAGGCTGTGGGACGTCGCGAGCGCCGAGGAGAACTACCGCGAGCGGGTGATCCTCCGGCTGCTCGCCGAGCGGAAGTCCTGACCGGAGCCCTGCCGGGGGCGGCGGCCCCGCCCCCGGCAGGGTTATCCACACATCCGCGCCAGTGTCGCCGCCGCACCCATCCCGGGGCCACTGTGGAGACCAGCCACGAAACCGAAAGGGAACCCATGTACGAGGTCTGGGACACCGGCGACCCGCCCCGCCTGATCACAAGGGCCGCCGGCCTGGACGAGGCGCACGCCGCGCTGGACGGCGAATGCCGGCGCCGCCACGACCAGGCGGTCGCCAACGGCGAGGGCGTCCGCGGCATGACCCACCGATTCGAGATCCGCGGCGGGGACGGCCCGGTGACGTGGCTGGTGTACGCACCCGACCCGACCGGCCCCTACGCCAGTCCCCTGTCCGAACTCGATGAGCAGCCCGAGGAGGTGACCCCTTGATCCCGCGTGGCCGTAAGGTCGTCGACGCGGCCGGTGCCGCCGCGATGGGCGGCATGTCGCTGCAGACGTTCCGGAACAAGCGCATCGCCGCCCAGCCCGCCTTCCCCCAGCCGGTCAACCCCGGCCGCCGCACGGCCCTGTACGACGCCGAGCAGGTCGCCGCCTACTGGTCCGGGGACCCCATGCCGGTCCTCCCCAAGGGTGAGCACGAGACCGACCTGCTGGACGACCTGGACATCGCCGCGGTGCGGGGCGTGAAGTACGCGACGGTCCGCAAGGAACGCGCCGAGGGCCGTCTGGTCGGCTGGGTGGAGGTGTGCGGTGTGCTGCACATGCCCCGGCGGGAGCTGAACCGGCAGCTCGCCGAACGGCCCGGCCGTGGCGTCGGCGGCGGCCGACCCCGCAAGAACCCGCCGCCCCGTCCTGAACAAACCTGAACAGAACCGAACAGGGCTGAACAGCCCCTCCAGGAGGACACGATGAACGATGTGACCGGCACCGACCGCGTGAAGGTGCGGGTGCTGCTGACGTTCGGGGACCAGGCCGAGCTGGTCACCCCCACCCACTCCGCTGACAACCCGCTGCGCGTCCCGGCCGAGCAGATCACCCGCGACACCGGCCTGCCCGCCGGCGAACTGCCCGGCCGCCAGTTCACCGCCCACCGGGCGCAGGACGGGACCCTGTCGGGGTTCCAGCTGCTGGATGACCCCCGCACCCGGTAGGAGCGCACACGAGACGGCCCGGCGACCAGAGCGGTCGCCGGGCCGTCGCGCGTCCCCGGGGTCAGCAGGGCCGGTCCGCCTCGGTACGGGCGCGGTGGCGCCGCCCGAGCAGCTGGGCGCGTCGGGTCTGCCCGAGCCGGGCCATGCTCCGGATGCCGGTCACGCACACCAGCACCACCGCGGCGTGCAGGGCGATCCGCTCCCCCGCCGACAGGTCGGGCCGGTCCAGGCCGAGCAGCAGCCACACCAGCGCGCCCTGCACCACCAGGATCAGCAGCTCCAGCGGCGGCGGCCACACCAGCCGCAGCAGCCGGGCCGCGCCGCCCGGCCGGGGGTCAGCCGACCCGCAGCTCATCCAGCAGCTCCCGCACGCGGGGCTCGTCGGCGTGCCGGACCCACGCGGTCCGCACGGTCATGAACCCGCGCCGGTCCGTGCCGATGTAGACGACCTTGGTCAGGTCACCCATCCGCAGGTCCTCGGGCGTGTCCGCGCCCACCGGGACGCTGACCTGGTCCAGCAGGGCGTTCACCCGCTCGTCGCTCTCTCTGGTGATGCACACGGACATGTTCTGCAGGCGGCCGTTCGGTCCGGTGCGGACGTACACCACGTTGGTGACGTCGACCAGCCGCGGGTTAGGCCGCAGCTGGTCGACGGGCGTCTCGAGCGTCTCGGTGCTGGTGGCGGTCATGGTCTCGCTGGTCCCTCTCAGTCGTGGTTGCGGTGATCAGTGAAGCGGTGCGCGGGGGGCGCGTCCATCTGGATCGGCACAAACGCCACCAGTCCGCTGCCGTCACGTCCGGCAGCAGCAGGTGGACCACCAGCGTCCGCAGACGGCCGCCGGTCCCCCACACCAGATGGCCCTCCGCCCAGTACCGGGCCCGGTACAGGGGCCTGGTGCGGCCGGTCGCGTACCCGGCCGCACCACCCAGCAGCGCCCCGGTCACGAGGAGGACGGTGAGCACCGGCCCTCCCAGTCCTGCTGCTGGGCGTGGACCTCCGGGGCCAGGGCGCGGTCGATGCGGTCGCGGACGTCCTGCCAGCCCTGGACGTAGGCCGCGTCATGCGTGCCCTGCGGCGTCCGGGGGATCGCCCTCACCTGGTCGAGGACGGCCTCGGCCTTCCGTGCGCGTTCCTGCTGGCCGGACAGGACACCACGCAGGTCGTGGACACCGCGGGCGCCGGGCGGGTGCTCGATGCCGGCGGCACGCAGCTCAGCGTTGACCCGTTCGAGCTCGGTCGCCTCCGCCAGGCGGCCGGTGGGAAACTCGAGGATCTCCGTGAGGCCGTGGCAGGTGACGGTAACCCGGGTTACCGGCCGCACCTCGTCCCGCCCGGACTGGGTGCCAGCGACGTCGGCCAGGGCCTCCGCCCAGGCGTAGTCGCAGTTCAGGCAGGCGCGGCACAGGTGCTCTCTGCCCGTTCCGCGCGTTCCGCACGGCAGGCGGCCGGTGTGGTAGCGGGTCGCGGCGCCCACTGGGAGCGGCAGGCTGCTGGGGCAGGAGGTGCGGACGCAGCACCTCCAGCAGGACGTCCACGCGGGCGGCCTGGCGGTCTTCCGCGGGCACGTAGCAGCGGCACGGCCTGGTGCCGCTGCAGCGGGGGCAGGGAACGGGGCGGTCCAGGGCCTCGCGCAGTAGCTCCCGCAGCCGCCGCTTCCGGTCGTCCTCGTCGGGCTTGGTGCGCAGGTCAACCCCCATAGGGGGCCTCCTTTCCTGATCGCGGCTTGGGGCCTTGACGGCGTAGATCACCGGAGCGGTCCGGGGACGTCTCCGGGCGCCGCGCCCGGCGGCCCCACATGGCCAGCAGGACCACGGCCGCCACCACCTCGCACACGAACACGACGTCACCCAGCGATGGCGTCACCGCCCCTCCCCCTGCCTGGGGAGGAGGCGGGGCCGGTCCAGCCAGCGGGCCAGTCCCGGGAGCGGCAGCACCGTGGGGGCCTCCTCCAGCCGCTGCCACCAGCGGGGGGTGGTCTCGTACCAGCGGGCGCGGCGGCCCCACCGGACGGCCAGCACGGCGGAGATCGGCACGGCCGCCAGGGTGGCCAGCGCCTGCCAGGGCGGGACGGGACCGGTGCCGGTGTCGATCCATTCCCAGTGCTGGGCGGCGGATCCGGCCAGCTCCAGGTACATGCCGGAGCGGAAGATCCGCTCGGCGCGGCGGGCCTCCCGCGCGAGCCGGTGGCCGCCGTGGGGGCCGCTGCAGCCGCACTCCTCCCGGGCGGTCATCGGATGGCCTCGACGGTGCCGGCCTGGACCATGCGCTTCAGCGCGTCCTCGGTCGGCCAGCCGAACTGCTCCCAGGTCCGCAGGATGTCGCCCGGGACGCGCAAGGTCCCGTGGCCGGTGTTGATCACCCTGCTGTCGGCGTCCATCTGGGGCTCCTGCCGGGCGTCGGCGTCCGCCGCGGCGGTGGGGCGGCGGTCCAGAGTCCGCAGGGTGCCCACGAACTCCTCCAGCGCCCGCAGGAACGTGGCCTGGTCGTCGAGGCGCGTCATGCCGCCCTGCTGGTAGTCGCTGGGCGCGAGGACGGGGGCGGTGGCCTGGAACTCCTCGCAGATCTGCCGCATCCGCGCCAGGTCGACCTGGTTGACGGCGGTGAGGAGCTGGCCGCACAGGCTGGCGAGGGCCTGCAGGACGCCCGGGTAGCTGTCGCGGGTGATGTCGATCATCGTGTCTCTTTCCATGGGGGGCGTGGCGGCGGGTTTTGCACAGGCCGGGGCGGCTTCCACCTCAGCCCGTGACGACAGCAACCACGAGTTAGCTGGTCTGGTCTGTAGTTCGTTGTGTTCCTGGTGTTCTTCTCTGGTGCATGTCTCCTGTTCTGGTTACCGGGGGATGCCGCCGGTCATTTGTGAGCAGCCCCCGGTCATTTCCGGATTCACCGGGGGATGCCCCCGGTCATTCGGAATGGGCGGGGGCAGCCCCCGGTCATTCCGGCGGCGTCTCCCCGGCCGTCCACAGCTGTTCCTGCTCCTGGCGGGGTTGCCGGCGGGCGCGGGGTTTGCGGGCCGGGCCGGTGACGGCGCCGGGCGGGACGACCAGCAGCTTCTCCTCCGGGTCCAGGTAGGCGACCCGCTCCAGCAGGTCGGTGGGGGCGGTCAGCCGGTACTCGGCGGGGCGGCCGGGGCCGCCGCGGCGTCCTGGGGAGCGGCGGGGCCGCACCATCTGCAGCAGATGCAGCGCCCGCAGCCGGCGCAGGCACGTCTCCACGGTGCGGACGTCCAGCTCGCACACCCGGGCCACCCGCTCCGCGCTCGGGAACACGCGGCTGCCGTCCAGGTCGCCGTAGGTGGCGATGACGAGGGCGACCTGCTGCACCGTGGCGTGCCGCACCCACCGTTTCGGGTCCTGGCGCGGCGAGTCGTAGAACCCGAGCCGTACGCGCCGGATCGCGCGTTCCCATTCGAACCGGCCCAGCGGGGTGATGCCTGGGGCGTCCAGCTCCGCCTGCCCCGGCTGCCCGGCCGACTCTGGTTCCTGCACCGGCCGTCTCTCCTGCCCGTCTTCGTGCGGCCATCCGGTCGCGTCTCCCCGTCCCTGGGTGGTCGCGGGCGTCTATATCGGCCCACCTGCAGCAGCGGCGCGCGGGCGCTCGGGCGGGTCATCGTGCGTTCCGGCAGCGGCGGCAGCGGCGGACGGTCTCGCGGCTGGTCGGGCCCTGACAGACCTCGCAGGTCCCGCCGCGGGTGGGCCGCTGGTAGGGGCCGACCTGGTAGACGGTGACCTCCGTGCGGGCCTGACCGGGTGAGGGGGCGGCCTTGTCGGCGGCCACGTGCACGACCTGGTCGTCGTCGGCCCAGGCGATCCCGCTGAGGGCGTCCAGGACGAGCTTGAGCATATTGTCGATGTCGCGGCGCTGGCGGGTGCCGGGATGGAACGTCACCAGAACGCTGTAGGCGGAGTCGGGGTCGGGGCGGTGTGGTCCGGCGGCCTGCCGGAACGCCCAGCCGACCCGCCCCTCGGCCTGGGTGGTGCGGTCGGGGGTGTAGCTGCGGGCCTTGCCGTCCCGATGGATTACGCGGGCCCGTTCCTTGGACAGGGGCTCGCCGTCCACCACGAAGCGGGCGATCAGGCGGGGCTCCCGGGGCGGGAGATCGGTGGGTACGGTCACGTTGGCCTTTTCCAGGTGGGCGCGGGGGCTGGGTCAGCTGCCGGCGGTGTGCGCGGCCTCGTACTGGCGGACCAGGTCCCCGGGTACCCGGCCGTGGTCGTTGACGGGGATGCCGTGGGCCTTGGCCCAGGCGCGGACCTCGCTGTCCCTGGGGCGTGCCTGTGGTGGGCGGGCCGTGCGGGGGGTGCGGGACGGCCGGCGTCCGGCCAGTTCCTTGGCGCGGGTTCTGGCGGCGGCCAGTCGTCTCTCCAGCTCGGCCACCTCGCGTTCGGCCGCCTGGCGCCGCTTGTAGTGGTCGACGGCGTCCCGCAGGTCCGCCAGCGCCTTCCATGCGCGTTCCAGCGTCCGGCGGACGGCGGGGTCGTTGATCTGCTGGGCGTCGGTCAGCATCCGGTCCACGGCGGTGACCGCCGGAGCGGTCGCGTCCGTCCTGGGCGGCCTGGGCGGCTTGGCGGTGCTGCGCCTGCCGGACCGGCCGCCGCTCCCGGCCGGGGCCGCCGGAACGGGAGCAGGGGCGGGGGCGGGAGCCGGGTCGGGGTCGGGGTTGATGTAGACGGTGTCGGTGTCCGGCTGGTAGCGCCAGCCGGGGATGCCGTTGACGAGGGCGAGGATGTGGTCGCGGGGCCAGGCGGCCTGCTGGGCGGCCTGGTGCACGGTGCAGCCGTCCGCCAGGAGCCGCTTGACGAGGTCGGCGCTGGCGGGCAGGGAGTCCCCGGCCGGTTCGAGGGTCTGGGCGGGTTCGCTGGTGCGGTTCATGGTCATGGCGTCCCGGTGGTCAGGTCTTGGTCAGGCTGGCGCGGGCCGAGGCGTAGGCGGTGGGGCTGGAGCGGCGTTTGCCGGAGGCGATGGCCTCGGCGTCCACCTGCCAGGCGTAGGGGTTGTCGGCGTAGGTGTCCGCCTGCCGGTACGTCTCGAAGGCAGGGCAGGTACCGCGTCCGCAGTAGCAGCGGCCCGGCGCGCAATACCCGGGCGGCGGCTCCGGCTTGCCCTCCAGCGCGGATGGGGTGTGCTGCCGACACTTGTAGCCCTGGTCGTAGCGGCGGGTGGGGATCTGCCCGCAGTAGCGGCCCTCCGCTCGGAGCCACTGCTCGCAGGGGGTGCGGTAGCGGGGGTGCAGGCGGGCCAGCTCCTGGTCATCCACCAGGCTCCTCCAGCGCGAGGATGTTCACGCCCAGCACCGCCGCCCACCGCAGCGCGTTGGTCCAGTGCGGATCCGCGACGCCCCGCTCCCACTGGCCGATCAGCTCACGGGAGTAGCCCAGCCGCTCGGCGACCTGCCGCTGGGACATGCGCAGGTCCCTGCGGCGGCGCCGCAGCACCACGTGCAGGTCACGCGGATCGAACTGTCGCGGCCCGGGGCCAGGGCCGGGAGGGGTGGGATGGGGCGGCCGGTGGCGGGTGAGCGTGGTCATCGTCAGCGCCACCAGCCGGTCACCAGCTCGACCAGGGTCTCGGCCAGGTCCCCCAGCCAGCCCAGACGGCGTCGGCGGGGGCGGTGGGCGCGGTGGTCACGTCGCATGGCGGGTGTCCTCTCAGAACAGGGGGAGCTGGATGGGCGGCCGGTAGACGTTGATGCCGCGTCCGGCGGCGGTCTGGACGATCCGCTGGGGGTTCAGGCGGCCGGTGTTGTCGATCGCCTGCTCGAGCCCGGCGGCATGGTTGATGCCGCCGCACACGCAGGTGCAGTGGTCGGGGCCGGTGGTGGCGTCGTAGCAGCTGGCGTCGCAGCGTCCGGCGACTGATCCGGCCGCGCGCAGCAGCAGCAGCGTCGCCACCGGCCCCTCCCTTCCGGTCTGGTCGTGCGGTCAGGTGGTGCGGGTTTCAGACGTCCGGGCCTGCCGGTAGTGCGGCGGGCACGGCGACGTCGTGCGGGTCGAGGTCCACGACGTAGGTCAGGGCGGCGTAGTCGTGCGGGTCCAGGTGCAGGACCTGCCGCCGCCCGGTGGCCACCGACGTGACGGTGATGACCGCCGTGGCGTCGGCGCAGCGGCTGCACAGGTCCCCCAGCAGGTGGGGGTCGGGCGCCCACTGGCAGCCGCCCTCGCACGGGGCGTTCTCGGTGCAGCCGCACCCCCGGCAGGTCGCCTCCTCCTCGCCGCCGCTGCCGGTGGGCCAGGCGGCGCGGACCTTCTGGGGGGTCAGGGCGGCGCCGCCCAGGACGGTGTTCGCGCGTTCGGTCAGCCGGAGCGCGGCGTCCAGGGCGGTGCCGGACGCATCGGGGGCCGGGTGGCCGAGGCGGAGGAGGGCGCGGGCGGCCCGGTCCCAGTCGTGGGCTTCACGCGGGTTCAACGAGGGGTCTCCTTGCGGTGGTCGGGGTCTCGGTAGGGGGTCTCGGGGAGGGACTGGCCGGTGGCCAGCGCCCACCATCCGGCGCAGATCAGGTAGCCCAGCGGTCTGTCGTCCGCCCAGGCGACCGGCTGGTAGCCCTCGCTGGTGCGGTGCATCCCGTGGTGGCAGTAGAAGGGGCCGTCCTCGACCGCGGGGACGGTGCCGGCGTCTGCCTCCGGGCTGCCGGGCCGGTACGCGCAGTCCCCGCACGCCCGGCGCATGACGCCGGGCGGGACGGGCAGCGGCACGGCCTCGATCTCGGCCGGATCGCCGTCACAGGTCAGGTCGACACCCAGCTGGGGGCCGTCGACCAGGCCGGTGCCGCCGCACTCGACGCACTGCCCGTCGCAGGCGCGGCCTGTGCCGATGCACCAGGGGCAGATGTAGCGGGTGACGGTGATCCGGCCACCGGCGAAGGTGGTCACGACCGGCCGGTCCTGGTGCGGCCGGTCCCGCCGCCGGTCCCGCCGCCGTTGTTGTTCTTGCCGGTCGTGGTGCGTCCACCACCGCCGCCGGTGCCGGTGCTGGGGCCGGTGGATGAGCGGGACCGGTGCGGCGGGTCGGCGGGGCCGTCCTCCCATTCGTATCCGGGGATGCCCTGGTCGCAGTGAGAGGCGGGCACGTCCCGGTCGGTGGCGTCGTGCTCGCAGTGCCGCTCCGCGGGGCCGCAGGCCCCCAGGGCGACCGCGGTCACGGCGGTGGCCAGGACAGCGGTGGTGGTTCGCAGGGTCACGGTCATGGGTTCCTCGTGTCAGTCGGTGACGGGGTGGACGGCGCAGTGCTGGGGGTGGGTCGTCCGCTGGTCGGATCCGGTTTCGGCCGGTCCCGCCGCGGCGGCCGGGAGGTGGCCGTGCTGGGAGCGGGAGGCCGGGGCCTCCAGCCGCGCGGCGGGACCGGCCGGGGGCGGGGCGTGGCCGTGTCGCTCTCCCGGGCCGTCCGGCTCGGGGTGACCACCGTCGAGGGGGCGGCCGGGCTGGTGGGCGCCGCAGCGGCAGGGGCGTCGCCGCGGGCGGGCTTCGGCTGGCCGCCGGTCAGCGCGGATGCCGCGGCGTGCCCGGCGGCGGTCAGCAGCAGACCGGCCGCCACCGCGACCGCGCCCATGGTCAGCGACTCGCTGAGGCGGGGCGGGGCGGCGTGACGTGGGGTGTGCTGCCCCACCCACACGGGGCGGGCGGGGGTGGGCGGGTCAGCCATTACGGCCCCTCCTCCTGCTGCTGGTGCTCTTGGTGAGCGGAACGTTGGTCGGCGGGTGCTGGAGCTTGAGCTGGCAGGTGGCCTGGTGGGGCATGTAGACCTTCTCCAGGGGGTGCCAGTTCTGGCGGGGCCCGGCGGTCGAGACGGCTCGGGATCGGAGCACGCCGTGGTGGTCCTTGTAGGCCAGCACCGATCCCTTTGCGTTCGGGGTCGGGTCGAGGGGCTGGCGGTATCCGGCCTGGGTGGTGGCCCAGAGAATCGGCTCCCCGCACAGGTCACAGGTCGGTGCGCTGCGGTGGGGACGGCGGCGCCTACCCATACGCCACCTCCCCGGCCTTCTCCCGGGCCTTGGCCGCTTTGGCCGCTTTGCGGTACGCCTCGCGTTCGCTGAGGGTGGATCCGCCCCACACCCCCGAGGTGGTCAGGCGCGGGTTGTCCAGCGCGTACCGCAGGCACTGGCGGCGTACCGGGCAGGGCCGGCAGACGGCCCGTGCACGTTCCAGCTGCCCCTTGGGAATGTGGTCGCCCTCACCGCGCGGCTGGAACAGGTTGGGGTCGGCGTCCTTGCAGGCGGCGCGGCTCATCCAGCGGTCGTCCATAGTCACCGCCCTCCTCGGCGGGTGGTGTTGCCGGTGGTGCCCGCGGCCTGGCCGGAGCGGTCACGGCCAAGCCGCGGGTGCTGAGGGGCCCGGCCACACCCGGGGAGGGTGGGGAGGTGTGGCCGGGCCGTCCCGGAACCGCCCGCCCCCCAGGGGGCGGCTCCGGGTGCGCTGGAGGGGCACATCCGCAGGGGTCGGGTATGCGGCAGCCCGCGCTCCAGCGCGTCCAGGGCTCGGCAGGCGACCAGCGACCGGCGGGTGGGGTGCCGGTCCGGAGCGCTGCTGGTCATCTCTGCCGTCCCTGGAGTCGAGAGAAGGGGGTTACTGGTCGTCGCGGTCGTGGTGGGGGGCGCGGTCGCACCACAGGTCGGTGCCGGTGGCGCTGCCGGGCCGGGTCACCGCGAGCACCGCGGCGAGGACGGCGACGGCCGCCACCAGCAGTCCCGGGTCAGGCATGGCCGGCCTCCCTGCTGGTGTGCGTCAGCAGGTCCGTGATGGCGTCCACCCCACGGGCGACCCGGCCGAGGGCGTCAGCGGCACGGTGGTCGCCCCGGCGTGCGGCGTGCCGCTGCAGGGCGTGAAGGCGGGCGGCGCGGGCTCGGGCCAGGGCGACGTCGTCGCCTTCCTGCTGCAGCTGTTCCCAGACGCAGTCCACGGCGATGGTGGCGATGGCGTCGGCCTCACCGCCGGACAGGTGGACCGCGCCGCCGTCCATGGCGATCAGCAGGGCGTTCGGGCCGAGCCGGAGCAGGACGCCCTGGCGGACCCGGTCGGAGATCCTGCGGTGCAGGCCCTCATCCAGCAGGGCGGTGGTCATGGGGTCTCTCCGCAGCTGAGGGCCAGCAGCAGGGCGGACTCCCGGCGGCGCTCGGTGCCGCGCTGCAGCACCACCCCGTCCCAGGTGTCGGATTCGATGGGCTGCCAGCCCAGGGCGCGCAGCGTCGCGCGCCGCTCGGCCAGTCGGCGGCTGGCGGACATCCACTCCCCCTGCTGGTCGCTGATGGGGGTGCTGCGGTGCAGGTACCAGCCGTTGCGTTCGTAGACGGCGCTGGCCTGGTGCCTCATGAGGATCCAGGTGCCGTGCTCGGTGCGGGCCTCGTATCGGCCGTCACCGATGCGGGTCCAGGAGACGGGAACGGAGGGCATCAGGTGTTCACCTCCCGTGGGCGGAGCCGGTGTCGGCGCTGCGCGCGATGACGTCAGGGGGCAGGGGGCGGGCGTGGTCGGTCAGGCGCGGCCCGTCCTCCGGCGGCGGGGTGTCGGCCTGGGCGCGGCCCGCACGGTCGCCGCCGCTGCCGGTGGTGGGGGTGCTCATCGGCGGCCCCCGCCGGTCAGGTAGTTGCGGACCTTGGGGGCCTGGTCCGGGCACAGGTGCTGGGTGGCGGCGCGGATCACCACGCGGGTGTCGTAGGCGCTGATCCCGCTGACCGGGACGGGGGTCACCGTGGGCTCGGGGCGCATCTGGAGCCCGCCGCACATTCCCTGCCCGATGGCGACCAGCTCGTCGTAGGGCCGGTTGCCGATCTGGCGGGACCACCTGCGCACCTGGGCGGTGTAGGCGGCCTCAGCGTCCACGTTCCGCGCCGTCACGCCAGGGGCAGGGGTGCTGGTGGGGGTGACGGCCGGTCCCGCGAGGGGGGCGGCGGCCAGCACCAGCGCGACCAGGACGGCGCCGCCGGCGAGAGCGACCCGGCGAGTCACAGGGAGCCTCCAGGGTGGTAGCGGTCGATCAGGTGGTTTAGGTCCCGCGTCGTCTCCTCGGGGGTGTCGGCGCGGGCGAGGAGGTCTTGGAGGGCGGCCAGCAGCGCGTCCCGAGCCTGCTCGGCGGCGCGCTGCTGGTCCTGCGCGTGGGTGATGCGGGTGCGGGCCGCCTCCGCCTGCGCGACCGCGAGGTCGAGCTGGTCGGCGAGGCCGCCGCACCGCTCCTGCTGCACCTGCGCCACCGCCACGTACAGGCCGCGGCGGGGCGGGTAGATCCTGGCGAGCGTCCAGGTGGCGGCGAGGCTGGCGGGCCAGCCCAGCAGCACGGCGAACAGCAGGAGCGCGCCCACGGCTACGCCCTGGCCGGTGCGGTGCGGGGCGCGTCGGCTCCGGCCACGGGCCGGTCCCCGGCCGGGGCCGGCGGGACGTTCGGCGTGGCCGGGTAGGCGGGCTGTCCCTGCGGCGGGGTCTGCCGCTGGGACTCCTCCACCTCCTCCAGCCGGTCGGGCGCGATCAGCTGCAGAAGGTGCCGCAGGTCCTCGGTCTGGTCGCTGGTCTCCTTGTGCGCGATGACCAGGCCGTCGCGCTCGGCGGTCTTGACCTGCAGAACCTGGCCAGCCCGTTCGGCGTCCTGGCGGGTGCGGGCCAGCTCGGCCTCCAGCCGGGTGATCTCGGCCTCGCGGTCCCCGATGTGGCGCTGCACCTCGCCGATCTCTTCGTTCAGGTGGGTGATCTGGCGGGCGCCGTCCCGCTGGGTCGCCAGCAGCTGCCGGTACATGTCCAAGAAGCGGGTGATGGTGCCCGGGGACTTGAACGACAGCACCGGCACCTGCGGGGTGCCGTTCGACGTCGTGGCCGGGGCACCGTTGGTGCTGTCCAGTTGGCCGACGGAGGAGTTGGGGCGGCTGATACGCATGGTTGTTGCTCCAATCAGTTGGGGGGCGGCGGCTGAGGGGGTGCCGCGAGCGGGCGGGGCACCCCCTCAGCCGGGTCAGGTCGGCTCCCTGTCCGGGGGCCGCTGGTCGGCGGCGTCGGCCGCCTGGCGGGGGCTGGGGGTCTCCAGCCAGTTCAGGAGTTCCTCGACCGGGCTCCGCCAGGTCACCCGGTCGAGGGTGTCGGCGGGGACGACCCGGGCCGGTTCGATCTCGGCGGTCATCCATTCGGCGAACCGCTCGGCCAGCGGCAGCCGCTCCCGGGCAAACGGGCCGTAGGCGATCCGGCCCTCCTCGAGGGTGATGAGCACGGCCCACATCAGGAACCGCCTCCGATCGGCAGGGCGGTGACGGTGGCAGCGGTGGCGTCGTCGGCGGCGCGGCGGACCGCGTCGGCCAGCCAGACCGGCAGGGAGCACCTGCCGGGGTCCATGCCGAGGGCCCGCCGTACCTGGGTGTGCATCTGGGTCAGGTCGTCTACGGTCGGCAGGGACGCGGGGTGGCCGCCGTCGTCACGCACCTGCCAGCCGGTCAGGACGACCGGCCCGGCGCACACCCACACGTCCGCGCCGAACACCCGCGTCAGCACGGACCCGACCAGGTTGCGGGGGTAGCGGTCCGGCTGGGCCTGAGCGTTGCGGGCGACCCAGCCGACCAGCCCGGGTCCGGGGTGCAGCGGGATACGGGTCGCGTCGCCGTCCAGCTCTGCCCGCCACTCCCCCGTCTTGATCTCGAGGTCACCGTCCGGGGTGATCAGCGCGTAGGTGATGCCCGGGGGGCGGGGGGCGTCGCGTCGGATCTGGTGGTCGGGGACCTCGACCGCAGCGACGACCACTTCCCAGTGGCCTCGCCGCTTGGGGTGCGGGAACACCCAGGGGCGGCCGGTGTCAGCGCTGGTCAGCCGGTACTGGTGGGAGCCGTGCTCCTCCCAGACGGCTCCCTCGGTGCGGACGAAGTTGCCCAGCAGCCAGGTGTCGGCGGCGGTCATGGCCTCTACCGGGGTGGCCCAGGGGCCGATCTCCTCGGGGGCCTGCCGCTGGGGCGGCTGCGGCACCTGCGGGTGGTCCCCCTTGATGGGGCGGATGTAGGCGGTCCAGGCGATCGTCATGACCGGGCCTCCTCGGCGGTGCTGGCGGCCGGGGCGTCGCCGTTCGGCTGGGCCTGGTCGACGGTGCGGCGGATGGTGACCTCGACGGGGTCGGCCTTAGGGTCGGGGTCCTCGCGCACTCCGTCGTCGACCGCCAGGGCGACGCCCAGGTCCGCGCTGATGGGGAGGTCCTTGACCAGCGGGCCGCGGATCATGGTCTTGCGCGCCATCTGCTCGAAGTGGGTGATCCACGGGCCGGTGATCTGGCCGTTCGTGCGGCGCGCGTACTTGTCCCGGTGCTGTTCCATGCGCTGCTGGGACCAGTGCTCGGTGACGACCACGCCGCCGTCGAGCTGCGCGACCGCGTAGTACTTCGACGGGCGGCCGCGGTCGTCGTCCATGCTCGGCCGGTGCACCAGCCGGTCGCGGCACTGGCCGTTCTCCACCACGAACTCGGAGAAGAACTCGTCCTTGCTGTAGACGGTGCGGGTGGAGATGGCCTTGACGTCGGGGTGCCGGTACGCCAGCTCGATGTACCCCCGGTAGCCGATGAGGAGAGTGGCCTCGTACTGCCCGGTGAGGGGGTTGACGTCCGGGATCAGCCAGGCGTGGTTGAGGCCGGGGACTCCGGGCCGCAACCCGAGCTGCGCGCAGGTCATCAGCGCGCCGACGACGGTCTGGGCATCGCAGCGGGCCAGCTCGGGGGTGCCGCCGATGCAGGTGAGGGCGTCCCGGATGAGGCGGGCGGAGCTGGTGCCCTCGGGCATCGCCTCCCGGAACGCCGCCTCCATGGCGGTGATCTGCTCGTTGAGGGAACGCACCTGCTTACGCAGCGCGCGGGGGTCCGCGTCGGCGCCAGCGTCGGTGTCGGCGCCGGCGTCGGTGTCGGTGTCGGTGTCGGCGGGCCGGTACTCGTCGGCCTTCTTGCGGGCGCGTGTGGCCAGGCTGGAGGTCATCGGGCAGCCTTCCGGAGGATCTTGGAGTCGAACTGGCGGTATCGGGTCTCGGTGACGGTGTCGGCGGCGGCGTCGGGGTGCCGCTCCCGCAGGGCCTTGATGTCGGCCCTGGCCTTGGCGCGGTTGTTGCGGGTGGCCACCAGGACGCCGTCGTGATACGCCTCGGTGGCCTCGCCCATCTCGTAGGACATCTGGGCGCGCAGCTCCGCCTTGCGGGCGTCGGCGCTCTTCCACTGCTCGTGGACCTGGCTGTACTCCTCCAGCAGGGCCATGAACGCCTCATCGACGTCCACCCGCTTGCCGGGGATGCCGGTCGGGAACAGGCGGTCGACCAGGTCCTCGGCGGCCTCGCCCTCCAGCGGCGGCGGGTTGCGGTCCACGACCCGCTGCCACAGGTCCGCCTCCATGAGGCGGATGTCGGCGATCAGCCCCTCATCCCGCTCCACGCGTCGGATAACCGGGGGTTCACCTCCGACCTGGGCGATCACCCAGGCGTGGGTGCGGCCGGTGACGTCCATGTAGTGCTGGGACTGCGCCTCCGCACCGTCAGCGACCTCGTCGCCGGTCCACTCTCCGCGCCGCCAGTAGTTGGTGTTCTTGATCTCCAGCACCCCGCCGTCCGGGGTGAGGCCGTCGACGTTGGCGAGCTGCCAGGGACGCTGGCGGCTGCGGAGCATCCCCGGCTTGACGACGGGCAGGCCGGTCCGCTCGGTGAACCACTCGCGGATGGCGGGCTCCACGATCTGCCCCCAGCGCATCCTGTTGTTGGGCCGCCGCTCGGGCAGACGGCCGAGCTTGTCCAGGTAGACCTCCAGGCGGCTCTTGTCGGGGTCGAGGCCCAGGCAGGCCAGCGCCTCGGAGCCGCCGATGCCGGTCCGGCGGGCCTGCAGCCACACCGGGCGTGGCGCGTCCGGCTCCAGTAGCACCTGGCACATCCCGCCCAGATCGGCCTGCAGCAGCGCCGGGGTCATCGCGTGCCCTCCGGGGCGGCGGCCAGCAGGACGGCCAGGGTCTCCTTGACGCGGCGGGCGTAGGCGTCGCCGTTCTGCTGGGCGGCGTACAGCGCCGTCTGCAGGGCGGTGAACACGGCGCGGGCGGCGGCGGTCGGCAGGCCGGGCGCGAGGGTGGTCAGCGCCCGCGTGATGGTGGCCTCGGCCAGGTCGCGGTTGAAGGCGTCGCGGGCCAGGTCCATCCAGACCTGCGGCAGCTCGGCCGCGGTCGGCAGGACGATCTCGCCGGTCCCGTGCAGCGCCCGGTAGCAGCCGGGGCAGCCGTCCAGCAGCGGCGGCCCGTCCGGGTCGGGGTTGAGCATCGTGGCCAGGAACGGGCGGCCTCGCTGCCAGTCGGCGGGGCGGGCCGTGAAGCAGACCTCGCAGCGCGGCTGCTGGCCGAACGTCTGCGGGAAGATCACCGGCCGCTCGACCGGCGGCGGATTTTCAGGGATCTGCGTGAGGGGCACGGTTGTCCTTTCGGGTCGTGGTGGGGACACGAACGTTCGTGGTGGAGACACGAACGTGCTGGTCAGGAGCGGCGTCGGGAGTCCCGGCGCGGAGGGGCGGGCTCGCGGGCGGCGTCGGCGACGAGCTTTTCGATCTGCTCGTGGGTGAAGCCGATCTCGCGGCCGACCTGCGTGTAGGCGATCTGGCCCTGGCTGGCCCGGTTCCGCAGGGTCCGCGCGGACACCCCCGGGAGCAGCGCCGCGACGTATTCAGGGGTGTGGGTGTGCGCGATGGTGACCGTGCAGTCCTCGATGGCCGCCAGCTGCGGGTCGGCTCCGATCAGCTCCTCCTCCGACACCTCGGCCGCCCTGGCGAAGTCCCGGATGACGTGCAGGGACACCGGGCGTCCGCGGAGCGCCGACCGCACCGTGCTGGGGTGCCGGCCGGAGCGCTCGGCGAGGTTGCGGATGTCCTCGGCCGTGCCGCACAGCTCCCGTAGGCGCAGCACGTTGGGAGAGACCACACGTGTTGGAGGCATGTGGGAGAGAGTAGGACTCATTAAGAGTCAACGCAAGAGCTAGTGAGAGTTGATGAGAGTCACAGGGAGTCGTGATAGGTCGTCGGTGGTCGCGAGGGGGCGGTAGAGGGGGATGGTGTTGTTTCCATCACCGAAACGAGATGCTGCGATCAACGGCTCTCAGGGCTAGCCTGAGCGAGTCCTACTCACTCCGACTCGCTCACTCCGGCTCGGGCTCGCGCCGGCGTCGACGGAGGGCTCTGATGGCGGCCACCTCGATACCCCAGGGCGACTGGCAGCGCCTGGGGGATCTGCTGATCTCCCGCCGGGTCGAACTCGGCTACCAGGAGCGCAGCGCCTGGTGCAAAGCGACCGGACTGAACTACAAGACGGTCACCGACATCGAGCTGGCCAAGCGAAGCAACTTCGGCCCCCAGATGCTGGCGAAGATCGAGCTGGCCTACCAGTGGGAGCCGGGCAGCATCAAGCGGGTCCTGCAGGGTGGCCCGCCCGTTCCCCGGCGCACGGAGGAGAGGGACGCCGACCGCTACCCAGAAGGCGTGGGCGGCGACCCGTTTTTGGAGTACATCTGGGACTACCCCGAGGCCAGCGACCTGGAGCGCCGCACGGCCGTCAGGGCGGTGCAGGAGCTGCGGCGGGCGGCGTTGGACGCGGCGCGCGAGGCCCTTGAAACGGGCGTCATCCGACTCCGTCAGGCAGAATGACAGTAACGGTCATAACGGATGAGTAAAAACGTCGGTTTTATGCGCCGTAATAGTCGGTTTGCTGCTTTGCTACCCGTCTGTCGAGAAGGACAGACTGGGGGTAAACAGACTGGTGGGAAGAAGCATCGACGTACTGCAGGAACGAATCAACACCCTGGAGGCACGTCTCGCCGAGTTGCCCGCGCACGCGCAGGAGGAGCGCATCCAGGCGCAGGCCGACCTGGTCGCCATGCGGGCTGCACTGAGAGTGCTGCAGGAGGACTACGAGGAACGCGCGAGATGGCGGCGCCGCGTGTTCTACGTGATCAAGGGGGGAGCCGGAGCCATCGCCGCACCCGTGGCGGCCATGGCCGCCAGCCGCCACAGGACGCGAAGGGCGCGGCAAGCCTTGCAGTCCCGGCAGGGAGTCCTGCTGGCGGCAGGGGCCGCCGCCGCAGTGACGACCGGCGCGATAGCGGCGATCAACATGTCGGCAGAGGACAAGCGCTCCATAAGCCCACCGACCCCGCCGGCGGCGATGCCCACGGCGCCGGGCACCCCCTCCGCCTCGCCGGGTACCCGCACCCCGTCCACATCGGGCAGCCCCCGGCCCGTCCCGCCCGTGGTGCCGTCGGGCGGGACGTTGCCGGGAGCGTCGCCCGCGCCGTCGCAGACGACCACTCCTGAGGGCACGGCGCGCCCCTCGCGGACCCCCGTACGCCCCCGCCCCGCTGACCCCGACAAGCCCCAACGTCCCCACCCCTCACCCCCGCCCCCGACCTCGTCCCCGCCTCCGGCGGGTGACCCGGTCTCCCACTGCATCAT